ATATAATATTAATATAATAATAAAGGAGATTTAATATATGACTTTAGATTTTTTGCAGAAAGAAATGATTGCCGCGATGAAGAACAAGGATAAGGAAAGAAAGAATACTATTTCAAGTCTTGTTCAGGCAGTTCAGAAGTTTGGAATTGACAATAAGTGTAAGGATAATATTACAGAAGCACAGATTGATGCAGTTATCCTTAAAGAGAAGAAAACTGTGCAGGAGATGATAGATACTTGTCCTTCAGATAGGGTAGAAACTCTTGAAGAATATAAGACAAAGCTGGCTATCATTAATGAGTTCGCGCCAAGCCTTATGGATAATGAGGAAGATATTAAAAAGTTTATTCAGAAGACAGGATTGGAATTAGTAAAGAGTAACAGAGGTAAGATTATGGCAGCTTTAAAGGGTAAGGCAGATATGAAAGTTGCTAATAAAGTTGTTGGTTCAATGATTTCTTGAAAAGGAGCAAACATGAGTATTAGAGATGAACTTGGAACACGCATGAAAACATTTTATGAAGCAGTTCCAGATACTAAGTTAGTAAAGAGAATGCCAGTTGCTATTAGAATTGATGGCAAGGCATTTCATACCTTTACACAAGGTTTTAAACGACCTTTTGATGAAGTATTAATTAAAACAATGTAGCAGACAACTCAATATCTGTGTCAGAATATCCAAGGTTGCGTGTTAGGATATACACAATCAGATGAAATCACTTTAATCTTAGTTGATTATCAAACATTAACAACAGAAGCATGGTTTGATTATCGAGTAGAAAAGCTTTGTAGTGTTCCTGCAAGTATGGCGACAATGGCTTTTAATAAATTTTTAAATAAAAATGTTGTAAATTATACATTTTCAATAGCCGGAGAAGAAGCTAGATATGGTAAAACTGAATGGACATATGAAGATGAGTATTTAAAAACCTTAATGAAAGCTGTTGATAAAGGAGCAATATTTGATGCTCGTTGCTTTAATATTCCAAAAGAAGAAGTAACTAATCTTATCTATTGGCGGCAGTTGGACGCTTCTTGTAATTCGGTTCAGATGGTAGGTCAGGCTTATTTCTCTCAGAAAGAATTACAGGATAAATCATGCAGTGACATCCAAGATATGCTTATGACTAAAGGTGTTAATTGGAACGATTTACCGACTTATCAGAAGAGAGGAAGCTGCTGTGTAAAAAATAAGATTGTTATTGAATCTAATGGTATTACCGCAGATGTGTATTTAAGAGATACTTCTAAATCAGCAAATAAGTGGATTATTGATACAAATATTCCTATTTTCAAGGGTGAAGGTAGAGAATATATTGGTAAATTAGTATATGTAGGAGATTAATATGTTTTCATATAAAGAAATTAAAGTTGCGAGTGGTTGTGATTGTTGGGGACGACAAGAGTATGATGAGGTCTATAATATCTATTATAATGATGAATATATATGTCAGCTATCTGATAATCCAGAAATATTAATAAATAAATTAAATGATATTATAAAATAGGAGAAGCACAATATGTCAGATATAGTATATATAGAATTAAATCATTGGAGTCCGGGTACCGGCTACCCGGATTGTGAACCTTATCTCACATGGATGAGGGATGAGGTTCTTCAGTTCAGAGATGATAAATGGCTTAAAGAAAACAAGATTATAGCTGTAGAAACATTAATTGATATGTCTTGTAATTTTTGCATTACAGCACCAAGAGAATGGGTTGAAAAGAATTGCAATGATATTCTCACCACATATACAGAGTTCTTGCGGCAGCCAGATGAAGACGGTAAAGTATATGGTCAGTTTGGTTGTATATTTAAAGAATATACCGAGGAAAATCTTGGCTATTGGTATGCAGGTTGGGATGAATTTGAAGAGCCAAAAAGAGTAAATGAAGAATGGAAAGGAATATAAAAATATGAAAAATTTTAATAAATTACCAATTATTATTACTGTTAGTATTGTTGCTGTTTTTATTTTATTAATCTTTATTGCGCAAGCTCCACAGAATAAGGCAATTAGATTAGAAGAGACAGTTGAGAATGCAAAGTCGAATGTAACTGTTCAGGAAAAGCGCAGGGCAGATTTAATTCCTAACTTAGTAGATTGCGTGAAGGCATATGATGAGCATGAGTACAATACATTGATGGCTGTTATTGCAGCAAGAGGAAGTGATTCTGACGCGACAGCCGCAGAAGTTACAAAGACTATTTCTATTGTCGCAGAAGCATATCCAGAATTAAAGAGTTCTGAGAATTACCGTGAGTTAATGAATGAGCTTTCTATTACAGAGAATTTAATTTCCACACATAGAAAGACTTATAATGAAGCTGTTTCAGATTATAATAAATATGTTAAGAGTTTTCCAGCTAGATTATTTTTAGGTATTACTGGATATGATAGACAGCACTTTGAAAGAATAAATTTCGATGGGTTGTCTGATGCACCAACCAATTTATTTGATTAATTAAGGAGGAGACTATGGATTTTACAATCACCAAAAGGGAGATTATTGCGAGTATTGTTATAGTTGCAATTCTTTTGATTATAGGTATTCTATTATCAACTAAAATATCCTCAAGTTTAGATAAAAAGAATGAAGAATATAAAACCGCGATAGAAATAGACAATAATAAAGATTTATTTGAATATGGCATGAGAACTGATGTTGGTAATGCTTTTGTTTATGGCTCTCTAAAGGTGGTTGACCCAGTCTCATTTTCTGATATTGACGGAGAATATTATAGTATCAGGAAATATAAAGAGCATTATACTATGCATACAAAGCGAGTTGCGCATACGAGAACTGTTAATGGAAAAACAGAAACCTATTATACAACAGAGACTTATTGGAGTTGGGATAAAATCAGCTCTTCTGAAAAAACAATTAAATGTACTACTATTAATTTCTGTGGTGTTGATTTTAGTACATCTAAAATTAATCTTTCAAATCAAGAATATTATAATAAAACAGAATATGTAGGTTCAGATGATAGATGGGTATATTATACTATTGATACAAATTTTACTGGAACTATTTATACTAATTTATCTGATAATACAATTATTAATAACTCTAAATTTATGAATAATTTGAGTACAGCAGCAGCTCAAAAGGAGTTAATAAGAAATAATAAAGGCATGTTAATATTCTTTTGGATTGTCTGGGTGCTATTAATTGCGCTCGCAGTGTATGGTTTTTATTATATAGATAATGATTGGTTAGAGGATAATTTTAGAAGTTATAAGCGCGGATGGTAAAACATCCGCTTTATTTTTTTATAAAATTATGTTATAATATTTATATAAAAATATGAAAGGAATTAAAATATGAAAAATTTTATATATAATTCTCTTTTTTCATATCAAAAGTACGGTCTTAAAATAGCTTATAAAAGAAATAAGGAGGTATCAAAAATGTGGGGAAAGCTTTTCTGTAAACACTCTTCAATACCGTATCAGCCAGTTCTTACGCGTTTACAGGCATCAGGATTAGATTTGAATAATATAGGCGGTATTACTGAATTTTGGGATGCTGAAAAAGTAAAACATGAAATAAAAAAATTTTTAAAGAAATCTAAATCATTTGATATTAGATGGTACTGGTTTGAAGATTTAACAAATAAAGATAAATGTACTTGGGTTGACATTGGAGGTTGTAATTATAATGATGGTATAATTCAGAAACCTAAAATTGCCAGGAAAAGAGAGATTAAAAAGTTAATTTTAAAAACTTTTAAAGAAAAAGTAAAAGATGAAACAAAAGTGATTATTTTTGAACATTTAGATGTTATACATATTTCTTTTATGGATAGTCAAACATGTTTAATAATTATAAGTTTCTTCCCTAAGAAAAGAGGTGTTTAATTATGGGAGTATATGCAATTAGTGATTTACACGGTAATTATAAATTATGGACAAAAGTAAAAGAATGGTTAAAGCCTTCTGATAAATTATTTTGTCTTGGAGATAATATTGACCGCGGCAATGATGGAATTAAGATTGTACAAGATATGAGGAATCGTGAAAATACAACTGTTCTTTTAGGTAATCATGAAGATATGCTTATTGATTACTTACCTTATTCAATTAAGCATAATGAAATACCTACTTTATGGTATCATAATGGCGGAGCACCTACATTTGATGCAATTAAAAAAATGTCGAAAGAAGAGCAATTAGATTTATTAGAGTTCTTCCGCAACTGCCCAAAAAGAATTGAATTTATTAATGATAATAAACAGACAATTATTCTTTGTCATGCAGGCTTCACTCCAGGTCAGGAAGAAGCTGCTCAATTCCTTTATCGTAGAGGTAAAGCAGGAGAGTATCTATTATGGAATAGAGACCATCTTTCAGATATTTTTACATCAATAGATGAATTTCATAATAAAAATACATATGTTGTATTTGGACATACTCCAGTAGACTATCTTATCCCAGAAAAGAGTTTAATTGACCATGGTTATAGGGTACATATTTCCGCGATGGGTCATAAGATAGATATAGATTTAGGTGCAGCTTGGAGTAATCAAACTTGTCTCTTAGACTTAAATACTTTAAAACCAATTTATTTTGATTTAAAAGGAGAAAGAAAAGATGACTAACAAAGAAATTGAAGATAGATTAAAAGAACATTGGATTGCACTTGAAAGACTTGGCTACAATAATGATAATATTGTTGGTATTTTTCTTTACGGAAGCCAGAATTATGGTACTGATATTGAAACTTCTGATGTAGATACTAAATGTTTAGTTGTACCTACTTTTGAAGATATTATCTCAAATGAAGTTAAAAGCAATAAAACTATTGACTTTGGAAAATCAGGTATCTGCACTGTCATTGATATAAGAGAATATATTAAAGAAGTTAAAAAACAGAATATTAATTTCTTAGAGATTATGTTTACTAATTATTATATTATAAATACGAAGTATAGACCTTTTTGGAATCAGCTTGTCTCTGAAAGAGAAAAACTTGTTAAATATGATGCTATGAGACATTTTCTTTCAGTATCTAATCAGGCTAAACATACTTTAAAGCAAAGGTCTGCTGTAGTAACTATACCAGAAAAGAATAAAAAGGTTTATAATGCTTATAGATTAAGTTTATTTTTAAAAGCTTATAAAGATTATCTCTTTAATAGTTGGAACTCAGAAACACAAGCAGAGTATAAGAAATGCCTATACTTATCTGAAGATACAAGAGAGACACTGAAAAAGATTAGACGCGGTGAAGCTATATATCCGCTCAAAGAGATTGAAGAGATTCTTAATGAAGAAGAAGAGAAAAAGAATTTTTATGCAAAGTTTTCATATGGAAATACTGCATATTTAGACACTGTATTGGAGTCTTTTGTAAAAGACTGCTTAAAAATTAATTTTGATATTTATAAAAATTTATGATATAATTTATATATAATAAAAAAGAAAGGAAGGTTAAATGAATAGAATAAGAACATTTTTGTTTGTTTGGGCAAAGAAAGAAAAATATTCTGAGCCTGTAAAACGACATAATGTAATTACAGTTAGCAATGCAACTGGAGATATCGGTTCTGATGCGGGCTATGCTACAAATTGTTTTTGTAAACAATTTGGGAGTTTAAGTAAAGTAGATATTTTATGTATTCAGGAGTTAGATGAAAAAGGTCTTCCTATAGGAGAGCCAATTACTCCGATGGAACAAAATAATATTGTTCCAATTAAAAAGTAGTTCTTTGAAAAATAAATAATAAAAAGAGATAAAAGGAGAAAGAATATGAGTGTTTTTAGTTCATTAGTTCCATTTTTTACCTATTGCAATAATTGTTATTGTATTTTTGCTGATTATAGCTTGCGGCTATGTAAAAGCTCCACCAGATACAGCATTTATCATTTCTGGTCTTCGCAAGAGAACAATTATTGGTAAAGCGTCTATTAAGATTCCTTTCTTAGAAAGAATTGATAAAGTATCATTGAAGTTAATTCCTATTGATGTTAAAACTTCAAGTGCTGTTCCAACAGCAGATTATATCAATATTAGAGTAGATGCTGCAGTTAATGTAAAAGTTTCAGATAATAAAGATAAGCTTGCACTCGCCGCACAGAACTTTTTAAATCAGAGACCAGATTATATTGGTCAGGTTGCTAGAGAGGTTCTCGAAGGTAATATGCGTGAAATTGTAGGTCAGATGAGATTGGAAGAAATGGTATCTGATAGACAGAAATTCGCAGAAATGGTTAAAACTAATGCAGAGCCAGGCCTTGCAGGTATGGGCTTAGATATTGTTTCATTCAATGTTCAGAACTTTATTGATGATAACCAGGTTATTGAAAACTTAGGTGTAGACAATATTGTAAAGATTTCTAAGAATGCTGCAATTGCAAGAGCTATCTCTGAAAAGGAAATTGCCGTTGCTCAGGCAGAAGCCGCAAAAGAGGCTAACGATGCAAAGGTTGCTTCTCAGTTACAGATTGCTAATGCTAAGGCTAAGGCAGAAAAGGAGAAGAGCGTTATCGCAGCACAGGCAACTCAGGAAGCACAGCAGGCGCAGATTGAGGCTGATACTCAGATTGCTTTAAAGCAGAATGAGTTAGACATCAAGAAGGCAGAGCTTCAGAAAGAAGTAGATACTAAACAGGCAATTGCGGATGCTGCAAAGGAAATACAGGCAGAGGAACAGAGAAAGATTCGTGAAATAAAGACTGCAGATGCAAACCTTGCTCGTCAGGAGAAGGAAATTGAATTACAGGCTAAGCAGGTAGAGATTACAGAGAAGTCTCTTGAAGCTAATGTTAAGAAGAAGGCAGACGCAGAAAAATATGCTGCTCAGCAAAGAGCTGATGCTAAGTTATATGAGACTCAGAAAGCATCTGAAGCCGAGTTATTTGAGCGTCAGAAGCAGGCAGAAGCTCAGCAGTTCGAAGCTGAAAGACAGGCAGAAGCTAAGAAGGCTCTCGCAGACGCTATTAAAGCGCAGGGTATTGCAGAAGCTGAAGCTGCAAAAGCTAAAGGTGAAGCGGAAGCCGCAGCAATAAAGGCTAAGACAGAGGCAGAAGCTGAAGGTCTTATGAAGAAAGCTGAGGCTATGGCTGCATATGGAGATGCCGCAAAGCAGGATATGCAGTTACAGGCACTTAGAGTTTACTTTGAACAGTTACCAGCAATCGCTCAGGCTATTGGTGATGGCTATTCAAATGTAGATAAGATTGTGATGTTTGGTGACCAGACATCTAAGTTATCTGGTAATATCGTTAATAATGTGACACAGATTTCTGAAGGACTTGCAGAGTCTTTAGGAATTGATTTAAAGTCTGTACTTAATGGAGCATTAACAGATAAGATTAATAATTATAAAGAAGTTGAAGATTAATAAAAGGAGGCTGTAAAAAGCCTCCTTTTTTGATTTTATAAAAAATTTTTGATATAATTAAATTGTAATAAAAATTAAATACAATTTTATAAAGGAGAAAATAATGCGAGGTAGATGGGATTTAAAAGAAGATGAATTAGCCTATTGGCAAGCAAACGCAATAGGACAGACTGAAATGATGCAAAAAAGACGAAATCCACATTGTAGACTTAACTAAAGAAAATATTACTCCTTATCAAGTTAATCAAGTATTAACTTCATTAGGGTGGAATAGATATAATGAATTTAATGGATTAGAAGGAGATAGATATGCTTTTTATAGTAAAGAAGGTTGTCGAGACATTGTTCTTTATGCAAGCATTCTTACTTTTGAATTAATTGTTTTTCTTAAAAAAGATTTAAACACTTCAGATTTTAAGAAAAATCATATTAAAGAAATGTTATCATAATAAATTTTATTTGATATTATTAAAATTTTATGATATAATATATATGTAATAAAGATAAGAAATAAATTTTAAAGAAAGAGAGAAAAGAGATATGCCAAGATTTGAAGAAGATTATGGAAATGTAAGCAATATGAATCGACAGAGAGATTTAGTTCTTTCAACTAATGAGTTCTGTTTTTTACAGAGCAAGACTAATGGTGCTATTAAGACTTATACAGGTCCAATTACAATGACAATTTCTGCACAGGAAAGTCTTGTTACATTTAATCCTAAGACTAAGAGATTTGTTGAGACTACAGATTTTGAAGCAGCTAGACAGCTTTTTGTATCAGCACCAGAAGGTTGGTATGTAGTATTAAAGAATCCAAGCACAGATGGTTCTCATCCAGAGTTAGCTAAGGCTGTTAATAGTCCAGAGCTTCATATCGGAAGAAAGATTAATATTCCAGGTCCTGTATCATTTTCGCTGTTCCCAGGTCAGATGGCTAAGGTTGTAAGAGGACATAGACTTCGTTCTAATCAGTATCTTCTTGCAAGAGTGTATGATGCAGATGCCGCAAAAGCTAATGCAAAGACCTCATTAATGATTGATTCAGAGGGCAAGGAAGTTAAGGTTAAGACAGAAGAATATTTTGTTGGTCAGCTACTTGTTATTAAGGGTACAGAAGTTTCATTCTATATTCCTCCAACAGGTATTGAAGTTATTCCAATTAGCGGAGAAGGTTCAGAATATGTTAGAAATGCTGTTACTCTTGAGCGTCTTGAGTATGTTATTTTAAAGGATGAAAGCGGCGAGAAGAGATATGTTCCAGGTCCAGCGGTGGTATCCCCAAAGCCAACAGAGACTTTTGTTCAGTCTAATCAGAAGACTGGAGATATTATCTTTAGAGCACTCGAGTTATCTCCTATTAGCGGTATCTATGTAAAAGTTATTGCTGACTATAAAGATGAAACAGGTGAGCATAAGACAGGTGAAGAGCTGTTCATTACTGGTAAAGACCAGATGATTTATTACCCAAGAGTTGAACATGCAATGATTCAGTATGATGGTAAGTATATGCATCATGCAATCGCAATCCCTGAAGGTGAAGGTCGTTATGTATTAAACAGATTAAGCGGTGAGATTAAGACTGTTAAGGGACCTGCTATGTATCTTCCAGACCCAAGAACAGAAGTTGTTGTTAAGAGAAAGTTAAGCATGGCTGAATGTGAGTTGTTCTACCCAGGTAATGCAGAAGTTATTGATTATAATATGGGACTTTCAGAGCAGGCTGTTGAGAAGGCTGCAAGAAAGGGATTGACAGGAGATAGATTAAGTAATGCTCTTAATTGTGCATATTCAACTGCGGATTCCGTAAAGTCTCTTGCACTTTTTGAAGCAACTTCTAATATTAGTAGAGGTGTCTCTTATACTAAGCCAAGAACTATCACTCTTGACACTAAGTATGATGGTGTTGTAGGCGTAGATGTTTGGACAGGATATGCTATTAATGTAGTATCTAAGACTGGCAAGAGAGAGGTTATTGTTGGACCTACAACTAAGTTACTTGATTATGATGAAACTCTTGAAGCTATGAGCTTATCTACAGGTAAGCCTAAGACAACAGATAATCTGTTAAGAACAGCCTTTTTAAGAGTTGATAATAACAAGATAAGTGATATTATTAATGTTCAGACTAAGGATTATGTTGATGTCCGCATTAAGGTTTCTTATTGCGTAGATTTCCTTAGAGATTATAAGGATAAGTGGTTTTCAGTTGAAAACTATGTTAAGTATCTTTGTGACAGACAGAGAAGTCTGTTAAAGAAAGAGGCTAAAAAGTACAATATTGAAGAGTTTTACAACAACTATTCAAAGATTGTTTCAGATGTATGCTTAAATCATTCAACAGATAAGAAGAGTGAGAAGAGTGAGTCATCTAAGTTTAATGGTAGATTTTTCCCAGAGAATGATATGCTCGTAAAAGATGTTGAAGTTCTCAAGATTGAAATTGAAAGCAGAGTTGCGGGAATGCTTGAAAAGCATCAGAGTGAAATGGTTAGTAAGGCGCTTGAATTATCTGTTGCAGAAAAGAATGCTGAAGTAGATAAGCAGTTAGCTGATTTTAAGTTAGCTAAGGCAGAAAGAGATAATAAGAATGACCTTTATCTCTTAGAGTTACAGCAGCAGTATGACATTCAGAAATTCGCAGATAAGGAAGCTCTCTTAGAAAAAGAGCGTGTAGCTAAGCAGGCTGCTAAGCAGGCAGAAGCAGATATGCAGAAAGTACTTGATGCAATCCATACAGCTCAGTTAGAGAGAGAAAAGTCAGAGGCTGCCGCAGAAGCAGAAAGACAGACTAAGTTAGCAGAAATCGAGAAGTCAAAGCAGGATGCGTATGCAGAAACTGTTAAGAAGATTATGGATTCTATTTCTCCAGACCTCGTAGCTGCATTAACAACAAAGTCTAATGCGGACCTTGTAATTGAAGCAACTAAGAACATGTCACCAATTGCTCTTGCTAAGGGAGAATCAGTAGCTGATACTGTAAATACCCTCTTACGCGGAACTCCTCTTGAAGAAGTTCTTGATAAAATGGGAACAAAGATTAGTATGTAAGATATATAAATATTGGGCGAGTTGAATACTCGCCCTTTATTTTTATTAAAAAATATATTATAATATATATATGAAAAGAAAGGAAGTGTTATATATGAAAATGATTTTGCCAAGATTTTTATTTAAGATTGAAAGATGGAAGTGGAATTCAGATTATAGGGTTTATGTTTCTAATTTAGGACATATTAAAAATGAACATAAACAGGATTTACCAGTACATATAGATGGTAATGGATATTGTCGAGTTCATACAGAATGTTGTAGATACAAGAGTGTTCATAGATTAGTTATGCTTACTTGGAGACCTATTCCTAATGCAGAAGAACTTACAGTAGACCATCTTAATCACAATAAAAGAGATAACTCTTTAGAAAATCTTGAGTGGGTTACTCAAGAAGAAAATTTAAGAAGAGCTGAAAAAGACCTTGTTAAGAAAGATAAAAAGAAGAAAGATAAAGTAAAAAAGATAAGTGCGCAAGATATTCTTAAAAAAGAAAAGCAAAGAGCAATTACAAAAGCAATAGAAAATTTTGATATCTATAATACAGCAATTAAGGATAATACAAATTGTGTATTAGGTTTACCTCAGAAATATTCTTCATGTATGGCTGCCGCAGGAGCAATGTTAAAAGATGATAAATATAAAAATATTCATAATTTATCACAGGAAACAATAGCAAGAAGAATTAGAGGAGCTGTTGTTATGAATAGAAAATATTATGGAATTAAATGGGAGGCTTTTATAAAATGAAAAATAATAATTTTGCTTTAGAAAAATATGAAGCAAATAAGTTTTTGGAACAGCATCGTGGAGATGCAGAATTAACAAATTTTATAATGAGTTTTGGTAAAATGAATTGTTTACCTTCTCATTCAGAAATTTGGAGTGAGGTATATGATTTCTTATATGAAAGAGATTATAATACCGATTATGCAACTGGTATAACTTATATTATAGAATCTTAATTTAGAAAGGAGATAAGTATGCTTAATAAACAGGGAATTAGAGAATTAGCATATATTGTAAAGATTGATGAAATTGAGCCTATTACTGGTTCAGATAATTGTGAGGCAGCTGTTGTTGGCGGGTGGAAGGTTATGGTTCGTAAGAACACTTTTAAGCCAGGCGATTTAGCTATTTATTTTGAGATTGATTCACAGGTACCAGCTTCTGATACTTTTGCTTTTCTTGCAGCAAAGCATTATAAAGTTAAATCACAGAGATATACTTTCGGCGGAAAAGGAAATTTCATTTCACAGGGCTTACTTATGCATCCAACTGATTTTGGCTGGTCTTATAATCAGGATAAAGATGGACAGTTATGTATTCATAATACAGAAAAAAATGTCTTTTATCCAGTGGGAACTTTTTTAACAGAAGAATTAAAAGTAACATATGCAGACCCCGCAGATAATAAGAGAAAAGCGCCATCGGCAGATAAATATAAGAGAATGGCACAGCGTAATCCAAAACTCTTTAAGAAAAGACCTATTCGTTGGTTAATGAAGAGAAATTGGGGTAAAAAACTTCTATTTTTACTCTTTGGAAAGAAAAGAGATGTAAGAAGCGCATGGCCAGCTTGGGTTGTAAAAACAGATGAGGAAAGAATCCAAAATCTAGTTGATAGAATACCTGAGTTCGTGCAGGAAGAGTGGATTGCTACAGAAAAGATAGATGGTACATCAACAACTTTCACTATGAGAAAAAATCTTAAAAAGAAATTCTTTTCATCTAAGGACACAGAAGGTATTCTTGTATGTTCAAGAAATGTTTGTTTTGATAAGCCAGATAAACAGTGTTTCTATGAAACTAATGTTTACACAGAGATGGGTGAAAAGTATCATATGGAAGATGTCTTAAAAGACCTTTTAAGAGAATCTAATGATGATGTTATTTTTATAACTATCCAGGGTGAAACTTATGGCGGGGAAATTCAGAAGAGAGATTACTCTACTTCAGAGCATTATCTTGCATGTTTCAACTTAATTTTTGGTTTCTCTGATGGAACAACAGAAAGAGCTAATCCGGAGCAGATGAAGTCAATACTTACTAAGTATGGTCTTGAGTGTGTTCCAATCATAGGAAGGGTTACATTACCAGATACTTGTGATGGTATTCTCGCTCTTGCGGGAGGAGCTTCAAAAGTTGATGGACTTCCAAGAGAAGGATTAGTATTCCGTTCACTTGATGGAAGAAAGTCTTTCAAAGCAGTTGATAACAACTTCTTATTACAGTATCATTAAATAGGTGCGGCATTGCCGCACCTTTCTTTATTTGGTCAAAAAGATATAATTTTCTTATTCCTTTTTTCATATTATATATAAAATAAACCGGGAGGGCTTCTAATGAAAAATTTTATAAAAGGAAGTCTGTTTGTTCTTTTGATTATTCCAATCGTAGATTGCATAATTACAATTTTACAACAGCTAAGTCAGCATATATGTACTCTAATTGCAAAAGAAACATATAATGTAAAGAAAGATATTGAAGAAGAGGACTGTAGCAATGGTGTTGCTATTGGATTTCAAACCTCTCAAGATTTAGAGGAATATGAGGAGGACGAAGATGAATAAATTTTATGATACTTGTGCTTTGTTAGAATTACAAGAAAAAGCTTTTGAAGATTTTTTCTATATCGCGGATGTTACACTCGTAGAATTAGAAAATATAAAAACCTCTGCATCAAAAGATAATGAAATTAAATATAAGGCTAGAAAATTACTTCATTTATTAGATAATAAAAGCAATCAATATGAAGTTATTAAAACTGGGGCGAATGCTACAAATAATGATAATGATATTATTAATGCAGCACTTAGCTTACAAAAAGAAGATAATAAAACTTTATTTATAACAAGAGATGTTGCATGTAGAAGATTAGCGGCAGCCGCAGGTTTAAATACGATTAGTCCAGATATTGAAGAAGATGATTATACTGGCTATAAAGTTATAAACCTGGATGATGAAGAATTAGCAAATTTCTATTCTTATGAAGTTAATTCTAAAAATAATAAATATGGTCTATTAATTAATGAATATTTGATTGTAGTTAACAATAACTGTATTGTTGATAAATATAAATGGACAGAAGAAGGTTATAAAAAAGTTATATATCCTAAGATTGATTCTAAGTTCTTTGGTAAGATAAGTCCTTACAATAACGATGCATATCAGTTACTTGCATTAGATTCTTTAGTGCATGACCAAATGGTTGTTTTAAGAGGTCCTGCGGGAAGTGGAAAATCTTATCTTGCTTTTGCTTATATGATGAACCAATTGGAAACTGGTAAAAAAGAAAAAATCATAATCTTTTGCAACACAGTTGCAGCTAGAGGTGCAGCTAAATTAGGTTTTTATCCTGGAACTAGGACAGAGAAACTTTTAGATAGCCAAATAGGAAACTTCTTAAAGGCAAAGCTTGGAGAAGATATTGTAAATGACATGATATTACATGAACAACTTATTCTTTTACCTTTAGCTGATATCAGAGGATATGATACTTCAGGTTCTAATTCTATTATTTATATCACAGAAGCACAAAATATGGATTCAGACTTAATGAAACTTGCACTTCAAAGAGTAGGTGATGATTGTCAAGTAATTCTTGATGGAGATGACAATGCTCAAGTTGATTTAGATATGTATGCGGGCGAGCATAATGGTCTCCGCAGAGTGTCTAAAGTATTTAGAGGACAAGATTTTTATAGTGAAGTTACTCTTAAAAATATTTATAGAAGTAAAATTGCAAAAATTGCAGAAAATTTATAATTATAAGGCGTATTACTGTATTAGTAGTACGCCTTATTTTTTTTTGATTTTTATTAAAAAAAATGTTATAATATATATATAAAAAGAAAGGAAGTGTTATATATGGCAAGAAGAACGCAATTAGCAGACCCAAGTGAATTTTATTGTACAAAATGTGGTAAAAGAGGCTTTGATATTCCCCGCAAGAGAGGACAGGAAAGAGAAGCTGGACATTTAAAAAGACTATGGTGTCTTAATTGCAAAGAAGAGCATAATCATGTAGAGTGTAAACCATGGACTAAATATGATTATAGTGATTTCTTATTAGAGTTTAATGAAGGTAACTTTGATGAAGAAGGAAATAGAATTCTTCCTTATGGAGAATTTAGAGCTAAGTTAAATAAAGAGGGTAAAGTATGATGAATAATGCAATTTCTTATTTTGACAATGATATAACAAGATGCGGTAATGAATCTTGTTCTAAATATAAAGAGTGTTATCGCGGAGATGGTCACTATTATAAACCAGGTATTTATACATTCTCATTATTTTTAAATGAATGTAATGAAGAAAATGAATATCCATATTTTATAAATGGAGATAAGAATGGAGAAATTATTGGAGATATAGAAATAAAGCCTAATGAAAAGTACTTATTTTTAATGTGCGGCTGTCCAGGTTCAAGAAAATCAAGCTTCTTATCTATGTTTTGTAAGCTTAATAAGATTAATTATGAAAAGCATGTTGTTAGTAGAGATTTAATTCGTTTTAGTATAGTTTCAGAAGATGAAGAGTACTTCTCAAAAGAAAAAGAAGTCTTTGAGTTATTCGTTAATGAAATTAAATATCAGATAAATTTTAATAACTACTGTTTCGCAGATGCAACACATCTTAATAAAAGTTCAAGAATGAAATTAATTAACTCTATCGGGAAAGGCTTCTTAAAAGATGTTAATGTAATTCCGCTTTTCGTGAGTGTTAGTGAAGAAGTTGCACTTTATGGGAATAATTTAAGAAAAGGAACAAGAGCTTATGTACCAGAAGAAGCTATTATTAGAATGAGACATTCATTCTCAGACCCTGCTCATGATAATTACCCTTATACTGATATATATAACATCTATCCCATTTCTACAGTAACAACAGATTGCGGAGAGGTTACTAATATAGAATTAAAAGATAGATATGAAATACATAGAAGAAAGAAAAGGAGATAATATATGGGAAATACATATTTCACGAGTGACACCCATTTTGGACATAATAAAGAATTTGTTTTTAAGGAGCGTGGATTTAATTCTGTAGAAGAAATGAACGCTGCAATCATTAAAAATTGGAATTCTGTTGTTCAACCAGATGATGTTGTTTATCATCTTGGTGATGTTATGTTGGGAGATAACAATATAGGTATTGAATTTTTAAAACAGTTAAATGGAGAAATTCATTTATTGTTGGGAAACCATGATACATCTACGAGACAGAAACTTTATAATGAATGTCCAAATGTTTTTATTGAAGGATTTGCAATGACAATAAAATTTCGAGGTTATAATTTTTATTTAAGTCATTATCCAACAATGGTTGCAAATGGAGATAATGACCTTCCGCTAAAAAGACAGGTAATTAACTTATATGGACATACTCATCAGAAGGAAAATTTTTATGATAATATTCCTACCATGTATCATGTTGGAATGGATAGTCATAATAACACTCCAGTTTCTTTTGATACAATTATTGAAGATATCCAGTTAAAGCATAAAGAAGTAAAAGGAGAATAAATATATGATAATGAATACTAAATATAATGAAAAGACAGGTGCGGCTAAGGTTGTTATAAGAGGAAAACATGGAGATATTGGTTGCGGAAAAGCAAGGCTACATGAAGATGACAGAGAATATGGTTCTGAATTAGTTGGCTGCGGAATCGCACATGCCCGCGCGCGTATTAATCTTAAAAAGAAAAGATATCAGAGATTAAAGGCAGAATGCGAAGCTAATAGAAAGTTTGTTCAGACAGTAATGTCTTATAAAAACTTTGATAAAACTTCTGATACAGCTAAGTGCATGTTTAAACAGATGAATGTAAAGATTGCAGAAGTTAATAAGTTAGCAACTGAAATTTCTAATGATATGACAGAACTTAAGGCTTCTATTACTAAAAGAGAATATCTACATAAAAAGATGAGTGAGAGTAGGAATTAATTTTCCTACTCTTTTATTATGTATATCAATTTTTCTCATAAAACGAAGATTTACTCAGAAAATTAATTTTAACTTTACTACAGCTAACTACAATTTAACTCATTAAATCAAAAGTTTGACATCAGAAAAAAAATATGATATAATATTAATATAAAGAAAAAAGGAGAAGAAAATGGTAAATAGTTTTATTACAGATTCTGAAAAAGGTATTTCTTGTACAACTTTATCAATATCAAAAGGTGATACTATTGTTCTTAAATTCGACCAAGATATTTTTAATATACGAGAAGTATCAAATTTTTTAGAAGAATATCAGCGAGCTTTTCCCAATAATAAAATAGCTGTTACTTTTAATGGAATAGATATTGTAAATATTATAAAGGAAGAAAGGGATTAGTTAAATGAGCAAATTATATGATGCGGATTCTATACAAAGTAAAACACCTCTTGAGTTTACTCGTCTTAGACCTGGTGTATATTGTGGTAGTACAGAATATTCTACTCAACTCGTGATAGAGATTGTATCAAATGCAATTGATGAGCATAAAGCAGGACATGGAGATATTATTAATGTCACTTATTCAAAAGATGGAAGTTGCACAGTAGAAGATTTTGGTCAAGGATTTCCGATAAATTCATTAAGAGATGATGGAGAGACCGTTTTACAGGCTTCTTTTGATGTATTAAATACATCTGGTAAGTTTTCTGATGATGGTGTTTATGAAGGAACTGCTCTTGGTCTAAATGGTATAGGTAGTAAATTAACAAATTATTTAAGTCATTGGCTTACAGTAACTTCTTATCGTGATGGAAAAATGGAAGAAGTTCAGTTTGTTGAAGGAGTATTCAAGAAGAGAGTTCTAGGGAATCAAGGAAATCATCACACCGGAACAATAGTATCATGGCAACCAAGTGAGGAGTTTTTTACAAGTGCGGCTATAGATACTGAAAGACTTAAAAAGTTATTTCATGTATTAACTTGTTTATGCCCTGGATTAACAATCAATTTAATAGAAAAAGAAACAGATGCTCACATTTCCTATTTTTCTAAAAATGGATTAAATGATTTACTTAATGATATTGCAGGAGATAGTGAGATATTAAAAAATAGATTAAATATTAACTATGAAAATGGAAAGAATAAACTTGATTTAGTATTAACTTATACAGATAAATATAGCTCTAATATTATATCGTATGTTAATACTGGAGAGACAGATGCAGGTCCTCACATTACACAGATAAAGACAATTATTACAAGAGAGATGAACAAATTCTTTAGAGAAAAGAATTGGTTAAAAGAAAAAGATGATAATTTGACAGGTGATGATATACAAGAAGGATTGCTTATAGCTTTTAATATAACTGCTCCTAACATCTCTTATGATGCACAGACTAAAAGTAGAATTGTAAAGATTGATATGACTCCTTTCACAAGTGTGATATCTGAAAATTTACAAAGTTGGCTTGCTGCAAATGAGAAAGACATTAAGGGAATTGCAGATAAAGCGTTAAATGCTCGTAAGGCTAGAGAAGCTGCGAAAAAGGCTAGAGAAACTGTTAGAAACAAACAAGAGAAAAAGAAAAAAGTTTTAAAATTTGACAGTAAGTTAGCTGATGCAAGTAGCGAAAGCCGTGAACTTTGTGAAATTTATATCACTGAGGGTAAGTGAAAACTATTGCCCGAATCCTTCTTACCGTTTATCAGCGGGGTCGCATAAATATGCGGCTAACGGGGAAAGCTGACCGTTACACATATAAGTCAAAATATGTTTAGGCGAAGTCAATCCCGTGGCAAGATTTTATATCTTTGGACAAAAATAAATAATTAAAACACTATCACCTTTTAATATAAATGAAAGGAGACAGTGTAAATGATTGGAATTTATAAATATCAAAATAAAATAAACCACAAAATTTATATCGGACAGAGTATTGACTTAGAACAGCGTAGATATGCACATAAATCTTCTGCATTCAACAAAAATGCAAAAGATTACAATAGTCAATTTCATCAAGCTATTAGAAAATATGGATTAGAAAATTTTTCTTATGAGGTAATTGTAGAAATATCAAAAGAAGAATATTCTAAACAAATATTAGATGATTTAGAAAAGTATTTCATTAAATATTATGATTCTTATAAAAATGGTTATAATGCAACAGAAGGTGGCGATGATAATCCAAATCGAGGTCAGTCTGGTGAAAAAAATGGTCGTGCATTATTAACTAGAGAAGATGTTTATGATATTAGAGAATGTTATAATTCACATATTCCTTTTAAAGATGTTTTTGAGAAATATAAAGATAAAATATCTAAAAGAGGATTGCAAAAAGTTTGGTGGTTCGATACTTGGAAGGATATTCATCCGGAATATCACACTGAAGAAAATAAATATTGGCATTCTCATCAAGCGAAAGCAAATTCTTCTGAAATAGCTTCTAATAACAAAAGAAAGTTTTCAAAAGAAACCGTAATACAGATGAGAAAAGATTATGATAGTGGTTTAAGTCCAAAAGAGGTGCAGTTAAAATACGCACCAGATGTAAGTTGGAGTACTATATACAACATTATTACTCGACATACATATAAAGATATAGAATAAGCTGTATCGACTATGTGGGGTGAGACCCGCAGTACACTTTTTATTGATACAAAAGTGGAAATGGAGGACGCGTTGATGACTTGACAAGTCGGAGCGAAGAGATAGTCAGTGCCTATGGAAACATAGGAGGCACACGGATAGTGCCTCTGGTAATTTAAAGTTAGCTAGAAATGCAACTTATCAAGCAGTAATTCCTGTACGAGGAAAAGTTCTTAATTGTGAAAAAGCAACCATCGCCGCGATTATGAAAAACGCAGAAATTGTTACTATGCTATCCGCATTTTTTGGAGAAGATGGATGGAGTTTTGATATAAAAACTAATAAAATCACTTATGATATGAAAAAGTTACGATATGGAAAAATCATTATTATGAGCGATGCTGATATTGATGGAAGCCATATTAAAAACTTATTTTATACCTTCTGTTGGAACTTATGTCCAAAATTGATTACTGAAGGATATGTTTATGCAGGCGTTCCACCACTTTATAGAATAATTGAAAAAAATGGAAAATCATATCAATATCTTAAAGATGATGCTGCGTTATTAGAATATCGTAATAATCATTTAGGAGAAAAATATGAAGTAAAAAGAATGAAGGGTCTCGGAGAAATGGATAAAGATGAAACCGAGGAATGCTTGACTAATTCAGAAACTCGTATTATTAGACAGATTAAAGTTGGAGATGTGAATATTGCTAATCAGCTTTTTAATCAGCTTATGGGCGAGAATGTTATTTATAGAAAAAAATTCTTAAAAGATTATGGCGAAGAAGCAATGTATAATGCTGAATAATAAGGAGATATATAATGTGGAATAATAACACAATAGAAGATGAGATACAAAGAAATAGTCTTGAATATGGTATTGCAGTTAATACGGATAGAAGCCTTCCAGATGCAAAAAGCGGATTAAAACCTGTTGCTAAAAGAATTATCTGGGATGCTTTTATTGAAGGAAGAACAGCTAATAAGCCTCATGTAAAATCTGCAAGAATTGTCGGAGATACAATGGGTCGTTTCCATCCTCATGGAGATAGTTCTATTTATGGAGCAATGGTTAGACTTTCTCAGGATTGGGTTATGAGATATCCTCTATTTGATGGACATGGTAATTTTGGTAACATTCTTGGAGATGGGCCTGCGGCAATGCGATATACAGAAGCAAGACTTACTAAGTTAAGTGAAGCTGGTCTTTTAAACGGAATTAAAAAAGAGTCTGTAGACTTTATTCCAAATTATGATGAAACTGAAAAAGAACCAGTTACCTTACCAGCAATTTTTCCAAATTTATTATGTAATCCAAATGAGGGAATTGGATGGGCAATGGGATGTTCTTGGGCACCACATAATCTAAAAGAGGTTGCAAATGCAATAAGAGATTATTTAGATGGTAAAGAACCAATGTTACCAGGTCCAGATTTTCCAACTGGTGGTATTATTATTAATAAGAATGATATTCCTACCATTATGAAAACTGGACATGGAAGTGTAAAGATTCGTGGAAGATATAAGATTGATAAACAAAAAATTATCTTTTATGAGATTCCATATGGCACAAGAGTGGAAAGTCTTATTACAGAAATTGGCAATGCCGCAGATGAAGGTAAAATAAATGGAATTACTGCAATTTCTAACGATACTGATTCTAAAGGTGTAAAGTTAGTTATTAAAGTTGAAAAAAATACATTACCTGAAAAAGTAGTTGCGCAATTATTTAATAAGACATCTTTACAAAGTTCTTTTTCATATAATCAAGTTGCTCTTATAGGAAAGACACCAACAGAAATGAATCTTAAAGACGCAATCGAAGTTTATGTTGAACATAATATTAGTTGTTTAAAGAAAGAGGCACAGTATGATTTAATTAAAGCAAAAGAAAGATTACATATAGTTGATGGACTTATTAAGGCTCTTGAAGATATTGATAATATTATCAATTTAATTAAGAAATCCGATAGCGCAAGTAACGCTAAGCAGCGTTTAATAGAAATATATAATTTTTCTGAAATTCAAGCAAAAGCTATTCTTGATATGAAGTTATCTAAATTAGCAAGACTTGAAAAAGTTGAACTTGAGAAAGAAAAAGAAGAACTGTTAAGAGCAATAGAAGATTTAGAACATCTTTTAAAGTTCAGAGAAGTACAAGTTGAGAAGTTATGGGAAAGACTTTCTGATATTGTAAAAAAATTTGGAGATGAAAGGAGAACAGAACTTGCTCAAATTGAAGTTCCAAAAGAAGAAAAAGAAATTGCAGAAGTAATTCCAGAAAATGTTGTTGTAGTAACAACAAAAACTGGATTAATAAAGAGAGTTCCGCAGTCTTCTTTTAGAGTTCAAAGAAGAAATACAAAAGGAGTAAAATCTGAAGATAATGCTCTTTTAGATGTTGTAAAAACTAATACTGTAGATACAATGATGTTCTTTACTAATTGCGGAAAGATGTATAGAACACTTGTTGATAATATTCCAGTAGGAACGAATGCAACAAAAGGTTGTCTAATATCTGATTTAGTAAAATTAGATAATGATGAAAAGATTATTGCAGTGACTTCTTTACATAGAAAAACTACTCCAAAATTTGCAATCTTTGTCACTAAAAAAGGTATGATTAAAAAGACTTATCTTGAAGAGTATATGTCAGCACGAAAAAATACAGGAATTGCAGCATTGAGAGTAAGAGATGATGATGAAGTTGTAGATGTAATATTCCAGGATGAAGAGTCTATTATCTTAATCTCAAAAAACGGAAATAGTATTAAATTTGAAACAAAAGACATTACTCCTGTTGGTAGGGTAACTTTAGGTGTCAAAGGTATGAGATTAGATGAAAATGACGAGATAGTTGCGGCATTACCTATTCATAAAGATACAGATAACTTAGCTATATTTACTACAAACGGTCTTGGTAAAAAGGTTGAACTTAATGAATTCCCTCTTCAAGGACGAGGTGGTAGAGGAACTATTTGTTCAAAAGAAGAAATTGCTGGAGCTTTAATGATAAGTGATGAAGATAATATTTTACTATGTGGTAATAAAAATTCATTATGTATCGCGGCAACCGAAATTCCACTTTTAGGCAAAATATCTTTAGGAAATATTATGATTAAAGATAATAAGATTCTTAAAGTCACAAAAATTTAAAATTTTTGGACAAAAATGAATAATCTATATACTATAATTTTCATATAATAATACCTGCTTAAGGGCAAGTATATCAATATCTTCTACTTTCTTTCTCAGTAGGGAGAAAGAAAGCTAGTCAAAGAAAGACCTACGGCGCCGGTTTTTACCGGTTGCCGCGTAGACTTTCTCACATTTTTTCTCAAATTGACTTAATAAAAAAAATATGATATAATAATATATATGATAAATAAAGGACAATAATAGATAATTTTATTGTTTTAAAAATCATATATATTATACAGTTTTGCCGCTCTTAATGGGAGGAAAAATGAAACAAATAAAGAGAAACAAAAAACATTCTAGTCGCATAAGTGATTCTAGTTGGCTTGGTATGAGTCTACTAACATTCTTTTATGGTAGTTCATTATTAATATTAATGCTATTGCCGCGACCAGAAACAACACTTGGCTCTCCTGAACTTGTCAATCAGTATTCGCTTAATTATGAGCAGAGTCAAATTTCAAATGAGGAAAACTCAGAAGATATTATTCCTTTAGAAAAAGAAAAAGAAGAAGTTACAACTGAAGTAACAATAGAAGAGGTAAATGATATTGGAGAAGAGCTTACCGCAGATGAAGTAGAAGTATATCAGCCTATTGGTACTGAATATGATTTACCATATTATGCAAATTATAATGGCTTTAAAAGTTATATGAGTTATAAAGCAATTTGTTTAAATGGCTCAAATGAATTATATTTGCAAAGAAATTATGCAGTAACAGATGAAAATGGTCTAAGGATAATTGACAATAGATATTGTGTAGCTATGGGAACTTATTTTAATTTATCAATAGGACAATATTTCGATTTGGTATTAGCAAATGGAACTGTTATACCTTGTATTATGTCTGATACAAAGTCAGATAGACATACAGACACTAATAATGTATATACAATACACTCTAATTGTTGTAGTGAGTTTATTGTAGATACAAACTATTTATCACAAAATGTAAAAAATCGTGGGAATATTTCATATGTCTTTGAAGAATGGAATAGTCCTGTTGTAAGCGTTATTGCTTATGAAGAAAATATCTTAACAGATTGAGGTAGTTAAAAATGAGTTTTGATAAAAATAAAATCGAAGAGCTATATCCTGGTGCGTTAATGTATGAAACTATGTTAATAAACAAGGGTAATGAAACTGTATTAAAAAAAGCATGTGAAAGTGATGAATATTTTGGACAACTTAAAAAAGATGGTTATTGGTATCAATATGAAAAACATTCTGCCGGAACTTATTTATTTTCAAGAAGCGCTAGTAGGACAACAGGATTGCAATCAGAAAAGAGTGATAATGTACCACATATTATAGATGCATTATCTTGCTTACCTAATGATACAATTATCATTGGAGAGATTTATTATCCCGGTGGTAGCTCAAAAAATGTAACTACTATTATGGGATGCTTACCACAAAAGGCAATTGAGAGACAAAATGGTTCATATGGTAAAATACATTATTATATCCATGATATTTTAATGTATAAAGGTGTTAATTTTGTAGTTGCAGAAACCGGTGCTTGGGAGAGATATAATATCTTAAAAAAGATATATGAATTACATAATCTTAATCGATATGACTTTATTGAACTTGCGGATGTATGGTGCGATAATCTTTATGAAAGAGTTGGAAATGCTCTTTCCGCAGGTGAAGAAGGTATGGTTATAAAGTTGAAGAGTGGGAAATATGAACCTGGAAAAAGACCTATGACTAATTTAAAAGCGAAAAAAGTTGATTTTGCAGATGTTATTATTATAGGTTTTGAAGAGCCAACTAAAGAATATTATGGTAAAGAACTTGACTCTTGGGGTTTTTGTATTGATGATAATAATAATCGCTTACAAGGTTCTTATAAAGACCTTATTGCGGCTGGATATAAACCTACTCCTGTGACAAAGCCTTATTATTATAAGTGGTTAAATGCAAGAATAAAAATTGGAGCATATGATAGTAAGGGTAATATTATAGATATTGGAACTATTCATTCTGGAATATCAGATGAAATGAAAGAAGATATGAGTATAAATCCAAATAAGTATCTTAATAAAGTATGCTCTATTCAGATGATGGAAATGGATAAAAAAGAACATACTATAAGACATGGATTCTTTAAATTCCTTAGAGAAGATAAAGAAGCTAAAGAATGTACTATTGAGAATATTTTTTAATATAAGGTTGCAGTAAGTTGAAAACTTGAAAATTTTTTGATATAATATTTATATCAAAAGAAAAGAAAACATTTTTAAGTTTAAAGCCTATCAAACTTGAAAAAATAAAAATTTTTTGATATAATATGTATATAAGGAAGATAGATATGAATTCGCATTTAAAAGGAATAGCAAAGAAGATATATTCTTTAGAAAAAGAATGTCAACAAGGAAATAATGTATTAGAAAATTTAGAAGAAATGGCTAAGTTATCAAAAAATCTTAGCGGAGATGAACTTCTTGAAATTGATGAATATATACAAGAAAAATTTTCTAAGTAATCTAATTCATTTTATATAAAGTGTCTATCACTTATAAAATAAAAAAAATATTTAATTAAAAGGAGAAAAAGAAATAATGGTAGCAGTAAAGGGCAATTCATTAAAGGTATTAAATTATTTAAAGGAGATTGGCGACACAAATGTGACATCAGCAGATATCGCAGAGGCACTTGGTCTTGAGAAGAAGTCAGTAGATGGTATCGTAACAGCAGGTCTTCAGAGAAAGGGTTATGCTAAGAGAGTTCCAGCTGAGATTGAAGTAACAGATGAAGAGGGAACAGTTTCTCATAAGCCAGTTAAGTTCATTAAGCTTACAGATGCAGGTTTATCTTATGACCATGAAGCAGCACTTGCTCAGGATGCAGCAGCTGCAGCAGCAGAGGATGCTGAGTAATTTATATACAATACTTGGGGTAGAGTAATATCTACCCCAATTTTTTTATCGGGTGAAGAAATGGGTATTACAATTGGATTAGGTATATTTTGTTTTATCTTGGTGATTGCATTATGGTTTGTATTGAATGTAAAAATTAAAGATAATACAAAAGCTAAAGATGAAAAAAATAAACTAGAATATCAAATAAGTAACCTTAAATTAGAAAAAGATAAATTAAATTATGAACAACTAAATACAAAAAACGATATAAAAAATCTAAAAGAACAAATTAATATTTATACAGAGAATTTACGCCAGATAGATGAAACTATTTCTAATAGTAAACAAAGGTCTCAAGAAGCATTTGAATCATATTGTGATATTCTAGATTCAGCATATAGAAATACAGAAGAAGAATATAGTGAATTAGAAGATAGTCTTAGAGAAGCTTATGCCATTGCGCAAGAAAAATTACTTGCGGAAACATCAGAAATTCAAAAAGAATTAGATAAAATAAAAGCAACTCGGACTGCCGCAATAGAAGCTCAAATTAGAGAAAAGAAGATTAAAGAACAGCAATCTTTCTATTGTTTAAAGATAAGCGACACTGATATTGCAGATATTCAAAAGTTAGAAAATATAAAAAAGACTTTAAATAAACCAAGAGTTTTAAGCATGTTAATTTGGCAAACATGGTTTCAAAAACCATTAAAAGCACTTGCCGCGAATATACTTAGCACTTCTACTGTTACAGGTATTTATAAAATAACTAATATTATCACAGGAGAATGTTACATAGGTCAAGCTGCAGATATTGCTGCTAGATGGTCAGAACATGCAAAGTGCGGTTTAGGAATAGACACTCCCGCGGTAATAAATTATATAAAGCAATGCAAGAGTATGGATTGCAATCTTTCTCTTGGGAGTTATTAGAAAAATGCGATAGAGCAGAATTAAATGAAAAAGAAAGATACTACATAGGTTTATATGATAGTGTCAATTATGGATATAACATTTTGAAAGGAAATAAATAAAATGTTTGAATTTTGGTTTACTAAATATATGGTTGAATTTATTATCAGTTGTGGTATAGGTCTTATATTATTATTATTCTATTTTATTTTTGAATTAATAAATATGAAACATGAAAAGAAAAAGAAAGAAAAATTTAATAAAGAGTTAAAAGAATTAAGGAACAATAAATGATTAAAATAGAACGAGATAGGGTAGGAAAAAATGCATATAAGGTTTCTAAAGTTTGGAAATTAGGTCCGCATATCTTTTTTAATGATGGAGATATTATATTTCGTTTTTGTTATTTAAGAACTAAATTGCATACTTTTTATATTCAATTATCTATTAATATTTGTAAAGATGGAGAATAAAATGAAAAATAATTATATAATTTCAAAAGAAGAAAAGCCTTGTTGCGTTTGCGGGAAGAAAACAAATAAAATTGAATATTGCTACGAAGCTTATATTTGCAGTCAAGAATGTGAAGATGAAATGAATAAAAAACTTATGGAAAGTGAGAATATGAATGATTAAATTAGAACATACAGTTTTACCTTCACCAGAGCAGATGGAATTTGTTATTGAAGGTATGAGAAATCCAATGAATAGCTGGGTGAAGAGTGATAGTGATACCACAAAATATGACGAGAGATATGATATTAATTTTACATTAGGTGAAAACGACCATTCGCTCATGCAGCGTCTATCTAAAGCTGGTACAGAACATAGGAAGTATATGAGAATGATGCCAGTGTATGTGAGAATTACAGCACCTCTATATTGGTGGAAAGAGTTTGATACTTACAAGGTTGGAACTGTAGCTAATAGCTGTTCAACTATGCACAAAATTCAGGAAAAAGAATTTACATTGGAAGATTTTTCAGTAGAGCATCTTGAGACTATTGCTAGATTTAATGATGATGGTGAGATGCATAAGCCTTATATGCTTATTAAATCAGTAATTGATTGTTTAAATGCTTGTAGAAAAACATATCTGAAAACAAAGTCAAAGACAGATTGGTGGCAAATGATACAGTTACTTCCATCATCATATAACCAAACAAGAAATGTAATGCTTAATTATGAAGTACTTTGTGATATTTACAAGCAAAGAAGAAATCATAAATTAGATGAATGGAGAGATTTTTGTTCATGGATTGAAAATTTACCATACAGTGAATTAATTATAGCTTCTGTTGAAAATAAATAAAAAATATGATATAATATTTATATAAAGAAAAGAAAAGTTGAGGATTTAAAAAAATGAGTAAAAGAGATGTTTTTATTAAAGAAATTAAAGAAGCAATTAATGTAGGTTTAGTTCTTAGTGAAGATGCAAAGAATTATTTTGATGCACTCTGTATAACAAAAGAAAATGATAAACCACAGTTCACAGAAAATGGTAAGCTTGTTTTAGATTATATGCAGAATAATGAAGATGCATTTAAGAATCTCTTTAATGCAAAAAGTATTGGAGAAGGTTTAAGTATTACTTCAAGAACTGCATCTGGCGCATTAAGAAAATTAGTTACTGATGGTTATGTTGAAAAGGTTGGAACAAATCCAGTAATATACGCAATTACAGCTCTTGGAAGAGAGCAGCATTTAGAAGATAATTAATCTTCAGTAGCTTGATAAAATAAAAAATTTTTGATATAATATATTATATAAAGAATTAATTTTAATTTAAGGAGAAAATAAGAACAATGAAGAAAATGATTAATTCAGTACATTTAGAAGGAAAGTTATATGAACATGATTTAGCAATTAAAACTGTTCAGAATAAGGAGTCAAGCAATTATGGAAAAGAGTATATTGCGGGAACTCTTAATTTAGCAACAGATGAAGATTGTCTTAATATTGTTAAGACACATTTTACTTTTGTAACAGAGTATACTGCAAAGGGCAGTAAGAATAACACATTTACAACTTTAAAATCTATTATTGAAAATGGAAAGACTGTTGTTGTAAATGGTAAAGATGAAGCTATGTTACTTGCTATAGATACTGCAACTGCACTTAATGATTTCTATACTCCTAACAGAACAACTGGAGAGGAAGAGTTAGTAAGTGCAAAGAAGTGTGAAGGTGGATTCGTTAAAGCAATTAGCGAACTTAATAAGAAAGTAGATAAGAGAAATCTTTTTATCGCTGATATTCTTATTAATGGAACAAGATTTGTTGAAGCTGATGAAGAGCATAATATAGATGAGCATTTAGTAATTAAAGGTGCTATCTTTAATTTTAGAAATGCAATTCTTCCAGTTGAATTTGTATGTTATGATAAGGGCGGAATTCAGTATTTTGAAAGCCTTGATGCAAGTTCAAACAATCTTACTTTTACAAAGGTCTGGGGACATATTAATAGTAAGAATATTTCTAACAAGAGAACTGAAGAATCAGCATTTGGTGCTCCACAGGTTATTGAGACAACAAGAAATGTTAAAGAATGGGTAATTGATGGAACATCTCAGACTGATGCTATTTATGCAATCGAGGAAGACGGAGATATTTCGCCAGAAGAAATTAAGACTGCTATGGCGGACCGTGAAAAGTATCTCGCAGAAACTAAGAAGAGAAATGAAGAATATCAGGCTTCAAGAGCTGCCAATGCTAATTCAACATCTGCAGCAACACCTGCTTCAAGTACTGTTAGCGCAGCAATGGGTGGTTTTAACTTTTAATTAAAGTGGGGCTATCCCCACTTTAATTTTTTCTCTGCTAGGCTCACTAGCAATCGCAATTTAGAATTGAAATTAGGTTTTGGATTTTTTAAATCAATTTTATAAGATAAGGAAGGTAAAGTATTTTAATGGCAGGAATAGATATTTTTAGCGTACAGCCTCATCAAGTTAGTAGAGACATGAGAGGGTATAGTGTGTTTATGTATGGCGGATGGAAGACTGGTAAAACTACTACCGCAGTAAAATTCCCTAAGCATTTTCTTTTAGCTTTTGAGAAGGGTTATTCTGCAATTCCAGGAGCGATGGCACAGCCAATTAATTCATGGTCAGAATTTAAGCAAGTTCTTAGACAGTTAAAAGACGATAAGGCGAAAGAAATGTTTGAGACGATTATTATAGATACAGGAGATATAGCATATGATTACTGCACAAAGTATATCTGTGCAAATAATAATGCAGATACCGTGTCAGATATTCCATTTGGTAAAGGTTATGGTCTTATCGAAAAAGAATTTGATGAATGTTTAAGAAAAATTGTACAGATGGGATATGGATTAGTAATTATATCACATGAAACAGATAAAACATTCACAGATGAAGGCGGAAACCAGTTTAATAAGATTGTTCCAACTCTTGATAAAAGAGCAAATAATGTTATTGCAAGAATGTGTGACCTTATTGGTTATACTCGCTCAGTAACTGATGAAGCAGGAAATGAAAAAGTTCTAATGTTTCTTAGAGGAACTTCAAGATATGAAGCTGGCTCTCGTTTCAAATATACTCCAGACTATATAGAATTAAGCTATGATAATTTAGTTAAAGCAATTGGAGATGCTATTGATAAGCAGATGGCAGAAGATGGTAGTGATTTATTTACTGATAAGAGAGAGAATGTTCATTTAGATACTTCTATGGAACTTGATTTTGATAAGTTAATGAAAGAATTTAATGATATCATTATTAATATTCCAGGCTCCGCAGATATTAAGCAAGAGACAGAAGAAGGAAAAACTTTTTCTGAATATTGGCAGCCAAGAATCACTCAGTGTATTGAAAGATATCTCGGAAAAGGAAAGAAAATTAAAGATGCAACAAGAGACCAGGTTGAGGCGATTGACCTTATTGTTACAGATTTAAGAGACCTTGTAAAATATAAAGAAATGTAATTTTAATGATAAAGGAGTATTTATTATAAATACTCCTTTATTTGATTTTATATAAAAAATATGATACAATATTTATAGAGGTGTATAAAATAATGAAATTAATAATTGCTGGAACAAGGTCTTTTCAAGACTATGATTTATTATGTAAAACATTAAAAGAAATAGAAATAGATAATATCGAAGAGATAGTCTGCGGAGGTGCGAGAGGTGCAGATAAGCTAGGAGAAAGATATGCAAAAGAGTTTGATTATTCTTTAAAATATTTTTATCCTAATTGGGAAAAGTATGGTAAATCCGCAGGAATAATTAGAAATCATGAAATGGGAGATTATGCAGATTATCTACTAGCCTTTTGGAATGGCTCTTCAAAAGGAACTAAAGATATGATAGATTATATGAAAAAAATTGGTAAACATGGGAAGGTGATAATTTATGGCGAAACATGAAGTAAAGTGTCCTATATGCGGAGAAATTTTTGATACTAACAAAATTCAGGCTGTTAGATATGGAATGAGAAGATATGCACATGCCGCATGTGACCCGAAGAATACTAATTTTGTTGAAATGGAATCACAAAAGGTTAAAAAAGAAGAAACTCAAGAAGACCGAGACTTAAAAATATTAAAAGACTATATAAATGCGCTTTATAAAGGAAAAGCGAATTGGGCGCTTGTTATGAAGCAAATTAAAGAATATAAAGAAAATAATAAATATAGTTATAGTGGAATGTTAAAGTCATTAATTTATTTCCATGAAATAAAAGGTAATCCAATAGATAAAGAACGAAAAGGAGTCGGTATCATTCCTTTTGTTTATGAAGATGCTAAAAATTATTATTACAATATTTTTATTACTACCCAACTAAACAATAATAAAGATTTTGCAATATATAAAGAAAAAATAAAAGAGGTAACGATAAAGGTTCCTGAGATAAAAAAAGCTAAACCTAAATTGTTTAACTTAGATGATTAAGGAGAGGTAAATGAAAAGTAATTATTGTGATATAGCTTGTCTAGTACAAGTTATAGGAAATATATATAATAATCCTAATTTATTAGATGCAACAGATAAATATTTCTTTTTAGAAGAGGATTTTGCAAATGATTTTCAGAAAATTGTTTTTGGAAGCATTTATAATTTACATCAATTAGGAGCAAAAAATATAACAATAGAAACTATTGAAGATTATTTGAATCAAAGACCAAAAAAATTAGCAATTTATAAAGCTAATGATGGTGCAAAATATATTCTTACTTGTGCAGAAAAATCTAATATATCAACTTTTGATTATTACTATAATAGAATGAAAAAAATGACATTATTAAAACAGCTTAATACTATTATAGGTATGGATTTAACTGATTTATATGACCCAGATAATGTTTTAGATATTAAAAAGAAACAAAAGCAAGAGGATTGGCTAGATAATACATCCCTCGAACAGATTGCAAATATTATAGATGATAAAATTTTACAAATTAGAATGAAGTATGTTGATGATGATGCAGATGGCGGAATTCAGGTAGGAGAGGGCGTCAATGAACTTCTAGAATCATTAAAAGCCAATCCAGAGTTAGGATACCCTCTTTTTGGAAAATATGTAAATACAGTTGTAAGAGGTGCTAGGTTAAAAAAGTTTTATCTGAGGTCAGCCGCAACAGGAGTTGGTAAAACTCGTTCTATGATTGCAGATGCTTGCTACATCGGATGCTCTCAGATGTATGATTTACATGAGAATAAGTGGATTAGCACAGGAAAATCAGAACCTACTATATATATAGCTACAGAGCAACCTCTTGATGAAATTCAGACTATGATGGTTGCTTTTTTATCAGGAGTAAATGAAGAACATTTATTAGATGGCAAATATTTAGAAGGAGAGTGGGAAAGGGTTCAAAAAGCAGCACAGCTTTTAAAGCAAAGTAAAATCTATTTTGAATATCTTCCAGACTTTTCTTTACAAGATATAGAAAATACAATTAAGAGAAATATTAGAGAGCATGAAGCAAAGTATTGTTTTTTGGATTATCTACATACTTCAATGAAAATACTTGAAGAGATAACTAAAAGAAGCGGTGGAGTGCGTTTAAGAGAAGATAATATTCTTTTTATGATTTCAATTAGATTAAAAGATTTATGTAATCAATATGGTATTTTTATTATGTCTGCAACACAGCTCAATGGAGATTATCGAGATGCAAAAGAGTATGACCAAAACTTATTGCGTGGAGCTAAATCTATTGCAGATAAAATTGATGTAGGTATGATTATGTTACAAGCATCAAAAGAAGATATCGAAGCTCTAGAATCGGTAATTAAACGCGGAGATTTTGATATTCCGGATACTAAAATATCTGTTTATAAAAATAGACGAGGTAGATGGAAAAACATTCTTATGTGGTGTAAGTCTGATAAAGGTACTTGCCGCATTGAGCCTATGTTTGTTACAGATTATAGTTATGAATTACAAGATATAGAAAATTTAAAGATTAAAATTTTAGATGAGAGTGAATTTTAAATATGCCAGAATTATATAGTTATAATAAAGATGAAATAAAAAATAGTTTGACTATTGAGCAAATTGAATCTTTAGTTAATGAGATGGGTGGAGAATCAATTAGAGAAGGTAGTTTATTAAAATGTCGAACTATTTGTCATAATGGAAATAGTAAAAAACTGTATTATTATGATAACACTAAATTATTTAGATGTTATACAGACTGTGGAGAGACTTTTGATATCTATGAATTAGTAAGAAAAGTAAAATCAAGAGAAGAGCCACATTTAGAAAAAGAAGATTCTCAATGGCAACTCCCTGAAGCTATTGATTATGTGGCTCAATATTTTGGATTCTCTCCTAATCAAAATGTTTATGATAGCAACTATCAATCACAAGAAGATTGGAAGATATTGAATAATTATGATAGAGTTAAGGATATTAATATCAATACTCAAATTGTAAAATTAAAGCAATATAAAGATGATATTTTAAAAAATTTACCTCAACCTATTATAATGCCTTGGATAAAAGAGGGAATTACAGAAGAAGTAATGATAAATGCGGGTATTCGATATAATCCAATTAATACAAGTATTGTAATTCCGCATAGAGATATTGACAATAGACTAATAGGAATACGAGAAAGAACATTAATAAAAGAAAATGAAATCTTCGGAAAATATAGACCAGCAAAAATAAATGGTATTTTATATAATCATCCGCTTTCATTTAATTTATATAATATAAACAATAGTAAAGACAATATAAAGGCTGCGAGAAAAGCTTTTGTTTTTGAAGGGGAGAAGTCACCTCTTCTATATGCAAGTTATTTTGGTAAAGATAATGATATTTCAGTTGCAGTTTGCGGAAGTGCATTTATTCAATATCAAGCTTGGATTCTTATTAATTTAGGGGTTGAAGAAATTATTATTTGTTTAGATAAACAGTTCCAAAAAAAGGGCGATGATGAATTTATAAAATTAACTAAAAATTTAACTAATATTTATCATAAATATGGTAATTTAGTTAAAATTAGTTTTATATTTGATAAATGGGATTATTTAGATTATAAAGATAGTCCTATTGATAAAGGTCCAGATGTTTTTATAGAACTGTTTAAAAGAAGAGTTAATTTATATTAGGAGGAATAAGGAATGATACAAATTATTGAAAAAGGTACAAGAAAAATAAGAAAATGTCCTGAGTGTGGATGTAAATTCAGTTTTGAAGCAGAAGATGTTAAAGAAACTTATACTCCGCCAAGAAGGGATGATGATTTTCTTTTAATTGCGGCAAGTAGAAGTACATATGTTGTATGTCCACAATGTTCAAAAACAATAACTGTCTGTGGGGTAAAATAATGCATATTCAGTTATATAATAGTCCAGTAAAAACAAATTCTGCGGAACTTCAAGTTATTTTAAACAGAGGAGTTTCAAAAGAAAATGTATATGAATATATAAATCCAACAGAAGAATATGTTAATCCACCAGAAGCCTTTGGATTAGATTTAATGGAGCGTGGTGCGGCAATGCTAATTAAGCATATTATGCAGAATCATAAAGTATTAATAATAGTTGATGCAGATTGTGATGGATATACTGCAAGTGCGCTTTTGTTAAATTATTTGTATGCGTCTTTTCCTTCTTTTGTTATAAATAATGTATCATACTTTCTTCATAGTGGAAAGCAACATGGACTTTCAGATTGTTGTGAAGAAGCAAAAAAATATGATTTAGTTATCTTACCGGATGCAGGAAGCAATGATATTAATTTTCATATAGAATTAGATAACCATAATACAGAAATTTTAATATTAGACCATCATGAGGTATCTAAGCCAGTAATGTATAGCAATACAGTTATTATTAATAATCAATTAACTCCATATCCTAATAAAGAGCTTTCTGGAGTTGGTGTCACATGGCAGTTTTGTCGTTTTTTAGATAAGTTAAAGAATACGAACTTCGCTAATAACTATTTAGACCTTGTTGCACTTGGAGATATGGCGGATATGATGAGCATCCTCTCACTTGAAACAAAATATCTCATCTTTGAGGGGTTTAAAGAAGAAAATATTAAAAACCCTTTTATATATGAAATGGCAAAGAAAAACTCTTTTTCTTTAAATAAATCTGATTATAAACCATCTTCAGAGCATGGTTTACAAATTACTCCAATGGGCGCGGCTTTCTTTATTGCTCCTTTTGTTAATGCAATGGTTAGAAGTGGAACACAAGAGGAAAAAGAATTGTTATTTCAATCAATGCTAGAATATAGAGCATTTGAGAGAGTTCTTTCAACTAAGAGAGGTCATGTGCAAGGAGAAATGGAAAGAATTGTTGACCAAGCTATACGAACATGCACAAATGTAAAAAATAGACAAACAAAAGCTCAGGATAGTGGGCTTGAACATTTGGAGGGTTTAATTGAAAAAAATCATATGTTAGACCATAAAGTTCTGTTATTCCTATTGGAACCTGGTGAGGTAGATAGAAATATAGCTGGCTTAATTGCAAATAAATTCATGGCAAAATATCAAAGACCTGTATGTATTTTAACAAAAGTAGTTGATAAAGAAAATCAATATGTAACTTATGAGGGGTCTGCACGTGGATATGGTAAAGATATGAATTTTAAAGATATTTGTATCGCCGCGGGAGCGCGATATGCAGAAGGTCATCAAGGTGCATTTGGTTTAGGTTTAGATTGTGGTAGCTTAGACCCAGATTATGGAGCTGAAGTGTTTGGAGAGCCAATACTACAATTTATAGATGATACAGACTCTATTCTTAAGAATATGAATGAAGACCCTATTTATTATGTTGACTATATTTGGGATGCTAAAAATATGACTTCTGAGAATGAAGGACAAAAAATATTAGAAATAGCTAATATGAATGATTATCTAGGCAAAGATTTCGAGAGACCACTTGTTTATATAAAAAATATTAAAGTTAATAAAGACACTTTTAAAGTAATGAAATCAAATACTTTAAAATATATTAATCCAGTTGCTGATATTATTCAATTTAATGGCACAGAAGAAGAAATTAATACTTTTAATAATGGTAATGATTACATGATTAATGCTGTTTGTAAATGTAATTCTAATGAGTGGAATTATGAAGTGAATCCGCAATTGATTATGGTTGATTATGAAATTGTTGATATGAAAGAAGCTTCTTTTGTTACAGCGTGGGGGTTTTAAAATGACTTTAACATATTATGATAAATTTGCTTTTATTCCAACAAGATGCTTTTATTGTAATAGATTATTTTGGTTAGAGGGGTACAATTATTCAGAAATGGATATTTGTACTTCTATTGCTCCAATAATAAAAAATAAATGTAAGGAATGTATAAAGAAAAAAAAATAAAAAAGAAAAAGTATCATTGTATTGATTTTAATTTTAAAATATGATATAATATTTATATAGATAAGAAAGGAAAAGAATAATAAAATGATAGATATATTTGGTGGTAAATTTGGATTTTTAAGTAATTTTTATGAAGTTCCGATACTTTATAATGGAATATTATATAATTCAACAGAAGCTGCTTTTCAGGCTGCTAAATGCAAAACAGATGAAGAGAGGCGTAAGTTTATTGGCTTAAGACCTGGTGCAGCTAAAAGATTAGGCAGAAGAGTTGAGTTAAGAGATGATTGGGAAGAAATTAAAGACCAAGTAATGTATGATGTTTGTAAACAAAAGTTTACAGAGAATGAAGACCTTAAAATTAAACTTTTACAGACTGGACTGGAGCCAATAGTAGAAGGTAATACTTGGGGAGATACTTATTGGGGTAAATGTAAAGGAGTAGGACAAAATAAATTAGGTCAAACTCTTATGCGCATCAGAAATGAATTGTATGAACAGGAGGCTAATGTATGATAGATATGTTATATAATATTTTTAGACATTGGTCTATGACTGGTTCTGTTTGGATTTTATCTGACCCACATTTTAATGATAGTGATTGTAAGTTAATGGATAAAAATTGGATAACTCCAGAAGAACAGGTTCAAAGAATTAATAAATTAGTTTATAGAAATGATACTTTAGTTTTATTAGGGGATATAGGAGACCCAAAATATTTAGAACAATTAAAAGTAGATTATAAGGTATTAATTTGTGGTAATCACGACTATTCATGTTTAGGTAAATATCGAGATTACTTTAATGAAATTTATACTGGTCCTGTTTTTATTGCTGAAAAAATTCTATTATCACATGAACCTATAAAAGGGTTGTCTTGGTGTTTAAATATTCATGGTCATGACCATTCTAATATAGAGGGGTGTGATGATATATATCATCTCAATTTAGCAGCAAATGTTTGTAATTATACTCCTGTAAACTTAAATAAAATAATTAAAGATGGTCGTGTTAGCGCAATTACTTCTTTAAATAGAATGACAATAGACAAAGCAAATGAAAGACATAAAAAAGAAGATAAAACAATTTTCATAAATAACATTATTCCAGATTATGTTAGTGGATATTTAAGATATGGACATTATGAAGGAGAGATTGTTTTATCTAAAGAAGAATATGAAGAGTTTTTGAAAAACCCTAAAGACTTTGCTATTAATAATGATATTACAGATAGTTTGAAATTAAAAATTGATGATTATCGTGTCGAAGGTATAGGAGCAGCCGACTATAGTGATATGACTTTTTATGAGGTAAAAAAATAATGATATTAACGAGAAAACAAGAGGAAGGACTTAAAATAGTTTTAGATAAGCATAAAAAGGGAGATAAATATGCAGTTATTGCGGGGTACGCTGGAACTGGAAAATCAACGCTAGTTAAGTTTATTATTAGCGCATTAAATGTTTCTCCAGAAAAGGTAGCTTATGCTACATATACAGGCAAAGCCGCAGAAGTCTTAAGAAAAAAAGGAAATCCTGGTGCTTGTACTCTTCATCATTTATTATATGAGCATTATCCAAAAGCAAGTGGCGGATTTGGTAGGCGTATAAGAACGGAGTTAAACTATACAGTAGTAGTTGTAGATGAGGTGTCTATGGTTCCGAAATCAATGGTAGATTTACTTATGACACATCATATTTTCATTATCTTCCTTGGTGACCCATTTCAGCTCCCACAGATTGATAAAACTGAGGAAAATGACCTCCTCAAGCATCCTGATGTATTTTTAGACGAGGTTATGAGACAAGCCGCAGAAAGCGAAATTATTAGACTTACAATGAAAATTCGTAATTCTGAATCAATCCCCTTTATGAAAGGCAATGAGGTTTGTGTAGTTAAAGAAAATGAATTAAATACTGGCATGCTAACATGGGCAGACCAAATTTTAGTTGCTACAAATGCAACTCGACATTCTATAAATGACCAAGTAAGAGGCTTGTTAGGCTATTCAGGATTACCAAAAAATGGAGAAAAAATTATTTGTAAACGAAATTATTGGGATGATACAAATGAAAATGGAGATGCTCTTGTTAATGGTACAACAGGAATACTAATTAATCCATGCACTAGCTTTATTAGAGTTCCTAATCGTATTCAAACAGATGAAAGAGAAGTACCAATTATAATTGGCGATTTTAAGCCTGATGGCGGCGATACTTTTCCTTTATTAGATATGGATAGAACTTTCTTTACTAAAGAAGAACCTTTTTTAGATTGGCGAGTTCAATATCAGCTTGGAAAAATGAAATATATATATGGTGATTTAATTCCTAAAAACTTTACTTATGCTTATGCAATTACTTGTCATAGCGCACAAGGCAGTGAATGGGATAAAGTTTTAGTTATTGAAGAATCTTTTCCAAATATTAAGATAGAACATGCAAGATGGTTATATACAGCCGCAACTAGAGCATCAGAAAAATTAGTAATTAGGAGAAATGAGTGATGAAAAATATATGTGTAATATGTTCTAAAACAATTCCTGATAATTTAAAGAGTTATAAAATAAAAAAGAGAATATTGTTCAAAGATACAGATAATTCAAATTGGTTTGCATGGGGAGAGGCAGAAATTTGTGAAAATTGTATTAATGAAATAAGAAAAAATATAAAAAACGAGAACATTTAGTTCTCGTTTTCTTGATTTTATATAAAATATATGATATAATATTTATATAATAAAGAAAGTTGGTAATTAATTAATGTTTGATAGATTTGAACCTCACTCTCACACAATGTATAGTAATATTCGTTTACTTGATTGTATTAATAAACCAAAAGATTTGGTTAATAGAGCTATAGATATTGGTCTTAAAGGTATTGCGATAACAGACCATGAAGCATTATGTTGTCATATCGAAGTTAATCAATATGCACAAGAGATTATTAAAACAAATCCAGATTTTAAAATCGCACTTGGCGATGAAATATATCTTGTTGATAAAAGAGAAAAAGGAATTAAATATTATCATTTTATTCTGATAGCAAAAGATGCGATAGGACATAAACAACTTAGAAGAATCTCTTCTATTGCTTGGTTAAACTCTTACACTGATAAAATGGAAAGAGTTCCAACTTTAAAAGAAGATTTAGAAAATATTGTAAAAGAAGAACCTGGACATTTAATTGCAACAACAGCTTGTTTAGGCGGAGAGCTGTCTTCAAATATACTGGTAATGGAAGAAGCTAGAAAACTTGGAGATAATCAAACCGCAAATGAAGCAAAAAATAAGATTATTGATTTTGTTTTATGGTGTAAAAAAGTTTTTAATCAAGACTTTTATTTTGAAGTTGCACCTGCCGCAAATAAAGAACAAATAACAGTAAATAAAAAAATGGTTGAATTATCTGCGACTTTTAATGTTCCTATCGTTATTGGTACAGATGCGCATTATTTAAAAAAGAGTGATAGATTTGTACATAAGGCATATCTAAATTCAAAAGATGAAGAGCGTGAAGTAGATTCTTTTTACGAATATAGTTATTTACAAACTGAAGAAGAAATTAAAAAGAATTTAGAGCCATCTATTATAGATATGTTTAGTATTATGTGCGCAAACTCAATGGATATTTATAATAAAATTGAGAATTATTCATTATTACATTCTCAACAGATACCTAAAGTAGAAGTAAAATATTATCCTCGATGGGAACATAAACCATGTGGAGATGATATGGAGTTAAATAAATATCCAACCTTAATTGATTTATTCATGTCAGAAGACAAAGTTGAAAGATATTGGGTAAATGAATGTATTAATAAATTACATGTTCTAGGAAAACTAAATGATGTTTATTTATCGAGACTTGAAGAAGAAGCTGATATAAAAAGAACAATAGGAAAAGCACTTAATACTAATATGTTTGAATATCCAATAACTCTTCAACATTATGTAGATATGTTTTGGGAATGCGGCAGTATGGTTGGAGCAGGAAGAGGTTCTTCTTGTTCAGGATTAAATCACTATCTCTTAGGAGTTACACAGCTAGACCCAATCGAATGGGATTTGCCTTTTTGGAGATATCTTAATAAAGAGAGATTTGAGCTTGGTGATATAGACTTAGACCTTTGTCCAAGTAAAAGACCTTTAATATTAAAAAGAATAAAAGAAGAGCGTGGAAAGAATTTTTTACCAGAGGTTGATGATATTACAAGAAAGAACTGCGGATGTACACTTATTGCAACTTTTGGTACAGAGACAACAAAAAGTGCAATTCAAACTGCATGTAGAGGATACCGTAGTGAAGATTATCCAGACGGAATTGATGTAGATACTGCGCAGTATATGTCATCATTAATCCCGGAAGAAAGAGGATTTTTATGGTCTCTTGATGAAGTTGTCAATGGAAATAGCGATAAAGGTAGAAGACCAGTTACTTCATTTTTAAATGAAGTAAATCAATATCCTGGATTATTAAATATTATTTTGGGCATTGAGGGATTAATTTCTCGTAGAGGTAGTCATGCATCTGGAGTTATTCTTTTTGATGAAGACCCATATCAATTTGGATGCTTTATGAGAACTCCTAGTGGAGATGTCATTACACAGTATGACTTGCATATGTGCGAAGCCGCAGGTCTTACAAAATATGATTTCTTAGTTACAGAAGTACAAGATAAGCTCGTACAAGCAATTCAGTTTTTACAAGATTATGGAGAAATTGAAAAAGATTTATCTTTAAAAGAAGTTTATAATAAATATTTTCACCCTTCTGTATTGCCTCTTGATGATAAACAAGTTTGGGATAATATTGATAATGTAAATATTCTTGATTTGTTTCAGTTTGATTCTATTGTTGGTAGTCAGGCTGCAAAAAAGATTAAACCTAAGAATATTTTAGAGTTAAGTGATGCAAATGGTCTTTTAAGATTAATGACAGCAGAAGAAGGCGGAGAGCAGCCTATGGATAAATATATCCGTTTTAAAAATAACATTGAACTTTGGTATGATGAAATGGATAATTATGGTTTAACAAATGCAGAACAAAAAACACTTGAACCTCATTTTAAAAAATCTTATGGAGTACCACCTTCTCAAGAGCAGTTAATGACAATGTTAATGGATGAAAATATTTGCGGATTCTCGCTTAAAGATGCTAATGCCGCAAGAAAAATTGTTGGAAAAAAGCAAATGAGTAAAATCCCAGCTCTTCATAAACAAATTTTAGACCAGGCAAAATCAGAACAGCTTGGAAAATATGTATGGGACTGCGGAGTAGGACCGCAAATGGGCTATTCTTTTTCTACTATACATGCACTTGCATACTCTTTTATCGGATTTCAAACAGCTTATATTGCTACCCGTTGGAATCCTATATATTGGGATACTGCGTGCTTAGTTGTAAATAGCGGGTCTCTTGAAGAAGATGAAGATATAGAGTATGAATATGATAATGAAGATGAGTTAAAGAAAAAAGAAAAAGGTACTGATTATACAAAAATAGCAAAAGCCATTGGCGCGATTACATCAAAGGGAATTGAAGTATCTCTTGTTAATATAAATACTTCGGATTATGGTTTTAAGCCAGATGTTGAAAATAATCGAATCTTGTATGGATTAAAAGCTATTAGTGGAATTAATAAAAATACAATAGATGTAATTAAACAATTAAGACCATTTTATGGTATAAAAGACTTTATGTTTAAAATACAATTACCAAAAACGGCAATGATTAATTTGATTAAGAGTGGAGCTTTTGATGAAGTTGATAAAGATTTTTCTAATAGACAATCTATTATGATATATTATATTAGTCAAGTTTGCGAGCCTAAAAAGAAATTAACATTACAGAATTTTAATGGCTTAATACAAAATAATTTAGTTCCAAAAGATTTAGAGTTATATGTGAGAATATATAATTTTAATAAGTATCTAAAAACTCATCGAACAGGTTTATATTATGTTTTAGATGGAAGTTGTATTAGCTTTATAGAAAAATTTATCCCTGAAGCTATGAATGATACAGAAAATATAAATAATTATATTTGTTTTAAACAAACAGTTTGGGACAATTATTATAAAAAGAAAATGGACATGGTAAGAGCATGGTTATCTGAAAACCAAAATCAATTATTGTATGATTATAATTTATTATTATTTAAACAAATGTGGAATAAATATGCATTAGGAACAATTTCGCATTGGGAAATGCAATCTTTATGTTTTTATTTCCATCCACATGAATTAAGTAATATAAATAAATATACTTATGGATTAAGTGATTTTAATGATTTAAGTTCAGAACCAGAAGTAGACTACTTCTTTAAGAGAGGAAAGTCTAGAATTCCAATCTTTAAACTTTCTACTATTATTGGTACTGTAGTTGCAAAGAATGATAGTAAATCATCAATTTCTTTATTAACAACAACAGGTGTTGTGAATGTAAAATTTACAAGAGAGTATTATGCAATGTTTAAAAAACAGATTAGTAGAAGAAACCCTGATGGAACTAAAACTGTTATGGAAAAAGGTTGGTTCACACGAGGAACAATGTTAATGATAACAGGCTTCAGAAGAGAAGATACTTTTGTTGGAAAAACTTATAAATCAACAAATGCGCATCAGTTGTATAAAATTACAAATGTTATGGGAGATAAAATGCAAATTACCCATGAAAGATGGACATCTGTAGACGCTTTTGAAGAAGAAGAATATTATGATTAAAGGAGATAAAAAATGTCAGAATCACAAAAACATGATGCTGTAAACCACCCTTCTCATTATTGTAGAGAAGGGTCTATGGAATGTATAGATGAAATGATTTTACTTTTTGGTAAAGAAGAGGTTAAATCTTTTTGTAAATTAAATGCTTGGAAATATAGAAAAAGAGCGCTTTTTAAGAATGGTGAGGAAGATATGCGGAAATCAGATTGGTATATCAATAAATATAAGGAACTATGTGATATACCAAGACCTAGTGATGATGTAAAATTAGGTTACACAGAATAGTTTCCATTGGTCAAAAATATATAACTTTTATATAATAAAAGTTATATATTTATAGACTCAAAAATATAAAAATAATGGAGGTTCTAATGAAAACTATTATAAAAAGAGATGGAAGAGTACAGAAATTTGATAGAAATAAAATTATTGATGCTGTGCTTGCCGCGTTTAAAGATGTTGACAATGGTAATGTAGATGATTATGCTATTGAGAAAGCTGGTAATATTGCAGATTATATTAGCGATATTGCAGAAGAAAAAACTTTAACAATAGAAGAGATTCAAGACTATGTTGAAAAAGGTCTTATGTCAACAAAAAGAAAAGATGTGGCAAAATCTTATATATTATTTCGTGAAAAAAGAAATAAAAAAAGAAAGAATACAATAGATGACACAATTAATGAAATTGTAGATTCTTCAAATGATTATTATTTACATGAAAATTCAAATAAGGACGCAATGCTTGCTACTACACAGAGAGATTATGTAGCTGGTGAAGTTTCAGTAGATGTAACTAAAAGATTTCTATTACCACAGGAAATTGTAGATGCTCATGAAAAAGGAATTTTGCATTTCCATGATGCAGATTATTTTATTCAAAGAATTTATAATTGCTGTTTAATAAATTTGGAAGATATGCTACAAAATGGAACTGTTATAAGTAAAACAAAGATTGATAAACCTCATAAATTTTCAACAGCTTGTAACATTGCCACACAAATAATTGCTCAAGTTGCAAGTTCTCAATATGGAGGACAGTCAGTAAGTTTAGCTCATTTATCTCCTTTTGTTGAAGAAAGTAGAAAGAAATTTAGAAAAGATTATCCAGAGCTTTCAGAAGAGACTATTGAAAAAATGGTTTTAAATGATGTTCGCGCAGGTGTTCAAACCTTACAATATCAGATAGTTACTTTGATGACTACAAATGGTCAAGCTCCTTTTATTACTGTTTATATGAACTTAATAGAAGCTGAAGAAGGACAAGACAGAGAAGATTTAGCTCTTGTTATTGAAGAAGTGTTAAAACAAAGAATACAAGGTGTAAAGAATGAAAAAGGTGTTTATATTACTCCGGCTTTTCCTAAATTAATTTACGCTCTTGATGATATAAATATTCATAAAGATAGTAAATATTGGTACTTAACACACTTAGCTGCTCAATGTACTGCTAAAAGAATGGTTCCAGACTATATTTCTAATAAGATTGAAAAAGAAATTAAGGAAGGCGATTTATATCCTTGTATGGGCTGTCGTAGCTTCTTGACAGTTGATAGAATGAAGGAAAATTATGCTCATGCCTTAAATTATGATAAAAATAAAGGTAAATACTATGGCAGATTTAATCAAGGTGTTGTTACTATTAATTTAGTAGATGTTGCATGTTCTTCTAATGGAGATTTTGATGAATTTTGGAAAATATTAGAGGAAAGACTTGAATTATGTCATATAGCTTTAAAATGTAGACATGGTAGATTATTAAATACATCTTCTCAAATTGCACCAATATTATGGCAACATGGCGCAATAGCAAGATTAAGTAAGGATGATAATATTAATGAATTATTATATCATGGTTATTCCACTATATCTTTAGGTTATGCAGGATTATATGAAATGACATATCGAATGTTAGGAAAATCTCATACTACAGAAGAAGGAAAGCATTTTGCTTTATCCGTAATGCAGTATCTTAATGATAAATGCGAACAATGGAAAGCTGCAGAAGATATAGATTATTCTGTATATGGAACCCCTCTAGAATCAACAACATATAAATTTGCAAAATGTTTGAAGAAAAGATTTGGTATTATTGAAAATGTAACAGACCATGATTATATTACAAATTCTTATCATGTATGTGTAAGAGAGAAAATAGATGCTTTTAAGAAATTAAAACTTGAATCAGAATTTCAGAAACTTTCTCCTGGTGGTGCAATCAGTTATATTGAAGTTCCAGATATGCAGAATAATATTGAGGCTATTGAATCAGTTTTACAATTTATTTATGGCAATATTATGTATGCAGAAATTAACACCAAATCTGATTATTGTCAATGTTGTGGATACACCGGTCAAATAATGATTGAAGAAGATGACAATCATAAACTTTATTGGAGATGTCCTAACTGCGGTAATACAGATACTAGCAAGATGAATGTTGCCAGAAGAACATGTGGATATATAGGCACGAATTTTTGGAATCAGGGGAGAACAGAAGAAATAAGAGATAGAGTATTACATTTGTAATTTTTAAAAATTTATGATATAATTAATAAAAAGAAGAAAGGTAAGAAAAGAATGGCTAATATTCAGTTAGGAACTATATATGAGATTAATAAACAGATTATAAATCAAGGTCAGCCTTTAGACCCCCTTGAGTATAATAAAAAGCTTAATCAAGTTTCTGGATATATGAGTGATAAACAGACATATTTTATACTTGTAAATAATGAAACACATTATTATACATTGTTTAATTGCAAGAATGCAGATTGGGATAACATTACTTTAAAGTTATCAGAAATTCTTCATTCTCTTGGAGAGGTTATGGATATTATTAAGCAATCTGAGGGAGATGCCTATGAGATATGGATAAGAAATCCGCAGTTAAATGATAGCTTTGTATATTATTTAGCAGATTGGTCACAAGGAGTAATTGAGTGCTAATGGATAAAATAATTGTATTGTTTAATATAGGAGATTATGACCAAACAATAGCTATCTATAAGCGTGGTATAGGCGTAGAGTTACAATCTGCGCCTACTGACTCTTTAGTCGATGCTATAATTGGTTTTTGTAAAGAGTATTCAATAAATGATATAGACTTAGTAGGAAATACAGCTTATCTTGAAAAATATAAAAAAGATTTCTTTACTAAGTATGATTGTGAAGATTTGAATATAAATATTGTTTCGAGATAAAAGGAGTTAATAAAATGTCAAAATATTTAATAAAAACACAAGAGCAATGGAGAGTAGACTCAGAGTCTGAAGCAAAAGCTCTTATTGAAGAAGCTAAAAATGAAAAAACTTCTATTTTAGCAAAATATTCATCAGAATATAAAGAGCAGAAGGTTAAAGGTGAAGTTGTTCAGTCATGGTATCGTGTTACTCTTAATAGAGTATTCCAGGAAGAGAAAGAACCAGATTCTACTATTTCAGTAGATTATTCAAGAAAATTTGGCAGTTTCCCAACAATAGCAAGGAATGATGAGGAGGATGAAGATTAATGAGTCTTTTAAGTAATACATTTATGATTAATGTTAAAAAATTGCGGGACGATGCTATTATTCCTACTCAGGGTTCAAAGTATGCTGCCGGATATGACCTCTATGCAGCTATAGATGCTCCAATTACAATAAAATCTGAAGAAACTGTTAAAATTGGAACTGGCTTAGCTTTTGAGTTACCTGAAGGATTCTTTGCAGGAATCTTTGCTAGAAGCGGATTGGCTACTAAGCAAGGGCTTAGACCAGCTAATTGCGTAGGTGTGGTTGATTGTGACTATCGAGGCGAAGTTATCGTAGCTATTCATAATGACTCGAATAGAAATACAGTTATCTCGCCTGGGGATAGAATTGCGCAAATGATTTTATTACCATATCAATCAATGGAATTCACAGAAGTTAATGATTTGAATGAAACAGATAGAGGAGATGGCGGTTTTGGTTCTTCCGGAAATAACTAATATTTCAACTACTATTGATGCAAGTAATTTAAGTACTGGAGTGATAACAGCAGAAAAAATTGTTGCCAATGATATACGTGATGATTTTGGAAATAAATTTGTTACTTTTAGAGATTTAGAATATTATCATAATAAGATGATGAAAGAATATTACTATAAAGGAAATAAAAATTTTACTTGTATGTTTGATGGAGAGTGTTAATTCACTCTCCATTTTTTTTTATTTTCTACATTAAACTCATTGACTCTAAAGAAAAAATTTGATATACTAAATGTAAGAGAAAAAATCTGCTCAGGTTGCAGACACTCGTAAATAGAAAACAAAATTAGGTTTTGGATTTTTTTAAATCAAATTTTAGATAGGAGAAAAAAACAATGAATATATTAGCATTAGATGCCAGTACTAAATCAACAGGTTGGAGTATTAAAAGTGAAGAAGTAAGAGACTCAGGATGTATAGCTTCCGCAAGTACATCAATAGAGAAAAGAATTGCATATATGCGAGATGAGATACTAAAACTTATAAAAAAATATAATATAGATATAATAGTAATAGAAGAAGTTCATGCAGAGTATACGCATAATTCAACAGTTAATCAAAAATTAAATTGGTTACAAGGATGTTTAAGAGTTGCAGTTTGGGAATATAATAAAAATATAAAAATTGAGACTATACTACCAAGCTCTTGGAGAAGTGCTATTGGTATTCATACGGGACGTGGAATAACAAGAGATAGGTTAAAAGCGGCAGATATAGAATATGTAAAAAATAATTATAATAAAATAGTAAATGATGATGAAGCAGATGCTATTTGCATCTTAGATGCCTATTTAGTAAATGGGACTACAAATGCCCAAAAAGTTAAAGCTAATAGTATACCTAGTAAATCTGCTTTTTAAAACAAAAAAATAGGAGAGGTCAATAAGACCTCTCCTTTAATTTATTAAAAAGAAAATTCGTAATATCAATAATTTCTTCTCCATAAGTTGCAATAAAATCTGCAATTAGCTCTTCTTGGTCTAATGTCAAATTAATTTGATACGAAAACATTGCCGCATGCGCTAGTTCATGACATAAGACTTTTTTTAATGACCTTCCATACAAATCCTCTCTAAGATAAATAATATTAGTATTATTATCGCATGAACCGAGGGTATATGAGCCATCACTTCTTTGTAATTTTTCATTATCTTTTTCAACAAAATAAACCCTCCAATCAATACCATTTATTTTCATTATTTTATCTTTGCAGCTAAATTAGCTATTTTCTGTTGGAGAACTTGTTTTTCTTCTGGAGTAGAATCTTTTATCATTTCTGTGATATCACTACCTAATTCTTTAATATAGTTATCTAATTCATGCATTTGAGTAGTACTATCTTTGTGCATTTCCTTAGATTCCATATACATGCGGCGGCTCATACCGCTTCTACCCTCTCTAGAATCACGCATCATTGTCTTTGGAATTTGTTCTGTATACATCATTCGTGTACCAGTATATCCAGTTCCCGCACCAGGTTTGTCATCATAATACATTCTTCCATATTCTCTATCTACGTCTCTATAGTAATCTGGATATCTTTTATCTGTATAATAATGTATTTCTTCTTTCTCTTTTTCTTCCATAGCTTCTGTAATTGTGCAATAATAAATAGCTTCAGATAGGTCCTTTATCATATCAACAGCTTCGCCTAACTCTTTAGCATTTACATTTTGCATATTTCCCATTTGCGCTTGGATAACACTGGTTAATTGCTCTTTCATACTTTTTAAGTTATTCATAAGGACTCCTTTCTTTAAGCTACTCGCTCAACAATTAAATTAGCATTTTGTACTAAGATAGTTACTCCACTTGTATTTGTAACTGCTATTGTAGCACAACAATTTTTAGGCACATCTACAAAAATATCTGCAGAAACATTAAAATAATTACTAACTGCGGCTGGTGTAACAATCATTCTAGTAGCGGAGATTGGTTCTCCATCAAGAGAGATAGTTACTGAAATTGGACCAGCAGTACCGCCATCTGGCAATGCGATATTTGCTCCAAAACTAGCTCTAAATCTTGCTCTACATTGGGTAGAAGTCAGGCCGCGTAATTTTACGAGACCTGAACCTTCTCTATGAACAATAGAGCAATTACCTGACACCGGAGTGTCTGTAAATATTACATTTGAATTTGCTGTTACTGTCTGAACTGCATTTGCTGTAATCTCCATTATAGACCTCCTTTAATTAGCCTGCACATGCACAACAACCACAATTATTGTATCCATAATTTCCTGTGTAAGGATTAGGAACAATATATGCTGGGTTTGGACTTGGTGCTAAAGTGTGAACAAGATATGCATTCTGAGCTTGCTGAGAAGCAGCAAACTTAAGAGCCTGATTGTCTGCTGTAAGAGTAGCAATCTTATCTTGTAATGCTTGAGTATTCATATCCTGGATAGCAGCTAAGATACTACGAGTATTAGCATCATTTCCTAATGTTATTGCCTGCGCAGCATCCGCTATAGTCTGACGAGTCTGGCAACTCTGTTCAGCTAAGCGATAATTTAAGTCAGCTGATTGCGTTGCAGACTGGAATTTGTTATCGCAGCAGCACTGACTCATCTGATTACTTAACGCGGTAATTTGAGCAGTTACTGCGTTAGTATTCTGCATATCTGCTATTGTTTGCTGTGTAATATTGTTATTTACCTGACCAAAGCCATTTAACATACCAGTATTCATAGCATAGAATCCATCGCAGATACCGTTGTTTACATTGTCGATTTTCCTTTCGATGTTAGCGAAATCTGAAGTTAAAATATAACCATCTGTTATACCACTACCTGTAGAATCTGAACCTCCGAAGAGTCCACCTCGTCCATTTCCCCATCCGCCAGCAAAGCAGAATAAGAACAAGATAATAATCCACCAGGCACCTCCGTCATTCCAACCGCCATTGTTACAGTTATTATTGCCGGTTGCCGCAGCAATATCGGCTAATGAATAACCACTGTTTGAATTGAACATTTCTTTTGTCCTCCTTATAAAATTTATTTATTTAACGCCTAACATTTGTTTAAAGGCATTAAAATCTTTATCAAAATCTCCACCTTGACTATTAACATAATTTCTAACAAAATTCTCAATACCATTTGCATTATTAGCTTTTGCTAAGTCTGTTAATGTCTTCATATTAGGATTTTGTTCTAAGATTGACAGCATTAATTGCTGTGGGTTAGAACCATTTTTTATCATTCCAAGTAGTTGCATTGGATTTATTCCATTACTCATTAAAACCTCCTATTAAAAACTCATAGTTGCTTTGGGTGTTTCCTTTTTATCTCTTTCTTCCAATAGAGACTTCAATTGTGCAACAACCTTGTCAAACTCTTCCTTAGTTACATATTCTTGCGGAAGTGTGGAAATTTCTTCTTGCAAAGAATAAGAATTCATTATAGCTATTCCATTTTCGCTTATCTGCTTTGTATAAATTCTTTTATTAGCAATATCTGGGAATAGATATAGACTTCCATCAAAATCAATCTGAGAGGCTTTAGCCTCATCTATTGAAGAAACCGGTCTTCCTTTTAATGTAGGTTGTTGTGGTTGTGGTGCTACAAACTGTGGTTGCGGCGTTGGTGCTTGCTGGTAGTATTGTGGCAAGCTATATGGCGACTGAGTTTGTTGACCAAAATAAGGCATTTGATTATACATTTTTCTTTTCTCCTTTCCCTTGCAATACTATATAAAAATAGCGTTAAGTGATTTATGTAGAATTGTCATGAAATTTTGGAAAATTTTAACTATTTCATGTAGAAATTCGCAATTTAACAGGAGACATACGATTATTTTTTAAAGTGAAAACTTGTCCGAATTGACAAAGAAAATTAGATTACAGCTAATTACAAAAAAGAAGGCGGGTATTTTAACCCGCCAGACTATTTGTAATTACTGTCTTAGTAGAAGTAATATTGTTCTCTTTCTTTTTTGATACAACCTTAGTTGCTACAGTAATAGTGCCAGCCGCAGAAACAAAAGAGAGAACATGTCTTTCTATTTCAGTATATGCAGCGGTGTATCCCGCACTTAGTTCTGGTTGTATAGTTGAAGTGATTGTATAATAATTAGTTGTAACAGAATCCGCGTTTCTAAATTCTTGTACTATTGTTTTTACATGTGTACTAGAATCCTCTTGCTCTGTTGTTACACAATCAACTCCTAATAAAAATTGTTCTTCAAGATTATTAACTCCAGTAGAACCTCTTAAAGGTTCTACTAGAAATTGTTTTACTGCAATTTGGTATGTAGTATCTGAATTTTCAGCTTTTTTAGTTAAGCTATTTATTGTGGTTGTTATCATTATCTGCTCTCCTTTATTACATTTTATCTAAGTAATAAACATAAACATTGTTCTTTGCATCATCATATCCTAAACCATTAGACCATATATTCCAATAATTTGCATTACTCCATATTTCATATAAATTATTATAATATAAAGTATTGTTGGTTTTTGTGTTTGAATTTACATAAATATTTAAAATATTCTGATTATTCCTATTATAAATACAACGACTAATATTATTCATATTATTATTTTGAAGATAAAGATTGCCTCTTAAATTAGGACAATCTGAATATGTTGAATATAAATCTATTGTATTTGGTCCACTATATGCAGTAATTAAATTTTTACAATTACTATATGCACCTTCCATTAGTCTAACATTTGGCATTTCAAAAGCTTCATATAAATTATCGCAACCAATAAAAGTTTCAAATAAAAAGGATACATTATTTAATATTCTATTAAATAAAGGTCCGAAGCCCTCTTTGTTCAAACATCTACAATATCCAAAAGTTCTACTTAAAGATATGTTATATTGAAGCATATCTTTATTTATATTATAATAATCATTCATATCAATACCTTCTACTTTTAAATACCTTAAATTTGTACAATTCCAATAAGTATCATAGAAATAGCATCCATTGTAACTCCTAACAGGAATAAAAGGAGCTGTAATTAAATTATAACAGTTTGCAAAAGTATTATTCCAAATACCATAATTATTAGTATTATAATCATATTGAAACATAATAAAATTATATTTTGCATTATTATAAAAAGAAGTTGGCACATTTACAAGATTATAACAATTACAAAAAATTTCCTTTCTATCCGCAGCGCTTCTAAATAATTGTAAACCTCCATTAACAGATAATAAATTTGTACAATTTTTAAAAGCTGCTTCCATACAGAAGAGCAAGCCTCTATCTGGATAATGTCCTGTTTTATTACTATTAGAAAAATCTTCTGGTAGTATTGCAGATGATAAACTTATACAATTTTCAAAAGTATGATATAATTCTCTTATTTTTTTTCCAAGAACTATATTTTTTAAATTTCTACAATTATAAAAGTTTACATGAGGAAACTCATCTACTTTGGCAGAATATAAATTAATACAGTTATTTAACTTTACACCTCCAGCCCAGGTATCGCCTCCTAGGTTTAAATTACTAACATTAAAAATTTTTAAATTACTGCAATTTTCAAAATAATAATAAACAGTTCTATACGAACGTAAATAATTTATATTACAACTATTAACCTCTATTAAATTTTGACTATAAGATAAGTCTAATGTAACACTAGAAGTATTAATAAGATTATCAAAATTAATAGAAGTCACTCCTGTATTTTGAGATAAAAAAGATACTGAAGTTGCATAATTTGGAAAATGAATATTTTTTAAATTAGGACAATATGAGAAACTATTATTTATAAAGACATGTCCGCTTATTTTAGTTATATTATTATCAAAAGAATAATTTATTTTATGAAGATTTTGACAAGATTGAAACATAGAGTAGCCAGACTCTAATTCATAATATGAATTATTGTTAATAAAAGGGAAAAAAGCCTCTTCAATTCCAGTATCTGCATACACTCCACTAAAATAATGATTAAAAAAACCATAATGGTCTAGTTCTCCAATATTTCTATAATTTATTTTTGAATCCCAATAAATATTTTTTATATTATGACAACCTAAATATACCCAATTATAATGGGTCATTAGAGGATTTAATTCTCGAGCTACCTCATTTACGCCTGAAAAAGCATAAGTCTGAGATACCATAGTAGCTTTTTTGCTTATTCTTGCCTGCCCAGTAATATTACTACAATTATAATATGTACAATCCATATTTATAACATTATCTCCACATACTGGAGTACCTATCAAGTTGCTGCAATTATAATAAGTACGAGACATATCTATAACATTATTCTTACATTGCGGAAAAGCTACTAAATTGGAACAATTCTCATAACTACCATATAGTGAAATAGTATTTTCACCACATAGATTTTTTGCTTTTATAATAGTATTTTGATTATAATATGCACAATATAAATTTAAAGTATTATCTCCACAATCTATAGAAAATGGTACTTCATCAAAGAGATAGTAATAAAAAGTATTATTTTTGGAATATCTTGAATAAACTTTATAATTATAATAATAGGGGTCCCCTAAAAAAAAAGCTAAATTTTCTGCATAATGAAAATTTAAAGAAGGAATTTTATTTTTATTATTTTTAATATCAAAATAATAAGCTTGCGTTTGCCATTTTGATAATAAATAGCTACAATCTCCTACAAGAAAAATTTCTGAAGGAGGCTCTTTATTATCTTCAATAAAGATATTTCGGGTTGTAGTTCTAAAATTTATTGGTTCATTATATGCAAAAAAGATATTTTTTGTAAAATGATTAGCTATCTCATTAGAAGCATTATAAAAACAAATATTAGCAATATTTTCAGAATAGGCTCCATATTCTAAAGTATCGAAAATATTTTTAAAAGCAATTCCGTTTAAATATCTAACATATGGATTAGAAAGTTGTTTCTGCCAAACTAAATTACTACCCCAATAAGCTGCTATAAGAGGACTATTATTATAGTATCCATCGCAAATATTAAAATTATTAATAATTAACATATAATATTTATTCCTCCTTTATTAAATATAATGTATATGGATTTTTAGTAGCTAAATTATCATATTCTGATTGAGTTAAACATCTAATCAAAGGTTGGGATGAATTCTTAATATATAATTCACCTGCAATTGTTTGATTTCCTCCCCAATCTACCGTTAAGGCATTGGCTCTACGATTACTACTACTACCAGTTCCATTTCCAATAATCATAGCATATTTATTATTATAATCTGCAATGTTATACCTTCCTTGTACATGCTGATAATCGCTACCTGCAATAGTTGTATTACCTTCTACATGAGCAGCTACTCCATCTGCAATAGTATTGTTACCTTCAGCATGAGACATACTTCTATTAGCTTTTGTATAGTATCCTTCTGCATGACTATAATCACACGCACTTATTGTACTACATCCTTCTGCATGAGAACCCCATCCAGTAGCATTTGTATTAGTACCCTCTACATGAGATGCTCCTCCACTAGCTTCTGATTGATATCCTTCTGCATGACTATATTTACCAGTTGCTTTTGTTTTATAACCTTCAGCATGCGACGCTCCACATGCACTACTATCTGCAAATGTTTTATATCCTTCTGCATGAGAAGCATCTCCCGCAGCAATACATTGATACCCCTCGGCATGAGAATTTAAGCCTATCGCTGCAGAAGTGTGAATATATACACAAGACCCTGCTGCAAAAAGAGTATCTCTAGCTATTATATTATAGGGTATTTTTTCTGCATCATATTCTAAATAAGAAGGTGTTTGAGAAACATCACTTCTCCATAAATCTCCGCCCTCTGCATGAGAGCCATACCCCCATGCATTTCCAATATAATCAGTTCCTTCAGGTGCTTCATAAACATTAAAATATTCTCCACGGCTTTCGCCATCTTCAGTAACATATGTTCTACCTACTCCAGATTCTTCACTGCCTCCACCAGAAGAACCGCCTCCCGCAGGTATATTTAATGTCATTTTAAGCTTACCATTGTCATTATTAAAAGATACAGAAGGGTCTTTTCTTGCGCCAATCATGTTTACAGTACCTTCTGCTTCAGTAAGAACTCTTTTATTATTTTCTTTTAATGAACCATTAAAGTTCCAATTTTTCATTTAAGCCCTCCTTTTATCCCCAATTAGCTTCTTTATAACGATTATATTCTGGTTGTCTTTCAGCATAATATATAAAAATATTATTTGCAGCATCATCATAACCATTCCCATTAGACCAAATATTTTTTGCATAATGTTTTGCAAAACTATTATTTGTTAAAGTATTTGATTTAATATAAATATTTAAGATATTCCCTCTTCCAGGTGAAGATTGATATCCTAATAAATCTCCATATATGATATTTTCAGAAGCAAAATAATAATTACCACCTAATAATGGACATCCTTGAAATGCAGCACTTACATTTACCAATTTATCTCCGCCAATTCTTGTCCAATTACTAGTGATATAACGGTCATGAATATGTTTTAAATTAGTACAACCAAAATAACAACATTGAATAGTCATTAAGTTTTTTGAAGTTATTAATAAAGTTTCATCATATTCTAATTTAGGGCAATAAGAAAAAGTAAAGCTCATATCTACAGTATTACAATTTTGCATTAATTGTCTTTGATATACATTTCTTAAATTATTACAGTTATTAAAACACCATGCTATATTAATAACATTTTCACCTTCAAATTCAAAATAATTTAGATTTGAACAAGAATCTGCGCAATAAGAAAAATCTACTACATTTAATGACATACTAAAACTCATATTATTAACTTGTCTTCTAGCATTATAACCTAAACTAGGTCCTAAAGCACTGGCATTTAACAAAGCACCACAACCACCAGCTCTAAAAACTATATTATCTTTAAGTAAAGCACAATCCCCACCAATGCACCAATTCCAGCCTCCAAAAATACTACCTCCAAAATTAGATACCGTTGGGTCCATAAGTATTAAATTTATATTTGGACAATCACGATATACTTCCCAAATATAAGTATTTGCTGGGTCTTGTACTCCAACTACTGCAGTTGTTAAATTTTGACAATTATAAAAAACTTGACTAATATATTTTAAATTAGTAGGAAAAATATTAGAATCACTATGTCCCATCCAATCAATCCCTACTGCAGTAATCATAGGACAGCTACGATAAGTAGATATAGCTCTTACCGTATTAGGACCAAAAAAACCCCATGAATTATCCATAGCATGAGGCCAAGGTGGAACCGTTAAAGAACTACCTTCAAAAGTACTTTGCATATCTAATACATTATTGCCAATTCCGCCTTCATGCATTAAACATAAAGTACTCCAATTATTAATAGATTTTCTTTGAACTTTATTATTTATAATTTCTATACCGCCACCCGCATTAAAATAAGTATAATACATATTTAATACAAAATCACTAGATTTAAGAGGTAACTGCCAAGTTAATCCCCAAGCATTTGAAAAAGTATAGGATAGATTAGTTACAGTATTGGGAAAAATAATATTTTGATAATTCCAGTAACAATCTGAAAAAGTCATAAATCCATCATCATTATAACTACCATGATAATTGCTTTTATTAAACCATATATTTGAATTACCTATATCAATTGGTTGACTTGTGATAGGTCCTTCTGTCGGTATGCCACCGAACCCCATATATGAATTTAATAATCTTAATTCACTAAAATAAGCATAATCTGCAGTTGAATAAAGCTTACCTTCTTTTGCATAAATTGCGGCAGGAGAGTCTTTTTCTGCTACATTATAATATTCTGGTAAGGCGCCTTTTGTAAAATTAATATCATAAGTTAAATAATTATACTGATTATTTTCTATTGTTCTAATTCTGCTCATTTTATAGATATTAATAATAGCATATTTTTTCTTTGGTGCAGTCCAAAGTAATCTATTATCAAAATATATTTTACCAATAGCAACATTATTATATATTCCACTATTAATATCTTGATAAAAACTTGTTTTAGTTTTATTATCATTACCATCTAAATAATATTCTTGCATTATTCCTCCTTACTACTTTTTTCTAATAAATAAAAAGTATAAGGGTCTTTATCAGTTAAAACAGAATACTCATCTTCTGTCATTATTTTAAATTTATATACTGGCGCATTGTCTTCAGGATTATATTCCCCAAAGTTAATTGTTTCAGTATCTTTATCATAATCGACACCAGTAATTCCAAATAATTTCATTCCATTTGAAAAATTTAAAATTCCAGTTACATCACCCTGACCTTGTACTTCATCAGAATCAGCGCTATCTTCATATTTATTTATTGCATTTGGGTCTTTTACAGTATAAACTTCATTTTCAAAAGTAATCTTCGTACTTACTTTATCACTCATTCTTCACCCTCCTGTTTTCCAAAATTAATTGTATTATCTTCCTTGTTTAAAGTTATATTCATACCAAAAATATTAAAACCATTTACAAAATTTAAAACAGCTTCAACATCACTATCTTTTTCTCTCTCAATAGCATTTGGGTCTTTTAATACAACTTTATCTTCTCCAAGTGTTATTTGTGAGATGAACTTAGATGAATCACTTTTACTCATTAAACAACACCTCCATATTTATATATAATATAAAAATCTCAATTAATAAATTACAAAACTTTGACCAATAAAAAAATGGGCGGCAATTAAGCCGCCCTATATTAAGCATGTTTTATTGTTACTGTATTTAATAAAATACCATTCTCTACTAAACTATCTGCAGATGTACTAATAATCTGACTTGGAACTATTCCAGTCACTTCACCTTTTTCTCCACGAATCATACCCGCATCAAACCAATCTGTTCTTAAAGTATTAAATTTCTGACTTGGATAACTAACTGGTGAGGCTAATGCTGCACGATATGCAGGGTCTGCATATAAAATTAATAAATGATAAGGTTCTGCTGTTGAATTTTCAATATTTGGTTGAGAAACAATAGCTTCCATAATATAGTTAATAGGATTACCAATATCTTCATTAGTTCCATTATTATAACTTATATTAAGCTTTTGATTCCCTTCGCCTTCACTATCTCCTGTATTAACTTTAATACCGCTAATCCATTTAATAGCTTTACTAAAAATAACATTTCCATCTTCTGAATTATGATAAACAAAAGTAAGTGTACCATCTGCCGCGAGTGTGACATTATCAAACCACTTTAAATGACCAGTTGATTTCTTTTCACTATTATCATTCATGGTAGCAACGACATGACCTTCATCATCAATCGACATTGCGGCAATCCATAAAATAGGATTTTCACTATTTACTATTGTAGCAGTTTCTTGTGTATTATATTTTACACTAACCTGACCATTTTGCGCAAATGATATAGATTCAATCCATTTAATAGGATTATCATTGTTAATAATAACAGGTGCTGTTGAAGTGTTATATGTTGTAGAAACTTTACCATCTGCCGCAATATTCATACCATTAACCCATCTAACTGGATTATCTTGATTAATAATAGTTGGGCTATTAACATTATTATATGTAACACTTAAGACACCACTATCATTTAATGTCATTTCATCAATCCATCTTAATCTATTACTAAATATAATATCATCATGGCAAGTTAAGGATATTGTTAAAGTACCATTATCCGCTACTGTAATATTGCTAATTACATTATAATCAAAATCAACAGTTCTTGTTGTTGGAGTTGAATTATCATAGTTAGTAATTGTAAATCTATAATACTGTCTTCCGCTATTTGTTACTGTTTCAACTCCAGTAACAGCATCACCTTTAATACCTTTTGGAACATTAATTCTCCACTTCTTATAAAATGGATGTTCATCTTCTATCTTATCAATAGATGCATCTACATACGCAGAAACGCTTGTTGCAGTATAATCTTCAACTAAATAAGGAAATTTTAAACCAATATAACAGCCTATTACATTGTTATATTTGTCTCTCATAATTCCCCATTTAGTAGTTACACTATCATTATAATTACCCGCACTATCTTTACCCGGTACAAGTCCCGTATTAGAAATAGTAGAAATCTGCGTACCATCAGTTAAATAATGATTAGGGTCATTAAATTCTTGAAAATCAACAATAGGACAATTACCTTGTGGTCCTACAATTTGACCTATATATTCTGCAGTATTATCTATCTTACGCATATAGACTTTACCATTGTCCAAATCTTGTTTATCATGTCTATTTATGATAGTATCAATAATAACATATTCTCCATAATTCACTCTATCTGTTGTACTACCACCTGCGGCAAAGCATTTTTCCATATCCGCAATTGTGTCAAAATGGTCAACTAGAATAAATGATTTACCTTGTCTTCCGCCATAAAAGCTTTCCATTTATTATTCTCCTTCCTCATAAATATAATCAATAGTAAATGGTCGTACTTTTCGTACTCTATTATCTCCATCCACTCTGTTAAATAAACAGATTGTTTTATTTTCAGCTTGCTTATCTTCTATATCTGTATCTGTTGCGGTTGTAACAATAGAAAGAAAAGTTACATAAACTTTTCCATTATTAACTTCATATTTTCCACTATTACCAACCATAACACCTTCCCCGTTAATACACATATTAAGACCTGGTCCTGCTTGAACTCCTAATTTTAAAACTACACTCGCGGGAATCGCACTTCCGCCTAATAAATTTTGTAATTCAGATAATTCTTCAAAAATAATAATTGGTTTTCTTGGAGCGCTAGTATAGTCAATTGTACTTCTTGTTAAATTAAATAAAATTTCATTAAAAGAATTTATAATTGGATTAAAAATTATTTGAAGGTCAAACCATCCCGCACCTTGTTTTACAGTTACAATCTTGATATTCTGTTCTTTTGTTTCTGCATCATTTGCAGTTCTTAATTTAACATAAAAAGTTTGTTCTGTACTAAGTCGTTTTATTTTACAATGTAAAAAGTAATTGTTATTACTAGATAAAGACCCACTTAATTTAACTGCGGGGTCTTTAAAAACAATACCTGTATCTTCAATAACAGTTTCTACTTCATATGGGTCACCACTTTGGCTCACAGGACTCATAATTTGTAAAGACTCATTTATATTATTATATTGTCCAATACTATAATTCATTATTCTCCTTTCTAATATTATAATCTATCTGCTGCACGAGTGGCTGTTATAGACATATTGCCAGACGCATCTAATGGCATTGAGATAGATGATATAATATAATCTCCTGATATCTTTGATGCTTTGTCTTCTACTGTAATTCTTCTATTTACATCTAAATAGTAAATAGGTCTACTTTGAAGTGAAATTGACTCATTATAAGTAATATATTGGTATAATGCTTGTCTAGCTATTTCCGCGGCAGAATATCCTACTGTTGTTGGAATAATATTTTTAAATAATGCAGAATCAATATTTGAATAAGTTTGTCCTGCTAGTTCACATTCTTTTATAAGAGAATCTCTTTGTTCATCATTGATATCTATTAAAATAACATTTGGAACATCTCTATCATAAATTTTTTTAATACTGTCTTGTTGGTAAGTATATATCTTGCTATTAATAGCATCAACAGAAAAATCATACATACTATCTACAGGTTCTAAATAATCAATATAGTATTTTAAATTATTTGGCTTAAATACATCTTCTTTAAAACGACCATGCGGAATGAATTCATTATCTTCATTATAATAACAAAATTCATAAATAGAATTAAAATTATCTAATAATTCTTGTTCATAAATATCTGGTCTTTGAGAAGCTTGTAATTTTGTTAAACCTTGTAAGTATATCTCCGCACGCCAATCATCCGGAATATAATTATAAATTGTATTACCGTCAATTTGTAATGCAGATTTGTCAACTTGACCATAATAATTAGTATCAATAATATAAGTACCACTTTCTTCATCATACTTGAATGAAGCATTACCGCTCATATCAAGTGATTTTTGATTTTCATTATACTCTAACATGGCGCTTATCTCATTAGGCAAAGCTAATCTAATTTTACCATTATACTGTCCATCTTCATTTTTTAAGAAAATAACTTTATATTCATTTTCTATTTTAGGTTTTTCTTTTATAACTAAATGATAGTGAATAGCATTAGAATTATCATCTTTACCCCAGATATGATAGTCATTTTTAATATTTGTATAAGAAGGATTATTTGAATAAGATGAAATTAATCCATTACCTTCATTAAAGGTATATACAGATTCGGTATTTCCTGTAAAATCAACTTGATAATTAGTATTATCTAATACAACCATATTATTTAAACTATTTAAAGCCATTGGCTTTCCATTATCTAGTCTATAATAATTATCAGGAGTATAAGAATTATTAAGATAATTCTTTTTCTCTTGAAAAACAAAATTTCCATCTATGTCATAAAAATATTCATAATTACCTAATGTAGAAACAATAGTATCTAGGATAGTGCAAACATTATCTCCCATTCCGCCAGTAAGTTCTTTTGGATAAACAAAATCAACATATTCATATCCTACATCTTCATTAAAAGAAAATTGCTGCCATGCGGATGTTTCTTCTGTGTTACTTCTTGTATCTTCTGCAACATACTTCTCATTAGTGGTGTAATAATTATTTTTACTGTTATAATATAAAACATTAGAACCGCCATAATGAGATAGCTGTTTTGTTCTAAGCGGAATGTCAGTAATTAAAATTTTATCTATAGATTCTCCGCCATAATTACATACAACTGTCTGAATGATATCATATATCTTTGTTTCAATAGAAACAGTAGAGTTGATTAAATCTTCTCCACCCTCTGTCCATAAGCCAGTATCTTTACTATGATAATAATAAGAAATACTTTTAGTAACAGTACTATAGAATCCATAAATTGTATAATCATTATAATCTGCGGGAAACGGTATCTCATCACTATCATAGTCAATTTTCATATAACCATATAATTGGTCATATGGATTAAATGTAACTGAAGTAGGAAAATTACCGCCATTCTCACCATTTAATAAACACATCTTATCTTTACAAGAGATTGAAACATTAACTCCTGTTATACCATGCGTTAAAGAAATTTGATTTATAACATAAATTCCTTGCGGAAACCACACTATTTTATCATATTTGTTATTAATTGTATTTTCAAAACCTATAAGTATTTTAATCTTTCTATTCATACTTAATAAGTTATCAATATCGCTTAAATCATTATCAGAATCTTCTGCGACAAAATTTAAACTACATGTTCTACGAACCGCAGAGTTTGCGGCTATTGATATAGAAGAGCCAATCCCGACTCTTCCTTCAATAGCTCTAATAGGAAGTTCATCTAATGTTAAGACAATGATTTTAACATAATAGACTTTTATTCTTTCATTATCTAACTCTTTTAAAAAAGAATAATCTTGTAAATAATCATTGCTATTCATTCAATTCCTCCTATCCTATATATTCACCAGATATTACACTATAAGTATAGTCAAGCATAATCTGCATAGCCTTTTCTTCTGCTTGACCATCTGCAGTAGTATATCCAATAAAATCTATTGCAGTAATAGTTGTAATATCTCCTAATGTTAATCGTCCATTTTCGCCAATTATATACTTATTAGCTTCTTTGTTATCTTTAGTTTTGATACTAAAAGTTGCTCCAGGTTCTGCTTCAATAGAAATAGAACTTAAATTATATAATTTTCTATATTGATTATCCCAGTCAATATAATATTTATAATATATTTCATTATATAGAGAAGTATTAGGTTCAAATACATCATATATCTGTCCAATATTTCTTCTAATAATTCTTGATTTTACTGGCTTTGCAGTATAAGCGCCAATAGAAACAGTATATAAATAATCCATTTGTATAGTAACTGTAGTGTTTGGATTAGTCTCTTCTGCACTTACAATATGTAAATTATCATCCGCGGCAATCTCTATCATTTCGTCAAATTGATATTCTTCATTTGGTCCAAATAAGTTAATAGGTATATTATTATTATAGACTAAAGTGTATCCAGGTTTTTGAAGAATATTAGATGTAACACCTTTTCCATCTTGAATTTCGATTCTTACATTTGATAATTTAATAAGCTCTTCTTGGAGATTTAAACTTTCATTTTTAAAATTATATTTCTCTTTTACTTTCGCAAGGATATTCTCTCCTAATTTAATAGTTCCGCAATATTGCCCAAGTCTTACTTCTGTTGACATTTCATCTTCTCCATATTGACCTGGGTCATAGAAATTATATTTTACATAATTCTCTAAAGTATTCTCCGCAATTTCATGTCCATTTGCGGTAAATGTATATATCATTCTTGCCAACTGTTGATTTGGTGTACAACTGACATCCATTAATCTCAGAATAATATTTCCTTCAGTTGGAGATTTGAAAAGTTTTGGTTTTCCATCTAATAAGAACTTTAATACTTCTTCACGAAAATCTTTTTCATAATTATAATTATAAAAATCAATTCCATGTTCTTGTTCATAAGCTCTATGTAAATCCGCAATCTCTTTCCCATATACTTTATCTTTTGTTATAAAATGTCCATTCTCATCCATGTTAAAAGAAATAAGACCTTCAAGTGGAATTGTTCTATATCGAACTGCGCCATTTCTTGTAATAAATGGATACTTGCCGCCAATAGTATCAGTCTTCCCATCTGATACATTATATTTATAACTATTTATCTTTGGATTAAATTCAATCTTTAATTGTTGATTATTCTCTCCTAAAAGAAACATATGCTCAAAATTTCTTATAACAGGTACAGACATAGACTTTAATATGCCACGACCTAACTCTGAATATGTCTGAATACCATATTTATACCAAACACCACTTTCAATAGCAAAATCATATACTTCAGGAATATCATTAATATTTTGATTTTTAATATAAATCAATTTAATATCTTGCCATGTCTTGAAATTATCTTTACTATCTGCTCTGCGCAAACAAATAACTCCATTATATAAATTTTCACTTGATGTATGTAACTTTAAGCAAATATAACCTTCTTCTTCTTCTGTTGCTAAATCTGTAATAGCTCGCATAAAATTTTTAGTTTCAGGCTTATGATGATTATAAGGGCTAAAACTATCTATTGTATAAACTTCCGCATCAACCTCGGGTAGCTCATCTACTATAACATCAAAAGGAATAATTAGTTGTTTTTCATATTTATTGGTAGTCATATATGAAAATACTAATGTGTAATTCTGCCCATCTTTTAATTCTGTTTTAAAAGTATGTCCAAATTCATTTTGACTTGCCTCATACTGGTTTCCATATTTAATTCCGCTATCTTCTAATAAACCTTCCTCAGAATCTGCGGCAATATAATCTTCTCCATATAATTTTAATTGATATGAATAGAGTAATTCAGTTGTGTCTTTACAACTATATTTACCCTTTAAATCCAGTGTGGATAAATATAGACTTTTATCTTCATTTACATTATTAATAACAGAGGAATCAAAATCTAAAGTGCTAATCTGGATTCTCGTATCATCAATAGCTTTAGTTAAAGTTACTGTAGACCATTCAGAAAAACTATTTGAATTATCTACGAGCCATTGTGCTAGACCAATAGAAGAAGCTGTATAATTCTCCGTTCCGCATAATCGAATTTGAATTTTATAAATCCATCCGGCTGTAAAACCTACACGACCAAGAGCTGTTATGCCTGAAGAAGAATCTTTATCATAATTATTATTTTTTAATTCATTTCCAAATAACTCAACATAATATAAATCATTATCTGCGGCATGGACTTCCGCATTAACTATAATACCAGTATTTCTATATCTATTATTTATTCTCGCTCCAGAATTTGTTTCAACAACACTAAGTCCGCTCGGTTGTTTAACAACTGAAATATGAGCGGACTTAATATCTGCGGCGGTATTAAATTTAGATAGAGAAAAATATATTCTGCAAGAATTGCTACTTGCAAGAAAAGCTGGCATATAACTACTTAATGTTGGTGCATATAAAGTATTACTTGCCATCGAAATATGCCTCCTTTTATTTCTCTTGTTCTTGACTATTATTCATTTTTCTAATCCCCTCTACAAGATTATGGATGTATGAATTGCCGCCTTCTTTATCATAACACGCATATCTTTTTTCAATACAATCCATTTCAAACGAGTCTAAGCGTTTTCCTTGTTGACACGCATGATGTTGTTGCACAATCCAACTTCTTATATCTTGTACATCAGAATCAATTAAGTTCTCGATTTTCTTATTTTGCTGTTCATTATTTTCTTGAAGTTGTTTAACCATTATTGTTAATTGGTTTATTTTCTCACTTAAACTATTAAGAGTTTCCTGCTTTTTATACTTCTTATCAAAGTTATCAGAAATTCCTTTTGCAAAATATTGATATAATGAGATAGCTTCCTTTACCGCCAAAGCAAGCACAACTATGAAGATAAAAATTTCTCCAACAGAATAAGATTTCAATAAAGCTAACATTTAGATAAGCTACCTCCTATCCTATATTACATTTAAAATCTAAAAAATATAAATTACATATTTTAGACCAAAAAAATAAGACCACCATTACTGGTGGTCTATATCTTCTTTCTTTTCTTCTGTAGTTTGAGTTTGTTGTGCAAGTTGATATTTTTGATATGTTTCTTGAGCATCTCTATAAACATCTCTAACTACAAAAACAATTGCTTCAAGCGGAAGTCCGCTTGCATTAATATCTTCTATTAATTTTAATCTTAATTTTTCCATTATCCTTTTATCTCCTTTTTTAATTACCAGTATCAGGTACTGCTGCTAAGAAGTAATGTTGAGTATTACTTTGAATTACATCAATTGTAACATCATGAAAAAGATATGTCCCATCAGCCTGTTTTTCATTAACCTGAATTGTTTTTTGCGTAAAACCAGGTATAAAATAGCTATACCATTCAATAGCCTTCGTATGCTTTGGACTACTTAATCTTTCTACAGAAAGAGTTCCTGTTGTGATATTGTCTGCATTAATAGTTCCAGCATCAATAACACCTTGACAATCTATTTGATTTGCAGTAAGAGTTCCTTTAACATTCGCAGCATTACAATATAGTCTATCAGTATCTATTTCATCAGATGTAATAGTATGTGAAGCAATTTCATTTGCAGTAATAGCTCCAGTTCTAATATTTATAGTGTCTACTTTTAAGACACCTTCTTCAATCGTACAACCACCAATAGTTCCACTTGAAGCAGTTATATCACCAGATATTGTAGCATTAGTTGAATATAAATGACCATCATATGTAACTCTAAAAGGCGCAGTACTCGAATCTGGACTTCCACCATAAAATGCAGATGAATTAGTGCCTATACCACACTCATTATCTTCATTTACATTTAAAGCTAACCAACCCGAATCAGAAACATATAGATTACCAACTGTTCCTTCTCCATTTTCTTTAAATTTAAAATGTTTACCAAGACTAAATCCATCTGAACTTAAATAAAATCCGCCAGATGTTGAATCTAAAGTAGTATGACTACCACTATACATAGAAGCACTCCTACTATCACAAGATAAACTTTTATCTTCAATACTCCAGCCGCCTATGTGACCTAATGTTGCAGTTAGTTCACCTTCGTTATTAACACTGAATTTTCGACCTAAAGTGATTGCATCTGTTCCTACATAAACAGAACTACTACTTCCTTTTCTACCGTAACTTAAATAGCTATTATCTGCATCATACTTTAATTCCCAATGTCTACTACCGCTTCTTAAGCTTCCTAATAATAAAGTATCTTGATTTACTCTAAAACAAGAACCTATACTAATACCATCTGGACCTAAGTAGAATCCATCAGTAGTATTGTCAAGAGTAGAGTGACCATGACCATAAATCTTAGTATTTTGAGAATCTAATGTAACATTCCCATCAGAACTTTTTAAAGTTGTATTTCCAATTTGCCAACCCGCGATTGAGCCTCCACCTTTTGCAGTTACATGCCCCTCAGGAGTAACTATGAAATTACCAGAACCAAACTCAATTTTAGGTGTTGTTAAATCAATCTGCATACCTTGATTATTCCTATTTTGAGAAGAATAACCAGTTGGCTTTCCATCTTTACCGAATTCTTTATAAAAATTACCACTGTATAACAAGGCTTGTGATGTTAATGGGTCAATAATAATTTGTCCTCTTTTATGAAGACCAAATATTGCAGAACCATCTTCCGCATTTAAGAAAAGTGATTGCGCGCCGCCACTATATCCAAAAAGACCTACTTGGGTATCTTCTGCGGCAGATGTCTTATTCAAATTTCTAAGTCCCATAACCATACCTGTGAATTTATTATTACTATCTTTTTTACCTGCGCCTACTTGCGGAGCTAATAAGAAGCTATCTTCATCACCTGTATATATTTTATTACCATCCCAACCATTAATGTTAGACATAGCATATCTATTATACAACATAATAATTGGTTTAATATGAATAATTCTATTCATTTCAACACCAATTAATACATCATACGCATTAGCATGAGTTATAGCTGCCATTTTAGAACTATATAATGATTTTAATTGTTCATTATAATCATTTGTAAGATTTTCTTTAATTTCCATATTCTCTTCTGAATCTGATAATTTTCCATAATCTAACAGTGTCTTTTTCATATTTTCAAAAATATCGCTGTATTCAGAATAAGAACTTATCTCTGTGAAATGATTTTGTAATGCGACCAAATTATCATAAGAATTTTTATATGTTGTTTTAATCTTATCAAAAGTAGAAATCATGCGGGAAACAGGATAGATTCCTCCTGTAATTGCACTAGTAGAATCTCCAGAGCAAAGATTATAGAGTTTTTCTCTTTTACTTTCATACTTTCTAGCACCGCCTTCTTCTGCGATTAATTGATTCTTATATTGAAGAACTACTTCTACTTTATCATTATATATATTTACATAATTTATAAATACATTATAAACAGAAATATCAAGTTTTTCTTTTAACCTAGCAAGCTGTCTATCTGTTAAATCAATTTTTCTAGTTGAAAAAGAAACTGGCAAAGTTTTACCTAACAATGCATTTGTAACATCTCTATTGATATAGTTATTATAAGTAACAAAATCAATAGTTACAATTCCGCCAATTTCAGTATGTTGTTGATAATATTTACTAACATCACTTAAAAGACTTTCACTTTCTCTTAAAGTTCTAATCATATCATTATTAAGAGAAATATAATCTTTTACTTCTGTTAAAACATTTAACCAAGGTTTATATTGGAAATAGCTTAAAACATTTTTTAAAGTTGAATAATTAGTTGTTAAAGTAGTAATTTGATTTTGATAATCTTCTGCTTCTTTATCATATTCTGCTTTTGTTTTAGTTAATCCCTCTTTAGTTTTTGAATCAAGAGTAAGTGTTGTCTTTATATAGTTCTTACTAATACCACTATCAAATTTTGAAGTAGGCTCAATTACTTTCTGATTTTCTGGTAAGTCTGCACTTCTATATTCTGAAATGTTTAAGTTTTCTGAAGCCTCCCATTCATAATCATAAACATTTGAACTATCTATACTATATAGATTATCTACAACAGTAAAGTTAGAACTATTGTCCCACTTTGGATTTGTACCATCTGAAGCAAATAAGACTTCTGAATATCCGCCATTAAGCACTGGAACTGCGCATTTCTTATTGCCTTTTTCATCTGTATAAATAACATCTGACTCTTTTGCACAATAAGTAATTTCAATAGGATAGTAAGCATAAATTATCCAATTCTTATTAGCAACGCTTGTATCTGTAACAGTTACTTCTGCTTGCAAAATATTACAATATACTTCTGAAGGGTCAAATATCTTTGATGGAATTAACTGATTTTTTGTACTATCAAAAGTAAAGCAAGGATTAGTTGCTTTATTATCAAACATACTCCATGTTACTGTATATAAAGTATCATCAGTAATAACTTTACCTTGACTAAATACTCTTACATCAAGAGTCCTTAATGTTGTATCATCAATTAATTGATTATTTTGCATATCATATAGCATCCATTTTGCACTATCTGCAAAATAAACATAACAAAGTTTATACACTCCGTTAGTAGTAGGATTCTTTTGTCCATATGCATATCCGTCAATGATAATTTCTGCACTATAATTTGTACCATTAGTACCATTTCCGCCATCTTTAACAAAAGTAAATGATGTATTATTTAACATCTCAACTCCCGCAAAAGTGGTATATAAAGTAATCTCATTATTGCTTTTTGAAGGATTGTATGTAGCATCAATGGTATAAGGAAGATTTCTCTCGCCACGAACATAATAATAATTATCGTCTTCCTCACTAATTAAAACAGGATTAATATTAATCAAAGACTTCTTTGGTATTCTCCAAATAATATTAACAGCTAAATATTCTGTTTCTGTTAATTCATTTCCATTTGCTTTATATATCTTAAATGTAATTGGTTCAATTTCATTTAAGTTTACTGTATCTTTATCATAATATTCTGTAAAAGGAGAATCTCCATCTGAATCATAATTATATAATCTAGTTGCATTATATAAATAAGTTACATATTCATAACTATCCGCTGCGGCGACAGCTAAATCTGCGCTACCAAGGTTAATGCTCTCTATACTACCATCCGCGCGTTGTTTTTCTTCAAATACTGTACAAGTAATTAAATTACTATCTTGCATTTTAGAAGTCGGATAAGTACCTTTAGTAATATAATGTCCGTTCTCTTTAGCATTTATATCACTAAAAGTTAAGAAGTCACTATCTAAGTAAGTTCCATCTTTTGCGTATCTATCCCAGTAATATTTAAAATTACTTGTTGAGTTTTCATTATCTGTAATTCCTGGATAATAAAGGTCTGCCGCAAGACTTACTTTACCTATATTTTTTACAAAATTATTACTTCCTGTTGTTGAATACAAACTAAACTTAATATCTGAATTAAGATTTACAATTTCTAATTCATCAGAAATTCTTTCTGTATCTTTTGTTAATACACATTTATAAATTAATGATGTTTTAACATCTTCTATCTTTACTTGATAACTATATACATTTGTAACATATTGATAAGAAGTATCGCCATTGTCATTTGTATTAACTTTAGTTTTCTCATTAAGACACTTCCAACCAAGTCCACCTTTTGTACAATAGTCAGGATTATTAGTTGCATTAACTGAAGCATCTTTTACAAACCAATAGCAATCATAACCATTAATATTTTTTTCTTGTCCTTTTATCTTTAAAATTGGCTTTAAAGTTTTCGTTGTTTCAAAGTAGTTCTTTAAAAAGTATTCTCCAGTATCGGATTTTATTTTTAAATAGTTACCTTGCATTTCTGTTTCTGTTAAAGCTTGAACAACTAAAAATTGAACATCTTTAATAAAAATATCATTTGTATCAATATTTTCATCTTGATTAAAGTCTCTCACAAAAGCAGAAATAATAGGGCTTCTGCGGCTATCATAAAATTCTTCATCATTTTCTTCTAATGTAAAGTAATAAGTCTGTTGTGTCCAAACTTGATAATTATATGGATTACCTAACATCTTATGAATATCAAATGTTAAAGTCTTATCATTAATCATCTTATCATTATCTTCACTATATCTAAAAAATGGAAGTTGTAATATAATACCATAATCTCCGCCAACTCTTTGACTATCTATTAATGCAGTTTTTACTTTCATAGATAAAGCATAAGTTTTATAATGTTTTAAGTATTTTGGCATTAAAACTTGGTCTGCGGAATCTACATTACTTGAAAAAACATCTTTCGTTTCTGTATGAAAAGAACAAAGGTTTATAACTTCTTTTGAGTTAATATCTAAAACATTGTCTGCAATTACAAGATATTGGCTAGCTGTAGAATCTTCCTCTGCAGAAGATGCTGATTCATTAGTATTATGCTTTATTAATCCTACAATCATTTTCTTTTTTGAAAAATCATTTTCTGGAACTAAAACATAAACAATATCTTTAATAGAGTAGTCAGCGTTATTAGAGTATACATTAAATATATTGTTTTGATATTTAACTGTATAAATGCCTGCAGCTCTATCTACGATACCAGTAATTGTACATTCAATAGTAGCAGATGCTTTTACTGACGCGGCAGTACTTTTACTATAAGTTTCAAATGCCGCTAATAAAGCTGAAGAAATATCTTGACTATTCTTATTTGACATTCTGTAAAACCTCCTTTTAATCTCTTACAATAATTAATTTTTCTTTGGGCAAAATTATTTAAAACTGACCAAAAAAATATTGGGGCAGTTTCCTGCCCCATTTTTTAAATATTTTTTTCATTAACTTTTTGACTAACTAAATTAGGTAAACTTAATAAAGCTTCTCTAATATCTTGAACACTCTCTGCATTAGGGAACTCTGCAGTAACATTATAGACATTATTATTAGAAGCATTACTAACATTAGAAGATAAGTAATCTGCACTAACTGGATGAATACTAGAAGTAGCATTTGTCATTCCCGCAAGTTGAGATAATAATGAAGCTCCTATAGAGCTTGCAATTCCACGAACAAATTCAACTGCATTAAGAATGTTTTCTGTATCATCTTTATTTAAAACTAGCTCTTTTTGATGCAATACTGCAAGTCTTCCTGAATTATCCCATTCTCCAGTGTATCCGCCAGTATCGAAAGAATATGTATTTACTCTTGCATTATCTAAATAATATTTGTAACCGCTTGTTTGAACATTTACATTAGGGTCTAACTCTTCATCATATCCATTATCAGATAAAACTTGATTTATATAATCTCTAGCTTCCCAAACAGAACTAATTCTATGGTCTCTGTAATCTTTTGGCTCTTCTCCATCTCGTCCTATCGCTTTTTCACTATTTCCCGTTCTTTCATATACTGTTACTACTAAACCATCACCATCTGGTGCGCTATCTACTGAATAGTAATGAACTGTTTCTTCCGGAGGGTTATTATCTGCAATATCAGTAGAATTTCCACCTACACTACCTCCGCTTGATGGAGCTGCAGCAGCTGGAGTTTTGACAGTAGAAGCACTCTTTGCTGCTAACTCATATTTCTTCATAGTTTCAATATTTTGTTCAACAATAGCCTTAACTTCTTTCCATTGAGATTCTAATTCTTTTAAACTATTTATGTAATCATCAATTAATTTTTCTGCATTGTCAATATAATCTTCAGTTGTTCCATCTAAATCATCAATAGCACTAGATACATCATCTATCGCACTACCCACATCTGTAAAATCTTCACCTGCGGCTGCGCATCCTGCATCAACATCTGCATTATAATCTCCTAATGCAGATGAGCAATCCTTTAAAGCTTCATTAACCTGAGATTTAATACTCATTCCATCATCTGCATTCCATGCATCTGCCATTGCTTGTGCAGTTGTATTCCAATAGTCAAGACTTTCATCATTAACTCTTTGACCAGCTTCTTGAATATCTTCATAAGATTTAATAGTTCCGTTCTTTAAACCATCTATTAACTCTTGTTCTGCAGCAGTCATAGTAGCATACTTCTCTTGGTCTGATTCGTAAATAGCCCATAATTGTTCTGCTGTAACAAGGTTTAAATCTTGTTGTGTTTGTGCAGAGTCTTGATAAGCTTGAGTAAGAATACCTTCTTTTCCATAATACATATCATAAAGTTGAGCTATTCTACTTTGTCTTTCTTCATCAGATAAGGAAACATCTTTCATAATCTCCGCGTATTTATTCCAGAAATCTTCTTCATATTGAAGTAAATCATCTAAAGCTTGTTGATTTGCAGATTTTACATATTCATATTTATCATTAATAGCATCTAATAAATCTTGTTGCTTTTCCGCAACATTATCTTCATCTGCTACATATTGATAAGACCAATTACCTTCTGCATTTCTAGTAAGCTTCATACTATCTTTTGAATTCTGAGCTTGCTCAAGCGCTATTCTAGCTTGTTCTACCGCAAGTGCTTTTTCCGCGAGACCAATGTCATACTCTGTTAAAGTAGCTTTCTTTTCAAGATTAGCTAATTGCTCATCCATAATCTTCTTTAACTTTTCTTGATTTTTAGTTCCTGTAGTATCTGCAATTAATTTATTCCATTTAGATTGTAATGAAGTTAATTGATATACTCTTTCAACATCATCATAATTACCTTCTGATTTAGTCTTTGTTAAATCATACATGGTTCTAGCCCAATCAGTGTCAACTCCGCCATTAGTAGCCATTCTAGCTTTTTTAATGATACTATCAATAGTATTATTATATTTACTTTGAATAGTCTTAATGTAAGTCTCTTCTTCTGAACGAAGGTCTTGCATAGCTTGTTTTTTCTTTTCAAGCCATTTTTCTGCGGATTTACTATCTTCACCATCTAATTGAACAGCTTTCTCATATTGTGCCTGATAAAAATCTGTCTGTTGTCTTAAAGATTTTAATTGAGCTAAATTATTTTTCTGTTGAGTATCATATAACTTAGCAAGTTTATCATAAGCTGTATCTCCATATAAAAGACTAATTAAATTAGCTTGATGTTCAAGCTCTTCATTTAATTCTTCATATTTCTTATTAATATTATCAAGATGCGTTCCTACATCATCAATATATTCTAAATAAGCGTTCCAACCTTCTTCATATGTTGAGAATAGCTCCTCAGCATCATCTTGAAGTGTCTTGTTAGCTTCTTTTAAAGCATTTTCTGCTTCTGATAAAGAACTAAATAAATCACTTGTTCCGCCATTCTTCAATTGGTCTATTTCATAGTTGATATTCTCAACTTTCTGAATATCACTTGCAAGAGTTCCATCATTTAAGTTAAATGTTTGAGCTTTCTTTAAAGCATATTCAATCTCTTGTCCTGCATCACTAAATGTTGATTTAAAGTTTCTGTTAATCTCTTTTAAGAAATCATTCCAGTCTCTTTCAGCTTGTTTTAAATCTAAGTTAATTTGGATATCTGTTTCCCAAATCTTAAGATTATTTTCAAGTATCTTCTTAGATTCTTCTACAATCTTATCTGTAGTATCGACCATTTCAGAATAATAAAGAGTATCATATCTTTCAAGATATTTCTTAAATTCTTCATATGTTTCTGAATCATCAACATTACCATACTGTGCAAACATAGATGTCGTAATATCTGCATAGTTTGTAAGACGACCTTCCTCATCAAATAATGCACCATAAGCACTTAATGAGCTTCTTAATTCTTCTGCTTCAACCTTTTGTGCTTCATATAAAGCTTCATAATTAGCTTTTTGAGTTACTAATAAATCATTTACTTGATTAAGATTATCAATTAATTCTTGTCCGTACAGATTATCTTGTTCATCTTCAAGGCGCTCCATTGCATGAGCAACTTCATCAATAGCCTTCTTAAATTCCCAATATCTATCGAACTCATCTTCAAAGTATTTCTTCTTTGAAGATGAAGCAGCAGAACTACTACCCATAATCTTATCAAAATGCGCATCAATATTATCATAAACATTGCCTATCGCGGCAATCGCATTTTCCTGCGCATCAATATACATTGTAACTTGTTGCATTGCTGCAGCATTGTTCTGAAGCTCTGTGTTTGCAGCAGCTAAACCTCTAGCTTCTGCAATTAAAGTCTCTGCATAACTCATTGTCGATGTAGTCAACTTTTGAGTCATCTCTAATTCCATAGCTGCATTAACTACATTATCGCTTGATAAAATAGATTCAACTTTAGCTACAGTAATTCTTGCTTGACTTACTGCCATATCCGCAAGTTTAGCCTTAGTCATCTCTTTTAAGTCAGCAGTATTTAACTTAAACTGACTTCCATCCCACTCTAATGCTGAAAGATATTTAGGTTCAAGTTCAAGGATAGCTTGAAGATTATCCATAGTAAAGTAACCATTAGCATTATAATCCTTCATAGCAGATGTTAGAGTCTTATACCCAGTTTGAATTTCATCAATAACACTACTATTAGCTTCTTGCGCTTTTTCGCCAGCTTTAACAACCTTGTTCCAATCTTCTGAATCAACGGTAAGGTCTTTAACTAAATCATCAAGTTTCTCTAACTGGTCTGAATATTTTTTATTACTAAGCTTTTTAAAGAAATTTACAACATCACTATCATCACTGCCATAGCCTTGATTTTTCATAGCATCTTTTAAATCTCTAATAGTGTCACTATTAAGACCACTTAAATCATTGCCATTAAACTTATCAACTAATTTACCAATATCATCTTGAGTGAAATTAGCATCTGAATCTTCTGATAATAATTCTAATTCTTTTTGAGCTTCTTTATAGTCATCTATTTGCTCTTTATATTTTTCTTTATATGTATCAGCTTCTAATTGAGCTTCTTCTCTTGCCGCATCACCAGTCTCTTCAATTAACTTTAATTTCTCGCCATAGAAAGATGCCATAAGAGTAGCTTGAGATGACCAATCCATATTATTTAAAGTTTTTTCATCAACTGATACACCTTCAGATGTAACACCGGAAAAATCAAGAGTATCAAGAATTTGTTTCTTTTGCTTATCTGTTAGTTCTGTTTTATCAGTAATTAAACCATCAACTAAAGTTTGTGCATAATCAGCTTCGCCTTTTTCTGCACTTCCTTTAAATACATTAGGAAGCTTTTCTGCCAATGAAGATAAAGCTTTTTCTGTATTATTACTATTCTTCTCCATTGCTTCACTAAGCAACTGAGAAAAATTATCACTAAAGAAACTTTGTTCATAAGTAGAATAGTTATCTAAAGCTTTCGTCATAGATTCATAATATTGTAAACTATTTAATTCAGAAGCTATTTTTTGACTATCTTTCCATTCTTGAACAGCATTTTGGTCAACTTCTTTAGTATATATATAATTACCGCCTGCGCCAACTTGATTATAAGACTTATTATGGCTATTGTATTCTTCTTCAGTTATTTCACCTTTTGCAAAAAGACCCGTACCAAATAAACCTTTATCTTGATAGATATATTTAGCATTATCCCCAACAGCATTAAGATAATCTTCAGTAGTCTTCTTATCAATTTCATCTTTCTGTTTTTGAATATCTTTAAATACATCTGTAGAAGTATTAGACATAATAGTGTCAGCAACTGTTGCAGTTTGAGCATATTCTTTTATACTATCAATAGCAGACATATACGAATTTGCCCATTTTGAAGCATCCTCAATAGAATCATAAACACCTTTACTTAACGCTTCATGGACCATATTTCTCCATGTTGTAGTATAGTCTTCAATAGAATTAATCGCATCAAAGTTTTGGGCATCTACAATCATAGTCTTTTGGGCTTCATGCGCAGTATCTATAGATTCTGTTAAACCATCAATTTGGTCTTTTGCACTTGATAAATACTGTCTTAATTGTTTTGCTGCAGAAGTATCAGAATCATTTAATACAGATTGAACTGCATCCGCATCTGTCTTAATTGCAGTAGCTAAACTTTGGAGACTAATTTTATCATTTGTAAGGAATTGAACTCCTAATTCTTGAAGTTGACTAGCTAAATTCTTTTCTTTAGAATTTCTTGCAACCATACCTTTTAAGTCAATAGTCTCAGTTCCATTAACAAAATCTCTTCTACCTGAATCTTCTTCTGCACTTGCACTTAATTGGTCTTTAAGAGCTATTTCATAGTTTTTCTGTTCTTGCTTTGCAGAATTAAGTGTTTTCTCTGTTTTTTTACTCTCAATAGACTTCATAGCTTCTTCGAGACTCTTATATTCTCCACTTAATGCTTTTACTGCAAGCTCTTCTTCACCATATTGCATACAAAGGTCATAGCTTTGTTTCTTTAATGCGGAAGCTGATAATTCTCCATCATTATACTTATTATATAATTCATCATAAGCTTTCTTTAATTCACTAACTTTATCTGATTCTTCTTTATACTGCTTTGTTCTTTCTGTTGTATTTTGTGCTACTCTAAGACTTTCTTCTGCCTCTTTTTGTAAATTAGCTACAACCGCTTTATGAATAAGGTTATACACGGCATACGCTGCTGTTGCAACCTGAACAGCAATACCAATTGCGCCCATTGCCTTTGAAACTTTACTTGCGATTTGAATTCCACGACCTTCAACCGCTTGAGTTGTTGCTACAATATCTTGCTCTTCTTGTGCGGCAGCTTTTCTCTGCTTTAAACTTTCAGTAAAGTTTGCCCATTCATTATCATTTGTAATAAGACCCTTTGTAATTCCTGTAAGTCTAGAATCTCTAGTTCTATATTGCGAATCAATTTTTGCTCCACTTACTTTAGAAAGCCAATCTTTTCTTTCATCAGCACTCATTTTAGATAAATTATCTGGCAAGTCTATTGTTTGACTTTCACCTATCAAACTTGCAAAATCTGATAATTTCTTTTGTTTACCTTTATCTTTTCCAAATACACTTTTCTTTTCAAGATATTCTTTAAATGAAGCATCAATACTATCTTTTGTTTCTGCTAAATTGTATTTTCTGTCTTCTAATGCTTTTTGGTCTTTTAAAGTAGCTCTATTACCAATAGTTCCCGAAAGCATGTTTGAAAATTGATTAAATGATTTCTTTGTTTGAAGAAAACCAGACACACTAAAGCCCAATTGAGTAAAAAGTCCAATTATAGAACCAATACTTAATTTTAAATCTCCAGAAAATAATTCTTCTATAGATTCAAAAACAGAATAAGCACTATTAGCAGTCATCGCAAAACTACTCATAGCACTCGCGCCATTAGCAAAATTCTCGCCAATACTACCTACAGAAAATCCCATCTCATTAATAGAATCAACTACTGATTTAGAATGATTTTGAACATCTAATAAAGATTTTACATAATCTGCTAAAGACTTATCTGAAGCCTTTATCGCTTTATGTTGTTCATCAAGTGCGTCAGATATCTTTGTAACATCTGTAGCTTCAAAACCGTAATTTTGTAAAACACCTCTGAGATTGCCACTAAGAGTATCTCGATTTGTAAGATAACTCGTTCTATTGTTTTCAATCATCTGTAGCATATGAGCATAGTCTGTTTTATCTGCACCTGCTACATTCTGACCAGTAATAAGCTTTTTAATATTACCTTCTTTTTTATATTCATTTAATTTCATAAGGTCATCAATCATTCGCTTATTTTCATTTGAAGAATTATAAAGAGTAGATAATGTTTCTTGCATATCTTTTAAAGAAAATTTACCTGATTTAACTTTATTCATATCAAATAAATTTAAAACTTTATTACTAGTAGAAATATTAGTTTCATTTCCAGCATATGCTAATTCTGCAGCATTATAGTCTTCAAAAAATTGATTCTGAAGAGCTTCCTGTGCTTCTTCATCAAAATTAGGATTAACCATGCCTTCAGCTAACTTTTTAGTATCTCTATATTTTTCAAGGTATGATTTATATACTGTTTTATTAATATTCGCACTATTTGTTGGTCTTCGTTCTTTTTCTGAGAATCTATAATTACCATTCTCATCTGCAGGGTCAACTTGATGTATCATATCCCAATAGCGGCTATTTCTTGCTCTGGTTTTTTCTATACCTTTATAGTTTTGACTAAGATAATATTCACTAGGTAATTCATCTGCTTCACCTAATAATACTTTCTTTGCATAAAGCTCTTGTAAAGTATTTTCAGGTAAATTTTTTGCATAATAAGCTTTGTTTACTTCTGAAGTAATTTTTTCACGAATTTTTTTACTGTCTACGTTGTCTAAAGATAAATTAGTGCTTTTAAATCTCTGACCAATAGATGAAATATCGTCAGATGCAGCGTGTCTAGCTTTATTTTTAGTATCATAAATCTGAGCTGTAACTTCAGCTTCTTCTGTTAATTGTTTTAATTGAGCTTTTTCATTAGCTATTTGTTCTATTTGAGATTCAGTTAAATTTGCATTTATTTTAGCTAACTCTTTTTTCTTCTCAAAAATAGCATTTTCAATATCATAATTTGCTTTCATATTAGCTACTTGCGCACGGTCTTCTGGCGTTCTTATATCCATTCCCGCAATCATAGCTTTATATTCTTTTTGAGCCTTCTCTCGGGTTGCCTCAATTTCTTTGCCCATAATACCAAATTTAATTTTAAAGTTATCAACAACTTTATCAACATATTTGCTTATTTGAGGACCTTGATTAGAAATTATAGTATTTGCTAATAAAATAAAAGCAGTTCTAACTCCACCAACAGAATCAACAAAATGACCAAATCCTTCAATAGCTTTACTAAGGAATTTCATTAAATCAACCATAGTTTTACTATCAATAAGATTTGAATAAATTTCTTCTAATGAAGTTTTTATTTTCTTAGATGCGGCATCCCATGATTCTGCATAAATATCAGCTTGCTGTTGTAAAGAACCTTCTGCACCCTTAGCTATATTTAAGTTCTCTTGGAAGACATCCCATTTATCCATTAAGGCAATTAATTGGCTATACTGACGAGTACCTGCAACTGCTTGCGCAACTGCAATCTGTGTATCCTTAGAAATGGTTTTCCATTTAGAACCCATATCGTCTAAGATATCATCCATATCACGAACTTCGCCTTTTGAATCTTTAATATTAACACCAATAGATTCAAGAGCCTTAGAATACTGACCTAATGTTGTTCCATCATCTAAAGTATTACCTAACTCTAAGTCCTGGATACGTGCGAATAATGTCTTAAATGCAGTACCTACAGTATCTGCGGACTGACGAGTTTCTGCAACAACAGTTGCAAGAGCAGAAGTAGCATATTCGTATGATAAACCTACAGTATTACCAATAGAAGCAAACTTCTCAAGACCTGCTGCGATTTCATCTGTACTAGATGCAGTTGCCGCACCTAATGCAGTAAGAACATCTGCAAAGTATTCTACGCTTTTTGAACCATCATTAAAGTTATTCCAAATAGCTGTCATATAAGAAGAAACATCCGCCGCAGTCTCTCCTGTAACACTTGCCATCTTTGTAACTGCATCAGTACGTTCCTTAACTGCGGCAGTATCCAGACCTTGCTGATAGAAGATTAATGCCGCATTTGTATATGCAGTTGTTGTTGTATTTAAAGCTTTGGCAGATTCATTTGCTTGTTTAGCAAATTTAGCCATATTATCTGAACTTTCTCCAGATACTATTCTAATTTCATTTAATGATTTATCAAGCTTTCTACTATATTCAAAAGCTTTACTAAATTCTGTTTGTACTTGATGAACGGCACCTGAAGCTACAGTCCATTTCGCACTATTTGTAAGAGTAGTAGAAAAACTCTTTAAAAGTCCTTCAGACTGTCTTAAAGGAACTTCCGCAGACATAATAGATTGCGCTAAAGATGTAAATGCTTTTTGACCTTGAGGACCTAATGATTCTAAATTCTTACGAACTTGAGAAATAGTAGTACCAGACTTATTTAAGTTTGTAACAAATTTAGATAAATCAAGGTTATCTCCCTTAAAAGTCATTGATTGTGATAATATACCATTTAATTTACTAGCTTCTATTACAGCTTTGGAAATATCAGAAGATAAGGTATTAGTTGCTGTATTCTGCTTTGCGGCAACCGATAAATTAACTATCTGTTTTTGTAAATCTTGAATTTGAGCTTTTGCTCTTGAGGTATCGGTATTGAACCCTATATCAATATCAATTCTTTTTCTTCCTGCCATTCATTTTTCTCCTTTTTCTCTATACTAAAAAATGGGAATGCGATATGAATATCACATTCCCATTATAATTTTCTTTTTCTAAAATATTTCGAGAAACCTATGAACCGATAGAACATTTTAGCCCAATTTTGTCATAATTTCTTTTAATAATCCTAATGAATTAGGGTCTTCTACTTCCTTAATAATATTGTCTAAATCTGCCTGTGTAACAGCATAATCTTCATTAACAGCTTCTAAAATACCTAACACAGAATTACGATAAGCATAAAAATTCTTAATTAATTCATCTGTAGTTGATTTTAAATAATCATATTCATCTTTTGGTATTAATGAAATAACCGCACTTATAACATCATTACTTTCAAGAATGTTATATAAGTTAGTAGGGTCTTCTTTTTCTTCATCTGTAAAGAAAATATCTGTATAATGATATATAACCTCTAAAGCAAAATAAACAGATACTTTAAAAGGATTGGCAAAACTATTCTTTTCATCAAAAGAATTTTTTAATACATTTGTCGCAATCTCTATTTTTTCTTCAATAGGGATATATTGCTTTACTTTTATAGGGTGATTATTTATAGTTGCTCCCTCATAATATAAATCAGAATTTACTGATATATCTAACTCTTTAAAACTTGGCATTATTAGCCCTCCTTTTATTTCTTAATTATAGTATATCATATTTTTTTTAAATTGTCAATTTCTAAGTCTTCTTATTAAAATCATTTAGAACGATATCTAAAGCTTTATCTATCTGAGAATTCATTAATTCTGCACCATTTTTTAAATCTTCATATTTTTTTTCTTTAAAATACAACTCTTTTAGAACTTCTCTTTTCTTTAGTTCTTCAGTGTTTGTATTTAGTAATTTGATTAATCTATCTAAATTTAACATTATAGTTGAAGTAAGCTGAAGAGAAGCTCCACTATCTTTCATATTCGCTTTAACAGAATAATGATGAAACATATATGTAGAATTATCTCCACCTTGAGCTGCTTTAACATTATCTCGTTCAATTTTAATAGCAAAATCGTTTAATGTGAATAATTTTTCGTCTCTTTGTGCCTCACTAAAAGCTGTATCAAAACCTTCCGCTACATGTCCAAAATTGAAACTTACTTCTTCCTTTTCTTTCCCTTTTCCTTTTTGGTACTTTGGAAATGGTAATTTTACATAATAAGTTGAATTTCCTTCTTTTTTAAGATGCCCACTTTGTAATGCTAAATTGTAATATTTAGAAAGTTGTGCGCCTTGTGAATCTGAAATATTTTGACTATCTATTATTCTTTGCTTCTCTTCATTAGAAAGTATTCCTTCTTTTTGAACTAACTGTTTTCCTTCCAATCTTTCTTGTCTAATTTGTTCTAATAGCTTACTAGTCACTATTTTAATTTCGTTTACTGAGCCAGTTAAAACTCTTAATAGCTCATAATCATTCAAATCTAATAATTTAATATTATTTGTATCATCACCAAAATATATATGATAATCAATTATTTGGTCTGTTAAAAATTCTCTAGTTTTCATAATCCATAAATAAACTTCAGCATATAACTGTGTTAAATGATGGTTATATATTTTTATCATTTGATTTTTCGTCTGTATATCTTTTGGTTTTAATTCAGTATATCTCTTTGTTATAAAATCTCGCATTTGTTTTACAGTATTTCTTTTATTAGATTCATTTATAAGGTCTTCTTTTAAGCTTTTTAATTTTGTTAAAATATTGAATAATTTTTCTCTAATATTATCTACTTCTGTAGAATTAAATATTCCTTCTACATTAGTAATTATCTCTTCAATTTCATTAGCAGTAAATAATGCTGTATCAGTATTTTTATTACTTTTTCTTGACACTGTCTCACCTCCTATAAACAAAAAAAATGCGGGGTCGAGTATAATAACCCGACCCCGCTAAAGAAATCCTTGACCGGGATTCCCGCTTACGCGATTGTATAAGTTCCAGTAGCTGTCTTAGTATTGTCTTCTACACACTTAACGACAATCTTAACTTCTTCATCAGTAGTTCCTCCTGCTGCTGTATAGTCAACTGTTACTTTATTTCCTACTACTGTTGTGTTCTCTGTTGCATCAAGAGCGTTTACAGTAGAGCTTACTAATGCACAAGTTCCTTCTGTTTTTCCGTCTTTCTGAACTGTAACATCCCACGATACTTTTCCTACAACACTACTATCAGGCTCTCCTAATGAAATAGTGTATACCGGCTCTGCCGGCTCTTCTTTAGGGTGTAGCTTTGTGAGTATCTGCTGGAACATTTTTATGGTATGTTTCATCCTCTGTTGTTCCATCTGTACCTACAACCTGGATAGTACACATAACTTTCTTTGTTCTATCAAAGTAAGTATATCCAGGGAATGCATCCATTGTGAATGTGAATGTACTTGGGTCTCCACTAGAAGCCATTGTAAATGTCATTGCTGACTGTACTTTAGCTTTAGGAATTGTAATTGTAGCTGCCATATCTTTACCAGTAGCTTCACTTCTGAATAAAGTATCAGCTTCAACATAGTAATATCCACCGAAATCTTCTGGAGCAATAGTAATTTCAGATACACCTTTCTTCATTGCTACATAGAAGTCTAACTTAACAACAGTACCCTTAGTAACAGCTAAAGATGCATCATCCTTAATTGTAAATTCAGCATTATCGCTAACTTTTACAAGATAATCATTTTCTGTTCCTGTTGCACCTGTAAGTGTAACATCTGAATAATAATCAATACCTGCACCTGAACCATCAAGCTTTGTAGCATATACTGGAATATCTCCGCAGATAGTAAGCTCTTCTTCATTTGTACCTAATTCATCATTAAGTTCTGCTAAGCTTATTTCTACCTTACCTTCATCACCAACTGTTGCATCAATAGTAACATGAACATGCTGAATTGCGTTTTCACCAGCTTCAAGTAATCCTGCACCTGAAAGTACAGCAAGACCCTGTGGAGAAATTAAAGCATCTTCAACTGTAAATGTCATAGTCTTTTCACCTTCCCAAGCAATAAGACGAGAGTTACCTTTACCACCTTGAGCATATACTGTTGTTGTAGCCTGCTCTAAAGTAGATGTTTTTGCACTATCAATGAAAAACGCTGGCTGTCCAGCTTTGAAAGTTTTCTTTCCGATTTTTTGGTTATTTGAAGTAGCTTTAAAAGTTACATCGCATATTTCGCGGACACCAAACTTCATTATATTTTTCCTCCTTAAATAAATAATTTGCTATGAATGGATGTCTCCCATCCAATTTTCAACTTCTTCTAAGTCTTTAGCCCCTGCAATTTTAGCTTGAACATAAGCATCAAAGCTTTGTTTCTTTTGAAAACGAGTAAACTCATCTAATAATTGATAAACTGTATAATTCATAAGCTCATTAATATCTTTATGATTACCAATAGAAAGAATAGAAATATATCGAACAAAAATTGAAACTTTTTGATTCTCATTTTCTTCCCCATTTTTCTTTTTATCAAGAGTCTCATGTCTCTTTTTCAATTTCTCAGCTATCTTGCGGGCTTGCTTATCTGCTGGGTCATAGACCGCCGCAGTAGTTGCAACTTTTTTAAGACAAAATAAATCACTTATTTTATCTCTAAAAGAAATAAAATTATCATTATTTATTTCCATAAAGATTTCTCCATTTTGGTCTTTTAAAATAAGTTTATCTTTATCTATCTTTAATTGACAGTTTGGAAATAATAATGCTAATACTAGCATTGCATCAGTTCTATATTCATAGCGCTCATGACTATTCATTACTGACATAAATATATCAAAATCGCTTTTATCCTCTAAATCATTTTTGTCCTTAGAAGATAAAAGTTCTTTAGAAAAATTTAAAAATTGTGTGCCAATATTAAAAGCTCGCTCTCCTATAAGAGCAATCTCGTTCATTGTTGGATTATGAATAACTGCATGTCCTTCAATAAAAGGAATGTCATTTTTTGATAGTAATAATAACTCATTAATCATTATCTTCATCTTCTTCAGGAATTGAATCATCACTTCCATGTGTTGCTTGATACATTAAACAATAACCTGATAAATCATTACTTAAAGTTACTTCAGTACAACCAAAAAAGTTTAATGTTCCTATTCCCGAAAGTTTTGCTTTATTTAAAATGGCGTCTATATATCCAACAATTTTTATTGGTCTTAATTGATAGTTTTCCAATTCCCAGTAATCAGTATGACATAAAACATCTATTTCTACTATACAGTCTCTATATTCTGGATTACTAGATTCAGTAAAATTATCAAAATTAATTCTAATATATGATTTTACTTCTTCATTTTCTTTTCTTTCAATCTTTGGACTTATTCTGATATATCCATCATCTAATAATTTCTTTATAGATAACTTATTTACTTTATCTGTGTAAGCAGGATTTGTTTTGTCAATTAAACAATCTGAAGTATTTACTGCAAGTAATCTTTTTAAATAATTACTTACAGTTTTATCTTCTATAAAAAGCTTACGAATAATTGATTCCAAATCTTTTTCACATGAAAGAAAAGAGGATTTTGGCTCTCCTTGAAGAGTTGAGTTCATTTTCTGACTTCTAACTCCCATTCTATTCTCCTTTTATCTCTATAATGATTTAATTGTTACATTAAGAACAACATCATCTTCTTCTGGCTTCCGATATATAATATCAAATTTTGCAGATTTTCCTGTTAAAACATTTAATGTTAATGAATTGTCATTCGATTCAACAATTTTAACTTTATTAGAATTAACTATAAATCTTCCACAAACACTATTTTTAATAGTATAGACAATATTTTCATCGTAAGGATTTATAAACTGCGGACCATCGATATAAGCTTCTTCAGGAGAGAATTTTTTCTCTTCTTGCTTGACTTTATCTTCTTCAATTGGGTTATCCGCATATTCATTCAAATACACTTCAATAATATTGTTATTAGAATATTTATCAGTTGCCGCGACTTGCCATCTATGCCATTCTTCTTGTTTTTCACCATTCTCATCTATATAAGAGAAACTTACCTTAACTACATTAAATCGTGAAAAATAATCTAAAGTCTTCTTATTTTTTGTTATATGCATTAACATAGAGTAATTCAAATTATTAAAATATATTCCATGTTTTTGACTCCAAGATATATCTGTTTCTATTGGACCACGAAGATAAACCCAATAATGCTCTCCATCAATATCAACTTGATAATCACATCTTGTAATATCTCCTCTAAAATAAGCTTCTTCAGTATGTTGCTGTAAATTTACAATCCAATATTTCTCTGTTCTATCCCAATAGAACACAGTTCCTTCAGTTATACCTTTGTCAAAATCAACAGAAATAACCTTTTTATCAAACTCTTCTGTTAATCTACTAGGATTTATAAGGCAATGAACTTTTTGTTCATTTTCTTTTCCTTTATTTACTGTTATCCACTCTGACTGATAGGAGTTATTAAGTGCGGCATGAAAAGAATTCAATTTTCCTTTTACATTACGACCATTAAGAAAACCACCGCGACTATCAAGTCTTTGTTTCATATTGTCTAAGCCAGACATTGTTTTATTTTATTTATTAGTCCTAAGCATTCAAAAATAGTTGCTCTAAATACTAAAAAATCATTATCTTCAGTTAAGACTAATAATCCTTCTAACTTACATAATAAATGTAATAAATCTGTTTGGTCGTATAACAGACTTGACATTCCGCCAATTTCTACAATTAAATTTTTTAAAGGAGTTTTCCAATCATCTCCTTCTTCTCTTGAAGGAAGTAGCTTAAAAATACGATTTGTAATTCTATCCAGATTCTTTTCAACTGCTTTAATACTAATATCAATGTCGTATTTCATAACCATTAAAAAACACTCCTTTCATTCGTTCTTCTTCCGGAGAAGAGAAAGGCATCATTAATGTAGGAATAGTAGTTTTTATAGAACCATCTTTATCAACAATTCTTCTTTTATATAACTTTTGAAGATGATTAGACTCCTGTTCATATTTTTCAAGTAAATTTTTAATTTTTGCCATATGATTTGCTTGTGATGTAAATTTAAAATCACTTCCGCTATATTTCATAACAGTATTATCTGTTGTTGATAACTGCTGTCCTAACCATTCTATAACCATATCTAATGCAATAATATTAATCTCTTCAAGAGTTAAGTCATTATGAAAAGTGCCTCCGACCCATCCAGCCGCAGGCACTTCAATATTATTACTTTCTACTCCTTTATATGTACCTAAACTATCATAATATCCTTCTTCATAATCAAAAATATTAAAGCGCGGAAACTCAAATCTTGGAATTGATACTGTCAATAAATCTTGTAAATGACTATAAGTATCTAATTCAGTCCATTCCATGTACATATCAGAAGTTACTCTTGTTAAAAAATTATCATATATGGTAGAGAATGAGGTGTATATTTTGCTCATTGTAAATAAAGCACCTCTCTTTCCTATATTATTTTCCCATTGATGTTACAACATACTTAGGTGTTGTTTTTCTCACTGGCGCAGCACTCTTCTTTTCCTCTCCTAATGGAGTTGTTTTTCTTTTTGGAGCTGCAGCTTTTTCTTCTTCACTATCATCATCATTCATCATATGATTAATCATAATAGCGTTATCTATATTTAATCCTGTTTTTTCAGAAATCATCTTTCTCTTTCTTGTATCTGGAATTTCTAACTCAACTGCTAATTTTTGAGCTAAATCAATTCCGCCTGCAGGACTGAAGTTTAAGAAATCTTCAAGTCTATCTAGGCTATCATTATCTACAGATAAAAGAATATTCTTAATATCTTCTTCTGTATATTTATATTCTGGCTCAACATGCATATTTAATGCATTTAAAGCTTCATCATCTTCAACAATTAAAAGATTCTCAAGGATATATTCTCCGCCAGGAACATATTGTAAACTCTGTAATTCCGCAAAAGGAATATTTTTTGTTTCTCCTGGTACATTCCAAAGTCTAGTAATGTTTCTATCTGGAATAGAATATCCTGTAGAACCATTGTTTCTATTTCTAACTGAAATTAACTTATTTCCATCCATTATCTTTTTTCTCCTTTTATCTCTAAAAAAAATGGGGAGATAAAATTAATTATCTCCCCTATTAAATTTTACTTAGGCTGCTGTTCTCTTAAGAGTTGTGTTCTGATATACACAAATTGCATTAGAGAATATAGCTCTTACACCGACCTTCTTATAGATATGAATTTCTTCTGAGTTATCATATCCTGTGAAGCTCTTAGCAATTGTACCACCTTCAAATGCAATCTTAACTGGCTTTTCAGCACCAGTAGGAATAATGAATGCATATGATGGGTCAATAACCTTTGTTGTATTTGTTTCATCTTCAAAAGATTGTGGTAATACAATTACTGTATGTCCTTTATAGTTACCAAGGTAACCATTATTCCACTTCTGATTTCTCATTTCATCTGAAATCCAACCTTCTGAAGGAATCATTGTTGCCGCAAATTCAAAAGTACAATAAATTGTTGACTTTCCATAAGAATCAGCAATAGAAAGTAATCTATCCATCTGTGATTCATTGAATTTACTATCTGAATGCTTATTTGCTGCCTGAACATTCTTAGCAGCTCCAATTAACTGCTTCTCAATCTCAACATAGATGCACTCATCAAGACCTTCAAGAACGATATCAAGGACATCTGCCATATTTACACGACCATCAAGGAATTCTTCAAAGCCGATTCTAGCAGCGCCACCAATAGCGTTAGTTGTTACTTCGTAAGCACGACCATCAAGTCTGAATGCCTCGTACATACCATTTAAGCCAACCTTACCAATGAACTGCTTTGCTCTTCTACGAGAAGCTGTTGTAATTCTCTGTAAGAAAATAGGCTTATCTCCTTGCGCGAATGTCTTAATTTCAGCAAACTGAGAATATTGCTGCATAACTCTCTCTGGTAAAACATCATCGAAAGTTTCTTCTAATAATCTGAATATTGTATTCTGATTTTCTATATAAGTTCTGTAATCTGGAGCTAAAGCCTGAAACTCTGAACGAAGTGTTTCATGCATATCTTCATAACCAAACTTTTTATCTCCGAAGCTATAAGCAACAGGAGAAGCTGGATTAGCTTTAGCAACTGTCTTACATAATGCTAACATATCACTATACTGTAATGCCATTATTATCTTTTCCTCCTATTACTGTACTCTTTGTAACTTTAATCCAGGCTGTCCGTCTGGCATTGTGTAAACCTTAACAACTGCCCAAGCCATACCCTTAGTAGGTACTGCAGTCTCACCATCAGCGTTCTTTGTAAGAACTAAAGTTTTCTGTGTTGTTGTTCCACCATTAGTTAAATCATTAACTGTTGTTTCTGTTACTGTTGGAACTAAAATATTACCAACTGCATAATCTACACCTGTAGCTACCATGTTTGTTGTATAAATATCTCCAATATTAGTCTTTACAACTCTTGGAGCTATACCATTCATTCTATAACCATACTCTGTATGAGCTGGGTCGATTGTTGCGCTTACAGTTTTTGAACCGCCACCATAAGGATTAGCTGCCCCACCTGTTGCTGGGTCAATAACTACAGAAGTAATTCTACCGATTGCCGCAGGATTAGTAACATAGTTCTCTCCTACTCTCATCATAGCAAAATCTTTATTTGCAAGGTAATCTTCATAAACCTTAATTTCATTTAATACTAACATAGGTTCTACGCCCTCAACTTTAGGCTCTGCTGTTACCTTTCCACTTGCGTAATCATAGTACATGAATTCACCATTCTGAAGTAACTGTACCGATGTATCAAGAGGTAAACTAGCAAACATCTGACCTGTATGGTAGTAAGACATCTGGTTTTCTTCAACCTGACCAAAACCAATTCTAGTAAATGCCATTTTTATGTTCCTCCTATTTTAATTAATGCTTTTTAGCTGTAGACTCTACCGCTTTTAACCAAGCTGGTAAATCACTATCTGATTCTAAAGAATCTAAATTAAATGTTGTTGAAACATCTTTAGAATCTTCTTTGTCATCATCTAAATTGAAATTAACTTTCTTTCTTACACAGATAACTGAAAGTTCCTTTTCAATATCATCTAAACTATAATTAGATTTGTTTTCAATGACATCTTTCTTATCTTCATCGCTAAGCATATAAAAAGACTGAATTAATTCATCTTTTTGCTTATCTTCGATGCTTTTCTTGAAAGCTACGAGTTCATTATAAGACTCTTCTAATGAAGTATATTTAGCCTGAAGGGCATCAAACTCTGACTGAAGTAATTCAAAATTTTCATTTTTCTTTTTATCTTCATCTTCGTTCTTATCTTCACTGTCTTTTTCGTCTTTATTATCAGAAGATTTTTCTTCCTTATTGTCCTTAGATTCATCTTCTTTATTGTCAGAAGGTTTCTCTTCTTCATCCTGTTTCTTGAACTCTTCTATTGTATTTTCATTTTTCTTTTGAACAGTTTCATCAGTTTTGTCCTGTTCTTTTGAAAAATTTTCAACAGAAGTTTCATCAAGCTTAGTCTCTTCGACCATACTCATTGAACTTTGTCCTCCTTCTTTTTGAGTAGTTAATAATTCTTTTAATTGCTCCATCATAGTAAATAAAGTAGTAACTTTATCTTCTTTACTAAAATTAGCACTTATGTCTGGTTCAGATATATCTGCGCCTTCAAAGCAAGGCTCAATATCATTTCCTAAAATACATAAGTTCTGAATTATTGCGTCATTTATTATGAAAAATTCAACATTAGAATTTTCCGTTTTTGCCCAATTTCCTTTTAAACTGTCTTTTTCTAATTTCATAGATTGCGGATTATTATTGTCTAAAGCTTGTTCACATTCTGGATAAGAGCCAGTCCATAAAAAAGCTGTAGTCATTAAGTATTCTCTTTCCGTTTCTACTCCATTTTCATCAGTATCAATAAATTTCTGAAACCAAATTTTTGCATTTGGAGCTACAAAACCATAAGGTCTTGTTGCATCACTAAATTTTATCCCATCTCCATCAATAGTAAGAATATCGCCATGGTCAAAAAAATCTTCTTTATCTGCTCTATAATATCCAACAATAGGACAGCCTGGAAGTGTTTCTGCCATATTTCTAGCAACTTCTTTTGTGATTAAAGATTTATTGCGGTTTTCACCTACATATAAAACCTTTACTTCACATTCGGAGATAAGAGGATTAATTGAAGTGACATTTATAAATTCTGGCTTATCAATAGTAGCAACACTACGATTAAAAGCTCTTTTCATTATTTAATCCTCCTAGCTCATACTTTCTTTATTCTGTAAAGTTTTAGTTGATTTTTGGTCATCTTCTTTTTCAGGTCTTCCCGCTTCTTTTTCATCTCCATTTGCAATTTTCTTAGATGTTCTATCTAACATATCTGCGTTCATTACGCTACTTTGCATAGGTGGGATGAATAAGCTAACTAAATCAAGAACTTCATTCTCAAAATAAGCAGTAGCTAAAATACTACTTTGAGTTTGACCTAAAGCTATCTGCGGCAACATCTTAGAATAACCTAATTGAGTTTGCTCTTTATACGCTTTTGAAAGTTCTTTATAATTATAAATAGTTGTAGTTAATAACTGTACTTTATACTGAACTTTCTTAGGGCTTTTATTATATGGCTCTAACAGCTCATTTAAAAAATCTTCAAATTGTAAAAGCATATTATACATTGTAGCTTCATCATTTAAAATAGATTTCTCTAATGCAATATTACCATCTGTATTAAACTGCATTTGAGACACACCTGCTTCATTATATAATTGACGCTCAACTCTTTGTAAATCATCTGTTTGCGCAGAAGCATTACTATCAGTCATATCTTCTACACTAACATCCGCGAGTGTTGTTAAAACTTCTAATCCTAAAGCGTTCTTTAACATCGTAACCGCATTATTATGAAAGGCTCTCATTTCATCAATGTCAAAAATCATTTCCCCATTCTTATCTAAAGGCATTTTTTGAACAACAAGTTTTAATAATCTTTGTAAAGTTTTCTTTCTATCAAGACCTTGCGCTTCATCTAAGTCTAGTATTAGAGGAATTACAGAAATAAAAGCAGGATATTCTTCTCCATTTGCAGTAAATCTAACTGTTTGCTTTGGGTCTAATAAATACCAACCATTTGTGTCACCCGAAAATTGAGGTGGCAGTAAACCTTTTTTATATTTTACATATCCTTTAGAAAACTCTTTAGGAAATATGTTTAATACCTGTAATCTTTGCTGGATATCTCTAAAATTATCATCAAAAAATTTCATATTAAATTCAACTGCGGGTTTGCCATTAGCTGAGAATCTACTTCTACAATAATTTGGCGGTAATTCTTGTAATACCGCTCCGCCGTTTTGTTCAACTTTATATCCATAATAACATCCATGCCTTAATACTTTTAATGCTATTTCACCTAATGTTTTCTTAACTTTAAAATTATCTAAAGTTGACATTGAATTATAAAAACCTTTTAAAAGTTTCTCTTTATTCATATTTGAGTCATTAACATAAGGCGTGATAAAATAATCATATCTATACATAAATGCCATATATCGTAATATTCTGGAATAAATTCCGCTTGTCCGATAAAAGAAATCAGAAATTTCTCTCATTTGTTTTAAATCATATCTATCTATTGCTTGTAAAATAGTATTTTTATCAGCTAATCTTGGATTTGCTTTCTTTAAATCACTAAGCGTTAAAGTTGCATCATCCAGTTTCTTTTGACCTACTTTTACACTACTAAAATAGATATCTGATTTATCTTCAGAAAACATATCTTTGTAAAAGGTTGTTGGAGCTGAAGGTTCTTTATTAAACATATCGAAACCTTTTTCTTTAATCTCCTTGGTTTTTTCAGTCACTAATCTTTCGCCCCCTTTACTTTCTTATTATATCAAATTTTTCGTTAAAAGTCAATAACCTGCGGCTTTTAATAAATAATCATAATCTACTAATCCCTCTTCCCAATAAGGAATAATAACTAAAGTATAATTATGTTGCTGACAATAAATTCTTTTCATCTTATCATTATATTGCTGGCGATATAACCCTTTAGTACCTCCAAATTTCGACTTGGCCTCGTAGTGTTGAATACCTTGATACTCGATTAAGAAATCTATATCTCCATTGTCATCAAATACACAGAAGTCAAAACGTAATGGTCTTCCACTTGAACTTACTAAATCTGGAAAGCTATATTCTTCCTGAAAAGGTAAATTTGCCATTGTTAAAATTTCTTCAATTTTTATTTCTCCGCGAGAACTTCTCAAATTACTCACCTCCACAATGTGTACAATGATGTAATCCTTACTATATTAATTAAAAATAAGTACGGGCAAATTATATAAATCTGCCCGCATTTTTTAACTGAAAAACATCATTTTTGAAACATCTCTACTATGTCTATCTTTTTTCCTATCTTCTTGCTGCTTTATATAATATAATCCATACTCGAAAGCAGAAAACTTATCTTTCTTAATTCCTCTATTAGCTTGCTTAAGAATAATATTTACGCCCTCATTCTCTTCCACTAGATTTAACATCTGTTCCTTCAATATCGTGGTTAAAGTGAATGGTATCAGCCTTTCCGCACGTTGTTCTGGAGTCATTTCTTGACCAACTTTTGTAGACATTAACTTTATTTTTGCATCTCTTTCATCAATTAAAAATTTAATTTTCCCACTAGATATTTGAGTTTGACAATAGCTATGTGCTTCAGTATTAATTGGTGCATTCGCTTTAATTAAATACATTGCATCTCTAACCATATCATCAGTTTTAAATTTCTTATATTGGTCATACCAATCATCAAAAGTTCCGCCTTCAACTCCAAAAGGTGGATAATATTCTCCTGTTTTCGGGTCTTCTTGACCTATTATCATAAAATCCACAAGTCCAGCACCTAAACCATTAGCATCTATAACCACGGTTCTTGCACGATACTTGTAATAAAGTTTCTTTATATTTATAGCTTGAACTCCGAAATGTTCTTCATCATAACTGTAAATATTAACAAGAGTCTTCAATGCTGTTCCTTGCACTTGCGGCGTTACCTTTATAACCATAACCTCAGTTGTACAACCAAAACGACCTACATCGACTGATAGTATATAATATGCGTTTTTTGAACTTCTTGAACTAAATTCATATTCTGGCTGAAGTAACTGACGATATTTATCAAATAATTCATTTGAGAAGAATGCATTTTCCGCGTCTCCTGACCAAATACTTCGATATTCTCTATCAAATGAAGCATCGTTGAATGTACCTTGTAATTTTAACTGGTCTACAAAATCTTCACTCAACAGACCAGCTTCAACTGGAACTTCATATGTTCCACCTAATATCATTACTTCACCAGGGTCTAAAATTGAATCAATCAACATCTCAATAAGGTGTTCATATGCAAATGAATTCTTCCATCCTGCAGTTGTAATATATACTTGACTTTTATTTACTGTTTCTTTAGGGTCTCTACTACCATCCGCAAGTCGTCTATCGACATTTGTAGTTGGAATAATGATTTCATTTAAAGCAGTTCCGTCAATAAGTACACACTCTTCCATTGCTCCACCTGTACGACGCTGACCTCTGGATGATTCCCTTGCCGCAAGAATATCAATAGTAGAACCGTTTTTAAAGATATATTTTACATTATCTTTTGATTTTTTTGAGGCTCCTCTGTCCCAATTGATTTCTTTGTTTAATGCGGGAATAAGTCGACAAATTTCTTCAATCTTTGCGATTGTAATACTTGCAGCTTGCTCTTTTCCACCTGTAGTTACAAATAATGCTGCACCTGGATAAAGAATTGCACGCAACATTAAAGCCATCATAGTTAAAAATGATTTACTGTAAGCACGAGGAAATACTGCATAGACTCGACGATGCCGCATAACTGACCTTAAAAAGACTCTCTGATAAAAATAAAATTGGAAATTACAATCTGGTCCTTTAATATCATCAACAAAAATATCTGGATATTCACGATAAAAAGCAATAGCTTTTCTTAATTCAGGAAGACATTCTCTTAGTCTTTCTTCTGAACAGCCTACCTTTTTATTATCTCTTTCCGCGGAAAGGTCTAATATACTTTGTAAACTCATTACTCAACCTCCACACTAAAGAGGCTTCCAAAATTATCTTCATTATCATCTTCCGCAATAATATCTTTTTCTTTTTCTCTTTGTTGATGTTCCATATATTCTTGGATATCTTTATCTGTTAATTCAATTTGTTCTTTGCCTTCTAATTTTGCTTTTTCTTTATTTCTCTTCTGTTCTTCAAGGATTTCACGCTTTTTAAGATACTGTTCTATCTGTTGTGCTAATCCAGAATCGCCATCAACAAGAGATTTAACATAAGATTTCTCATCCGCAATAACAACATCAACTTTATCTTGCGGAGTTTCTGTATAAAATCTTGGAATAAATCCTCCCTCTTTTTCACAGAATTCTACTATGCAACCAATAGCATCAAAATCATTACTTTTATCTTCTTTGTTCTGTGCTTCTGTAAACTTCGCAGCTTTCATCTGTGCATCATAAACTCTTGATAATTTTTGATAAGACTCAATATCTCCACTATCAAGAGCCTGATTCATTTTTAATGAAGTCTTACAGATAAAAATTAAAGTATCTATTGTCGCCGCAGAGTGTATATCAAAGGAATTTGTAAAATCATTATATTTCTTTTCCAAAGTTACCCATTCTTCTGCGGAATAAAATCTACCCCATTTTGTGGCTAAATAAATCTTATCTTCTTGTGTTAAATCATTTCCTACATCTGGTAAATCAATTTCTTCAAATGGATTATTATTTACAGGATAAACTGATGCTCGCGCAGCAGCTCGATATGCCGGATTAGCTTGTCCATTTTCATATGGGTTGGGTAAACTCTCTGACTTAGGTATAGGTTTCTCAATCTGCGTTTCCGCATAAGTTTGATATTGAGATTCACTAATTGCGCCCTCATCCGCGAGTTTCCGCATATTTTCAAGTTTCTCATCTTCTTCTTTTGCCGCTGCCGCTCTATTAGCAAGTTCATCTGCTTCCCGCACCAGCCGCTCAGTATCAGACCAATGATATTTATTCCATTGATTTAATTTCATTTTTGCGAGATAACGACCAAAAACACTATTTCCAGTCATTTTATAAGGGTCTTTCGCGTATTGTTTATCTCTAATTTTATCCCATTCCCAAGGAAGGTATGGAACATCAAATTTCTCCAATAGCCATTTGAATGTTTCTGGCTCCCAATTATTAATATGCATAGTTAAGCATTGTTTGCATAATTCACTTTTACTACCATCTTTATAGGTAAAGAATTGTACTGCGCCCATTGTCTTACGACATTTCTCACAGTAATACTTCCCTGGTTCTACTTCTTGTGCGCCCATTTTGTCAGCTCCTTTATATTATTTTCTTTTATTTCTGCAACATTTACATATACTGTAAAAATGGTCTTTGCTTGTATTATTTTTTGAAAAGAATCTATTACTAGCTAACTTAATTTGCCCACATCTTGAACATTTTTTCCATTTTCCTTCTGCTTTGTTAGTATAATACCAAACTAACCATTTCTCTTGTGCCTTTTCCGCAAGTAATTTTGGTATTTTATTTCTCCAAAGAGAAGAAATATATTCAACAGAGTGATTTACATTATATTTTATTTCTAAATACTCTTGAATTTCTGTATTCTGGTAGCCGCGAATTTTCAAGAGAGTGATATCATAATATATTGGATAATCATATTTTAAAGTTTCATCTATAAGATTATCTAAGTCTACAAGAAACCATTTAACATCACTATTTAACTTATCCCAAGTTTGAATTCTTAATTTTTCATAATTACATAATACCGCGCAAATATGTCGCGGCACGAGTAAACTTAAAATACCATCAGTATGAATTTCATCATTTTCATCAACAGTTACATGTTCATCTAAATCTAATTTTGCTACACTTTTAAGGGGATTTATACAATAGATAGGTTTTTTATAAGAATTTTTTATTACATACTGGTCTTGACTTGCTTCTATGATATGTTTTTTTATTTGATATGCTTTTTTGCCTCTTGCTGTTTTTAACTGTTCTTTTAATTCTTCTATGCCCTTGCGGAGTTCTCTTAGCTCAGGCATTTCCGCGATATCCGCGTCTGTAATTTCAAATTTTGGTTTAAATATAATATTTTTGTCATTCGCAATCATATTATATATACCATCTTCACCATTTTCTAATCTACCTACAAGTCCTTCAAAAGATGTCTCTCTTACATTTACTGTTTGCATATGGTTATCTGTTAAGATTTTGTTTTGTTTTCTTTCTTCTTTATCCATAGCAAAAATTATGTAATTACTTAATTTCTCTAAGTAAGAATGAGTTAATCTTTCAGGAGGAGTGTTGGCAATAATTTCTTTTACTTTCTCTACTCTTTCCGCAGGTGATTCAATATTAAAATCCATTTTAATATAATCACTATTTTCTTTTTGTTGCTCCATTAGTCTTTCCTTATTTCTTATTCTTATAATAATTATACCAAAAAAATTTTCACAAGTCAAGGACAAAAGTAGATAATTTGAAAAGAAAAAAAATTTTTGATATAATTATTATAAAGGAGTGAATAAAAATGATAGTCGCGGCGATTGGTTTTAATAAAATTGAAGATATTGATGCGGAAATGCAGAAGTTAATTGCGGAAAGTCAATGCTATTTATTTTATATGCTAGTAACAAATAAAGATAGCATTGCCGCAAAATGGGCTGATTCGGTTGGCGCGCCGACCCGCTATATAAAAAATGCGGAAACTTCAGATATTATAAAAAATTGTGATTTCCTATTAATTAACTTAGGGGATGGAAATAATACTAAATTAAATAATCTGTTTATGGCATATAAGCAAACAGGGAAACATGGAAGAGTTGTTCGGAATTAATCTCGTATTTTAAAAAACGAAAAAATTTTTGGTGTGTGAATCGTTTTTTAAATTTCAAAAAATTTGGGGTGTGTGAATGTACCAGCTAAATATGATTTCATCGAATTAATTTTTCATTTTCCCATAATATATCCCCGGGTAAAAAGAGAAAATTTTTTTATTTTAAACTGATGACCACCTTTTATGTATGGTCTGTAGTTTTATCAAAAAATAATCAGCATACACTGAGACTGTAGTCCCGTACATTTTCAAATCATCGGCGCGCTTCCTCCCATAAAGCGCTCCGCATTTTACTATATTTCTAGTCATTTAAACATTTCAAATTCTAAAAGTCTAATCAAGTAGTCAAATAAAAATTCCCACAACTCATGCGTCTAAAAAACTAAACTATTCTCGGAGCTGACTAAAGCGGTGAACAAATGTTCGGTACTTCCATCTTGGTGCATTCTCTTTTGTACAAATTGCACAAAAACATCTGTCAAACTTTGTGCATTTTGCATATTGCAATGAGTGCGCGGTGGGTGTACTATAATGGTGTCGCAAGGCAATGGCGGCAAAATAAATTAGATAGCCCTTGAGAAGCAAGGGCGGAAAGAGGTATATTATGATAAAAGGAAACAAGCTGATTGCAACAATGAGGTCAATAATAGGTAAAGAAGTTAAAGAGGGCAACTGGCTCTGTGTTGATACAGTAGCAGATAATGCTCTTATGATAATCAATACAATCCACAGTGTAGTTAATGCTGTAGATTGCAAGATAATCCTCAAGGGGTTTATTTATGAGGATTCAGCAGAGTGTTGGGCAAAGTTAGAGATGGAACTTGACTGTCTCACTCAAGGCAATCAGCTTCAGGAGCTTTTCGGTGGAGCATTACTTAAGGAAATGCAGAATCAAGTAAACTCCGCAATCGCGGAGTTTGAACTCCAGGAAGTAACCTACGGAGTTTATAATGGCAACACTCCAATCTTTACAGGGATTGAAAGTTATGGCACAGCATTATCAGTATTCTATAATACAGCTAAAGCTTGCAAAATACTAGGTCTTAGATGTAGCTTAGTAAATGAAAAAACTGGGGAGGTGGTAGAATGAGTTTTTTAGAAGCTATAGTGATGGTGGAGCAATGCTCCACTGTCACAGAAGTCAATCAGAAAGTTGACTTTGTGCTTACGCACATAGTCATATCTGATGACGAACTTCTTAGTCTTATGGAGTTCATCATCGGCTTCATGTCTAGTCTATTAGATGAGTGCGGAAACCGCTAATCCGCACTCATCTAGTTTAGGAAAGACTAACTTGAGTTAGTCAAGCTTAATGCTTGTTAATTCAAACTAACTCTAGTTAGTCTTCCCGAAATCTAATTAGTTTAGTCTAACTATTGTTAGGCTTGACTAACTTTGGTTAGTTATTTTGAACGGCACGCTTCCTCCCATAAAGCGTGTCGCATTTTGCCTATTTGACTAGTTATTTAAACTTTTCAAATCGACATTGAGTGTGACTACAAGACTAATCATATCCCATAATTGATGACTATTTGACTACAAAAGTAAACACATCGTCACTATTGCTGACTAAAAAAGTAGTCACATCATCGTCTGGTGCATGTGTTTGGGTGCGTGAAAAGCCTTGAAAATAGGGCATAAAAAAATTTTTAAAAATTTTTGAAAAAAGTGTTGACATTGAAAACGGGGTATGATATTATAATGGTGCGGTGAACGAAAACCGTAAAATAAAATTGATAGTCTTTCAAGAGAGAGACAGAAAAGAGGTTACTATGAAGAAATTAAATATGTATACAAAAGAGAAGTTCTCAATGAGATTTGCAAACTATGAGGACACAACTTATATATACGAAGATGTGAACATCTTCCATGCAGTCAATGCAATTAAAGCGTGTCCGCAGGTGTACATCATAAAGGTTGAGGGTGTAGAACTTCCGCCTATCGACTTTACACTTGAGAGGTTTAGAAAGATGACAAACAAGCAGTTTGTAGCAGTTCTGAACTCTTACATAGACAAGTTAATAAGTCTCGGCTACTAAGCCGGGACTATCCAAGAGAAAAGAAAGTGAGGTATTATAAGTATGATAAACATTAGGACAATAAGAAAGATTGAGGAGTGTGGCGGTTTAACACTCAAGAATGGTAAGATAATCACATACAAGAGTGGTTATCAAGTAGCCACCGAGGGAGTAATGGTTACAACTCCCGAGGAAGCAATTAAAGCCGTTAGAGCATACGGTGGTAATTGCGGACTTTGGCTTGAGAATGGCGTTTATTTTGTAGACAAGAGCCACAGAGTGTCTACAAAAAGAGACGCTTTGGCACTTGGTAGACAATGCGCACAGATATCTATTCTCAAGTGGGCAGACATGAGTTTGATATATTGTTAATGATTAGGGCTTGGGAAGCCAAGCCCACATATAAAAATAAAAATGAAATGAGGTATTTAAAATGAGAAAAAACAATAGTAAAGCAATAGTTAAAAGAATAGCCCTGGGTTTAGTTTTAGGAATATTATTCTTAGGCGCGATATACCTTGAGGGTCACTGTACAAGAGAGGGTAAGGTAATCAGCAATGATAATGGATTTGTGCGGATTGCTGATAGGGCAGGCGATATCTGGGAATATGATGGCTGTGATATCGCGGAGGGTCAAAATGTCAAGATGTTATTTGACATTAATGACCAGTCGTCTAAATATGACGACATAATATTAAAGGTTTGGGTTGCCAAGTAGCGGCAACCCTCCAAAATTCGATTTGCGTTCTCTAATTTTAATTAGCTACAAATATCTGTAATTAGCTGTATAAAATTAAAGTTAGAGAAGACGAATTGAAGTTCGTTTTATAAAAGTAAAGTTAGCAATTTTTAACAGTTGTTAATTCAAACTAACTCTAGTTAGATTAAGCTAATCCTTGTTAATTCAAACTAACTGTAGTTAGATTAAGCTAACTTAAGTTAGACTTATAAAACACTTGTTAGTTCAAACTAATTTAAGTTAGAATAATCGCACCGGGCGGAGCACGTCCGGCCCCGCCGGAATTTGCCTATTATACCACCTTTTAGGATTTTTGTCAAGGGAAAAAAGTTGACATATTGCACAAACATTATCCCAAAATCTTGTGCAGTTTTGACTATTGCAATTTTGGGGCAATCTGCTATAATGATACTTGTAAGGGAGATAACAAATGAGATTGCTAAACAACCCGAACAAAAAAAAAGAAGTGCTTGACAAATAGATACCTAAGTGATATAATAAGGGTATAGAAAGGAAGTAATGGTTATGGGAACAGAGACTAAGCATGTACCAAGAAAAACAGAGACTAAGTATGTCTTAAAAGTAATGAGATACTTAGATTGCATGGGAACGCAAGTTGCTTATGTTATAGATGGTGTATTTGAAGATTGTCAGAGTGCAGTCCATGCCGCAGAGAGACTACCACGCCGCCATGAACACAACAAGTTTGAAACTGGCTGTTGGAAGATAGTCAGAGCCACTATTCATTTAGATACTTTAGAAGTGGTAGAAAAGGAAATAGCCGGAATGACATTATTTATGCTTGACTAGCGCAATAAAATGTGCTATCATATATATGTGGAAAGGAAAGGGAGCCATCAATCGACCACATTAAAAAATAAAAATCAGCTTCAAATATTATATAAAAGCGAGGTATTGCATTATGGAAAAGAAGATTACAAAGTTACAGGTTATCGAGGCTATGCTTGGAGAAGAGTTCGTACAGGACAATGAGATGTATAAGACTTATCTTATGCACGAAAAGGAACTCCTTGAGAAGAAGAAAGCTAAGGCTAAGGCTGGTTCTGATAAGAAAGCTAAGGCTAATGAAGCACTGGTTGAGAAGCTCAAGGTTGTCCTTGACGGTTTCAAGGGTACTTCTACTCAGATTATGCTCAAGGCTATGAAAGACTTCCCTGCTGATGAAGCGGTTCAGGCGCTTTCTAATCAGAAAGTAGTTGCACTTCTCAAGATTATGGTTGCCAATGGCACAGCAAAGAGAGAAGAGGAAAAGGACAAGGCAATCTTCTCACTTGTCTAATCTGCGGACGGGCGGTTGAAATACACCGCCCAATTTAAAAGAAAGAGGTATAGGGCATGGATAGTAAAAAAGAAGCCTTAGAGAAGTTAGCTTTAAAGATTTTCAAGGAATGTGAAGCAGACGGAGAACCAGTCACAAAAGAAGAAGCTATGGAAATGGCGGAAATGGAAATCAAAGCTAAGGGAATAAAAAACTATGTTAAGGGTGCGGAAGCTGAAAAGAAACCGCGGAAGCCACGAGAAGTAAAACTCGATGATGAAAAGGTTGATTTTATCGGGTGTTTAAAAACTCTACTTGGAGGAATGGTACTTAATGGCAAGATTAGTAATGTTCAGATAGCCAATCCGCAGAAAGAGTTGACCTTTAACATCGGCGAGAATGAATACTCACTGTCGCTGATAAAGCATAGAAAGAAAAAGTAGCTGTAAGCTGATGACTAAACTAATAGTCATCAGCTTTTTATGCTCAAAAAAGACCGCCCTGTGGGCGTCCGGCTTCGCCGGTATTTTGATATTATATCACATTTTGGCATTTTTGTCAAGAGAAAAATCAAAATAAAAAATTTTTTTATTTTCCCAAAACTGCTTGACATTTGCTTATAATCTGTTATAATTATAATTGTTCAAGGGAACAGATAACAAATAAGATTGAAAACAAGTATCCTTGACAAAAACATAGAATAGAAATGAGGTATTCAATTATGAAAGATGAATATGATGTAAGTATTAAGAAATTAGACCTTGAGGGCAATTATGATGATGAAGATAATCTGCCAACATATTTACACATAACAGGAGAACAGTTAGTTCTTTTGAGATGGCTTGAGCGACATTGTTGGTTAGACCTTACAGAAGCAGATGTACCACCTGAACCAGTTGATTTAGTAAGAGAAGTAAAAGAATATTAAGAAAAGAGGTATTAATTATGAATTTATTAGTTTTATTTATTATTCTTAACATTGTAAATGTTATTATTCAGACAGCAAAATCTTTAGTAACTGTCAAGTGTGGAAAAGGAGCTGCCGCCGCAATCAACGCATTAGCCTATGGTTTGTATACTATTGTAGTAATATACATGATGTGCGACCTTCCGCTTCTCTTAAAGGCTTTCATAATAGCTATGTGTAATCTTATCGGAGTTTACATTGTAAAGCTGATTGAAGAAAAGAGTACAAGAGATAAACTATGGAAAGTGGAAATGACAGTGAAGCCACATTATGCTAAAGAGTTAATGGAAACTTTAGACACTTTAAGGATTCCATATAGCTACATAGATATTGAGAAGTATATGTTATTCAATGTCTATTGTGAGACACAAAAGCAAAGCACTGTTGTAAAGGCTATTGTAGAAAAATATCATGCGAAGTATTTCGTCGCAGAGTGTAAAACATTATAAAGGATTGGGGCTATACAGCCCCAAGAAAGGGGTAAAATATGTTTAGAAATATCGTTATGTTTTGTTTAATGTTTCTTATTTGTTCATTCTTCGGTATAATAATAATTAGTAATATGAATACTAAAAAGAAATGGTTAAAAATATTAGTATTTATTATAACTACAAGTATAATTGCGGGTTTATTCTCTTTTGGTCTTATACAAGAGGCAGATAGCGATATAAAAACATGGAATAATGGAATTTGTACAGAATGCGAAAATGGACATTATGAATTTGTTAGTGCTTCCAGTCGCGGAAGAGGTGTAGGAGGTACTAACTATTATTATTATAAATGTGATAGTTGCGGAAATGTAATAGAAGTAAAAAATTTGTATCAGAATTAGTGCGGAAATCCGCACTTTTTCTTTACATTTTCACCGCGCTCTGCGCGACCGGCTTTGCCGGAATTTTGCATTGTAGCATACTTTCGGTAATTTGTCAAGCGATTTTATGTACTAAAATAAAAACAATTTTTTCCTAAAAAATGCTTGACATTCTCTTGTAGTAGGTCTATAATTATAATTGTTCAAGGGGAACAGAGAAAAACAGATAACAACCGAGATTGAAAACAAGTTTTTTAAAAAACCACTTGACAAAATAATAAAAAGGGTGTTATAATAAACACATAGAAATCAAAGAAAAGAGGTATCATTTAGAAATGAAAAAGAAGTATTATTTAACATTGGACACGGAGACTGCTACACTACCTTTTGCAAATGAGATTGCAAAGAATCCGAAACAGAAACAGAAGATTGCTATTGCCAAGCCACTTGTTTATGATATAGGCTGGGTAATAACAGACAGATTGGGCAATAGAGTAAAGAGAGTTAATTATCTTATTCAGGAAACTTTCTTTGTACCGGCTATCTTTAATACAGCCTATTACCGCAATAAGCGCCCTATTTATGAACAGCTTCTCGCAGAGGGTAAGATAGGTGTTCGCAACTGGAATGATATGGTTGCAGAATTGCTTGAAGATTTGGAAATGTGTACTTGCACATGTGCATACAATGCCGCATTTGATTACAAGAAAGCAATTCCTTTTACAGAACAGTACATCGCACACCTTTACGCACCAGGCTATCAGTACTGGGAAGATAAGCAGAGAATGAGTTGTGAGAAGATTGTTAGGGGATATAAAGATGATAGAGAGAGTAATCCAGAGTATCTTAAACCAGTATTTAAGTTAAGAGATTTTGAGTTTCCTATCGTGGACTTATGGGCAGTAGCTTGTGAGAGATTAATAAATATTGATAAGTACAGAAACTTCTGTCTTGACAATAGCTTAATCACTAACAGCGGAGAGTTCTTTAAATCTTCAGCAGAAACTAGCTTCCAGTATCTTAATAAGAGATACGATTTTACTGAGGACCATACCGCATTAAGTGATAGTGAGATAGAAGCTGATATTCTCACAAAGGCATTAAAGAAAGGCAAGATTGAACCAATACTCAAGGCTTTTCCTTTCAGAGAACTGGGTACAACTTACGATTATGCTATTAACAAGAGACCGAAAGCCATTCCAGTAGTTATTGAAGCATTTAACAACTATCTTAGCCAGCAGACAACGCATAATTCTTATGTAAGTAAGATTGAGGGCTTAATGTTAATGCTTGAGGGATATTGCTAATAATAAGTTGGGGCTGAAAAGCCCCGACAATCTAAAAAAGAAAAGAGGTATATAATATGAATAAAATTTTAGTTTTTGATATGGACGGAACAATAGCAGATTTCTATGGAGTTGAGGGTTGGCTTGAAGATTTAAAGAATTGTAGCACTCGCCCTTATGAGATAGCACAGCCAGTTTATGAGCCTACAATGTTAAACGATTTGATTAATACACTCAAGATTAATGGTTGGAAGATTGTTATTGTAAGTTGGTTAAGCAAGGAAAGCAATAAAAAATATGACGCGGCTGTTCGCAGTGCTAAGAGAGCATGGCTTGAGCAGATAGGTTTCCCTTATGATGAAGTACATCTTGTCAAGTATGGCACAACGAAAGCCAATTGTACTAGACATTTAGGCGGATTTCAGATATTAGTTGATGATAATGAAAAGGTAAGACGCGGTTGGTCGCAGGGTTGCACGATAGACGCGAGACAGGACATTATTGAAAGACTTAAAGATTTAATATAATAGTCAGTTGCGGGTAGGCAGAAATGCCTACCTTTTTAGTTATGACTAAAATTTTCGTCAGAAAATCATCGCCTGGAAGGCGTCCGGCTTCGCCGGTATTTACCATTATACCATACTTTTGATATTTTGTCAAGCGAAATCCGCACATAAAACTGCACAAATATTTTCCCATAACTTTGTGCATATTGTCTATTGCAATATCTGCCTCAAAGTATTATACTATTCAATGTAAGGAACAGAGAAAAGCAGATAACAAATGAGATTGAAAACAAAGTTTTTCAGAAAGTTCTTGACAAATAAGTTACAAAATGTTATAATAACAATGTAGAAAGGAGTTGACAATTATAAAAAAATATGTTATCATATAAATATAGAAAGGGGTTGAGTTTTATGATTGTTACAATTGTTTTGGTAATTATTTGTTTCGGCGCATGTTCGCCAAGAGTTTAGAAAGTGAGGTAGCTGTATGATTAAAGTTTATACAAGAGTAAAAGGATTAATGTATGCGGAAACGCTTGAAGAAGCAAATAAGTTGATTGTAAAGTATGGCGGATTTAAGGTTCTTCCTAGCTTGGTACAGACAGTTTGGGGAAAGAAAGTGAGGTAATAATATGATAGTAGATGTAAATACAACAATTGCCGCAAGAGGTATGATAATATGAAAGTAAATAAATCAAAAGAACATGCAACAGTAAGTATTAGAAATCTTTTTGTAGGACAGACTTTTACTGCTCCAAGAAAAGAATATGGATATCTAAAAACTGGTGGTGAGATTGGATACTATATGAAAGTAGACCAGTCAAGCGGATGGATTAACTAATAGCTTAAAACAGAGTGAAGATTTAGCTGTTAATCTTGAGACCGGACAGCTCCGCAAGTTTGATAAGGATTATCGAGTTACAGAAGTATCAACAGAGTGCAATGTTGTAGATGATTAATTAAGAAAGAAAGAGGTAAAAAATTATGGAAAAGAAGATTACTAAATTACAGGTTATTGAAGCAATGTTAAATGAGGAATTTATTCAGGATAATGAGATGTATAAGACATATCTCACACATGAGAAAGAGTTGCTCCTTAACAAGAGGAATAAGAACAGCAAGGATAATGAGAAGAAGTCTGCTGCGAATAAGGCTCTGACAGAGAAGCTGTTGGAAGTAATGAAAGATGTAAGCGGAACTGCTACCCAGTTGACTTTCACACTGATGAAAGTTTACCCAGATGACGCAGATGTTATGGCATTAACTAATCAGAAAGTTACTTATCTCTTAAAGGAACTCGCGCAGGCTGGTACTATCAAGAGAGAAGAAATTAAGGGTAAGCCTATCTACTCTTTAATTGAATAATTGCGGGCGGGGTAATGCTCCGCTCCCTTAAAAGGGGTGTTTAAATGAAAAATGAATTTTGCGAGGATTGCGCAGATAAAAATATTTGTAATGGAGATTGTCCATATTTTGAAGAAGAACAGAAAGAACTTGAGGAAAAAGCTAAGAAAATTAAGATAGACCACGGCGCAAAGGCAGAAAAGTCTGAGAAAAAAGAGAAAAAACCTAAAACTGTTAAGGTTTCTGATGAAAAAAAGGAACTTTTTGATATGATTTATGGCGGTTTGATTGATAATTATGGCGAAAATGTGGAAATTCTAAAAGAAAATAAGCTAATCCAGGTTAAAATTAATGAAAAAATCTTCAAAGTGGATTTAATTGAACAGAGAATGAAGAAGTCCTAGTGGCTTCTTCTTTTGTGATGTCATGTGACTATTAAATTAGATATGTAAAAGAACGGGCTGTGCCCGACCGACAAAGTCGGAATTTTACCACCTTCTACCCTTAGGGCAATTTTCCGAGGGAAAAAGTCATTATCTCACTTTTTCCCATGTTCCCGAAACCCGCATATACTCTTTAGGGCTTGATTGTGAAGGAAAAAGCGACCTTGCCGCTTAATCCTTGTTAGCTCTCCACTCTTTTACTAATATAGGCATTGTATTATATTTCGCTTTAAATCTCTCAAGTGCGCACTTATAGAAGCTTTTTTCTTGAGAAATATCTTCTCCCTGTTGTTCACGATAGAATGCTTTGGCAGCAGCCGCTTCATCTATTCTTTCTTCTTTCAGTATATTGCGCCAATCAGTGAGGACTTCCGCAGATAATGGTTTATATGTTTTATAATCTACCCATACCTGGTGATTATTAGTTACGCCATATTTATCAAACGGTTCCTTTACATATCTCTCTGTTACAGAGCGCTGAGAATAATGACCATATCTCTCTCTACCGAAAGAAGAAATAGCTTCGCGCGCAATTTTAGATTTACTATTAGGTTTAAATTCTGTACCTAAAGCTTTAATAGTAAAATCTTCATAATCTTTCTTCTTTTGTTCTAAGTTACACTTGCGAGGTAATTTTGGAATAGATTCGGGCATCTCTCCTTTTATCTCATAAGTGTAACGACCTCTTTCAGATTTTATTTCTTTAATATCCATAAAATCTTGGAGATGATTTAATAAATCATCATGTCTTCTTTTCCAAAGCTCTAAGGTTATAGAAGGATATTTTTCTTCTAATTCCCTTCTTGTAAAATAACGAATTTCCATTTTTATTTTCTCCTTTCTTTTATATCCGTCAATATTATTCCTTTTTTGTAAAAGAGACCTTATCTTCTTTTGCCCAAAAAATTTTGTTTTTAGGTAAAAGTGGTTTTGGGGCAATTTTTGTGTATATCTATATAATTAACCACCTACACAAAAATTGCCCCAAAAATGCGAGTGAGAGAACTACAAGATACCTGTATTTTCCCGAATTTTTGTCCTAGTCCTTAATTAACCACCTACACAGAAATCAGGGAAAATACAGGCCTCCCAAGAGAGAAAAACAAGTATATAACTTTTTAAACATAGCTTGACAAAAATAACATAACTTTTTATATCTCACAAAAGCAATCGTATTGCGGGGATATGAAGGACCCTCCGCATCTATTAAATTTTATATCGCGCGATTGCCGCGTTTGATATTTATAAAAATTTATGTTATAATATATATATAAAAGAAAAGGAGATAAAAAGTATGAGTAGTAAAACTATTGAAGAGATGTTAGATGCAGGTATGAGTATTTCAGACATTATGAGAAAGGCTACAGAGATTAAGAAGAAGAAGGATGCGGAGATTGACAGGTTTAAGACAGAAAGAGATAATCTTATCAATTCTATCGTTGCATACTTTGAGGTTGTTACAGGTAAGAAGGATATGGTTAGTTCTGCTAATATCGTTGAGTTAAGAAATACATTAATTGAAGGTGAGAAGCTTCTTGCTTCATTAGACAGCGTTAAGGCAGTAAAGAAATCTTCAGATTTAGATGATGATGCAATTAGAAATTTTCTTAGGGGAGTTATGTAATATACCCTCCCCGGGATAGACGATATTCGTCTTCTTAGAATTTCAATCGAATAATAAAAAGTTATATGGGAGATAGGGGTTGCACACTACACAACCTCTATTTTTATTGTATTTTAATATATTTTTATTATTACACAACCTCTATTTTTGTTATTTTTATTGTATTTTAATATATTTTTATTATTGCACAACCCCTATTTTATTACATTTTAATTAAAAAAATATAAACAAATACAATCCCTATTTTTTTAAAATGTGTAACACTTTAAAAATATCACATTTATCTAAAATCCCAACAGATTCATTCATTTTTTATATTTTAACTTACCAATATATATATACTTATATATAGGTAAGTTAAAATTCATTTTCTAGGTAAATCTGTTGGGATTTCATTCAAATAACCGTTAGGTTATTTGATACTAACTTAAATTCATTTCTTGTAACAAGAGTTCCCTTAACAATTTGACAACCTAATTTCTCTTGTAGCTCTCCTAAAAATAACATAAAATTATTACCTTTCATATTAGTTAATTCACTTAATACTTCCCATGCATCTTCTTTTCTAATCTCTCCAGATTCAACCATTCCCGCAACTAAAATCTGTTTTTCATCAGCATTTCCAAAATATTTCTTAATCAAATTCTTTTTAATATTCTCTTCTTCTTCTGACAATAGCTCATACTTTCCATCATCTCTTTTTTTACACCAAACATAAACGCAACTGCCGATTTCCCCTTCTCCACAGAAAGGTCTTCCATATAATTCATTTCTTCCTTTAGTTGTATAAACATATGCGGTTGATGGTTTTACTGGAAGTTCTTCTCCATAAAAACTAACTATTTGATTACTAACATTCTTACAAGAGTCCAATCCATTTTTACTCCAAAAGTCATTAATCTTTTCTTTAATCATATCGTAAGGTCTAACTCCTTTCTTATATATAGGATTAATTATTTCATCTATAAAAACTCTTTTTCCTTCTAAATGATATTTAAAATAATTATTATCTAATTCTTTTAAATATTCTTTCTTTCTAGTATTAAAACCTCTTTCAGACATTCCCATCCATGCGGCAATCTCTTTATTTGTCATTTTACCTAATTTTAATTCCATTTTACAAGAACCTCCGTATTCTAATATAAATTTTTATAAAAAGAGTCACAAACTTTTAAACTATTATATATCTAGAAAGTTAAAAATTTGTGACTCTTTTTATACTTTTCTACTTTTACATTTATATTAGAATATTCTTATATATAAATATGACACTTTTGCCCAAATTTATAAAAAGAGTCACAATTTTATTTTAATAAAGTCTTATTTTAATAAAGTCGATGCGAACAAGTTCGCATCTCTAAGTTTTGAATTTTAAAATGAGAATTCGGGATTAAAAGATTTCCGCTTCGCTCCAATCTTATTAATCCTCTCATTCTCTTTAAAAATTCAAAGTAATATCTTCTTTAATTAGGTAAAAACTTAATATAAGTTCCTCTCATTCCCGCGCTTTTAACTTCAAAAACTCCAATCAAATCTAATTTTTTTAACATACTACTAATACTTGTGCGGGAAAGGTGTATTTCATCTGCAAAATGTGAAACATTTACACAAGTTTGTTCTCCTTGAACAAGTTTCTTTAAAATTGCTTCATATGCCATATATTCATTAGGAGTTAATATCTCCTTTACTGTTCTTTTGTTACTCATTTATTTTTCTCCTTTTATTCAAAATCATCTGGGTCAAGATGTTCATATCTAATTTCACTATCATACCATGTTTTTATACCATATTCCGCGGAAGCTGCTCTTCCTACTTTTTCAATAATTATACCTATCTTTTCTCTATTCTTTTTAACATCTTGAAATCTTTTTTTTAAATAATTAGGTTTCACACCTAATTCTTCTGCTAATTCTTCTAATGTCACGCGGAAACCCTCCTTTAAGTTTCTTCAGTCAAGATTAAAGTTTCGCCAATCTGCGGTTTCCGCTCAATCTTCTCTGTTGGTTTATACATTTCATTACAAATGCATCTATTATCTATATGAACAATGTCTTTTGTACAAAAGCCATTGGAACTTCTATATTTACAATTTATATCACAAGCAATTATCATTCTTTATTTCCTCCTTATAATAATATTATATCAAATTTTTTCTTTTTTTTCAAGTGGATTTCTACATTTTCACTTGCAGATAATCGTCTTTGTCCGAAATTAAAAAATCCTTCGTTTTCCCTAATTAACCTTTATTTTTCTTGCTGCGGCTGTTGGGTCTATAAAATTCATGATAGACCCCTATAAGTTTCTTTAAAGAGCGCTTCTCCGCTTGATTTTTATAAAAAAATATGATATAATTTATGTAGAAAAGTAAAAGGAGGACATATTTATGCAGGCAAATGAAAAAGAAATGTGTAAAAAGGCTAAAGAATTATTCACAAAGAAACATAAGCCAACTATTGATGAAGCATTTAACAATGCCGCAGAAAGTTTTGATGTACTCAAAGATAAAATCACAGAAATGCGCGATTCTTTGAAAAATTTAGATGAAGAACTTTATAAAAATAAAGAAGTAAAAAAGTTAAAAGAAGACCTCCTTCAGACACAGGCGGAATTAGCAGAGTATAAAGAGCGTTATTACAATAGCTTCTCCATTACAACATATGAAAATTATGGTTTAGAAGAATGGTGGCAGCATCATAGAGCGGAAGCACATATACAGGAACGTGGAGAATCAACTTTAAAACCAAAAGATAGATTCTTTGTATTTAAACCAGGTATTAATGGAACCGTAGCTACTTGCTATTGTGCTAAATGCGCAAAGATATTATATTATAACCATAGAGATTTAAACTATGATGAACTTTTAGAATTAATGCGACAAAAGGGTGTTTCATACAGAATAACTAAATATCCTTGGGAAGGAGAAAATTAATGTCAGGAACCTGTTTTATTAATAATAACCCCACTAAAGTTATATATACAGAAAAAGAAGTAGATGAATCTCTTTTTCAGCTTGAGTGGAATATGAAGAGACTTTTAAAAGAAAATAATGAACTAAATGCAGAAAATGAGTCTCTTAAAAGTGAGCAATATAAAGACGCGGAACTCTCTAAATTGAAAAGTGAAATAGATAGATTGAGAAGAATCTTAAATCAGTCTTTTCCAGTAAATGAAAGAGAAAAAGAATCAATAAAAGAATGGTATAAGGAACATAGCGATAAGATGCATAATGGAAGAGATTTTAATTATGTATATGAATTTACTCCAACAGCAATAGCTACTTTTGGAGATTGTATTTGTACCACTTGCCGCGGAAAAGCTAGACAGAAAGCTATTATAAACGATAAAAATGGTTTAAGGATAGAACCAAATATAATAAAAGATTATCTTGATAGAAGTGGCGGAGACTTTCAATTTAAGATAGAATAAGCGGGGTCTTATACTCCGCTTTATTTTTGTAAAAATTTATGTTATAATATTTATATAAGAAAAGGAAAAGAGGTATATAAATATGACAACATTATTAGTAGAGGATAAATTAACAAAAGTATTTAATGAAATTGTAAAAAAGTTCCTGAGAAATTTGGTTGGGATGAGTATAACACAGAAGAAGAGAATACAGCAGTAATTTCAGAAGCTTTAAGAGATGCTAAAGTTGCGGGAGGCGCATATCGTGGTGCAACTAAAGCTGTTGCTGTTGTTTCAGGTTGTAGTTCTGTTCTTAAAGTTCCTTATTCTGGTAAATGGGACTATGATGAATCAGTAGACTGTGATTATTTTACAAGATTTGAAGGTGCAGATAATTCTGAAGACCATAACTGGGACTATTGTTTAACAGAATATGAAGTTTATGAAGCTGCAAAGGAAAATGGATTAGATATATTTTTCCCAAAGACAGAAATCATGGGAGAATGTGAATCTGGCACGATTATTAAGCAGGAAAGGGTATTAGACTTTTATGAATACTGCCCTATTTCAGAAGATGAAACAATAGAATTTGTTAATTCAGATATAAAATATTATGGTTTTGCAGATTCTCAGTGGGTTGCCGTAGCTATTGAAAGATATGGAAAAGCTATGGTTGATAAACTCATTGACTTTTTAGAAAATAATTTTCCTATTGTAGTTAAAGATTTACATAATGGAAATATTGGTTTTAGAAAGAATGGTGAGCCAATTATCCTTGATTTTTCGGGCTGGAATGAAGACTGTTAATTTTAAAAATTATGATATAGGAGGCTATAAAGATATATATGGTCAATACAGTATTAGGTATAGGTATAATAGTTAGTGCTATTATGTTATTAATCTGTTATATTATAAGCTGTATAACAACAAATGAAATTATATATAAAGTTTCAACTGGTTTAGCTGTAGCTTCATTAATGTTTATAATGGGCTTTAGTTTAAGTTACGCTGGAAATTAAAATTAAAAAGGAGTAGTGTATAAAAATATATGAATGATAGTACTTTATTAGCGATAATAATTTTGATTACTATGATTATAATAGTAACAATTTTAAAGTCTGAAGGAAGAAGAATATTTGATTTCTTATGGGCTGTTTGGATTATTTTTGTAGGATTCTTAATTTCATTGGACTTTGTAAAAGGAGAATATTCATTAATATTAGAAGTTATTTTCTGGATTGCTGCAATCTTAATCTTATGTTTTGTATTAGCGGCTATTATTTTTTTAATATTATCTTTTATTTATGGTAAAAAGAAAGATGAGAAAAAGGAACATAAAAGCATAAAGATATTTTATCTATCTTTAATTATTGCTGTTTTATTAAATATCATACTACAGATATTAGGAATATTTATTAAATAAAGTGTGCGGAAAGGAGGCTCTTATGCCTCCTTTATTTTTATAAAAAAATATGATATAATATTTATATAGAAAAGAGAAAGAGGTGAATGAATATGATATCATTACATACTGCACAAAGATTATCTCGAGAGAGTAGTGAGATAACTCTTACAAGAGCAGATAAGCATTTCTTAAAGAAATGTGAAAAAGAAATAGATAGTGAAATTCTTGCAGCTTGTGATATCAATGAACAAAGATTGTTTATTAAAAGTCTTCTGGTAATTGATAAAGGCTGCTCAGATAGTACAACTACAAGTTCTAAAAAGTATTTAAAATACAAAAAACGATTTGAATTATTTCTAACTTTATTAGATAAATATAAAATACAAGGATATAAGATATCTTATACAGGAGCAACTTATGAGAAATATTATGATTATGATTTTCTATGGGATTCATATCGTTTAAAAGGAATAATTACTAATTTTGAGATTAAATGGGATAAAGACTATAATCCTATATTATCTGATAATTTGATAGAAAAATATGAAAAGTGAGGTAGTTAAAATGGCAAGAGATAGAGAGATAGTATGTCAGTATTATATCTGTGAAGGTCAATGCTCAAAAGGTAGAGAAGGAACATTTAGAAAAGCTTGTCAACATTGCGGCAAGTATTTACCTAAGCGTGGAACTGCACCTGCAAGGGTAGACAATCGCCGCAGAAAACTTGAAAAATATTCTAAACACGAAAGGAATGATTATTAATGGAAGAAAATAAAGTAATTACATTATCTTCTCTTGTGGAGTATATTATGTCCACAGTACAAGTTTCAGATATGCACATTTGTTTTGTATCAATTAAAACAGATAGAATGTGTAGTCTTGGTTCAGTTAAGAAAGAAGGGTCCAAGATTAAATATACATTGCCGCAGTATATAGAAAATGAAAATGCATTTTTGGTTGCTGCATGGTCGTATAATGCATCAACTAACATTCTTACTGTGCGCTATTGATATTTTTTAAATTTTTTGATATAATATATATAGAAAATAAGAAAAGAGAGGTAACGCATATGGTATTTGAATACACTTTAGTAAATGGTAATGGAGCAAGACATACTTTAATTACAGATAAGTTTTTTGAACCAGGTCAGTATGTAAGTCATTTGGGCGAAGTTTGCTATGTTGAAGACTTAGCTGTTGGAACTTCTGTATCATGTGCAGAAATTCATGAGCAGTCAGCTCTTGATTCAATGATGATTATGTGTTAGGAGGTATAACTATGGAAGACATAGAAGCAAAAAGAATTAGTGAATATCCTAAGAGACCACCTGAAGATATAGAACAAGGTAAAACTTGTGCAGAACAGACTAACTGTTTAAATTGTCCATGGATATCTGAATGCTATTATGAAGATTATGATGATGAGGATTATATGGTTTATGGATATTATGATGAAGATGGATTCTATGATGAGGATTATTATGATGGATTTGATGATTAAAGCTGGGTAATTTAGCTCAGCTTTATTTCTTTTAAAAAATTTGATATAATATATATATAGAAAATAAGAAAAGAGGTATAGTTTTATGAAAGTATTTATTTATGCAACTGAAGGAATGTATCAGGGCTTACATGGCATTGAGGACATGTGCGTAACTGAAATCAATTCTATTGATGAAGGTAATGCTATGGGTAAAGAAATGGCATATGACCTTATTACTAATTACGGTCTCGAAGATGAATATGCAATGTCTCAGTCAGATTATGATGAAGAGTCAGGAGAATTTCCAGAGTGGAATGGAGAAGCTGAAGAGCTATATTGGAATATCTATGAAATTAAAGATGAGTATAAGGATATGGAAACTCGTGAATTAGACAGTATTGTTTGCAATCTTGGACATGAGAGCTTCATTAAAGAGTATTGCGGAAAGGAGCTTGGTGTATGAGTATGTTCGGAATGGGAGATGCCTTTGATTATATGATTATGCAGAGTGATGATGATGCAAATGAAATAATGCGTCAATGTAAGCAAGCACTGGAAGCAGGACGAGACCCGCAGCTTTTAATTGAAGAAATAGTAGATAATCAGGCTTATATTAATTTAATGGAAAATGATAAGGTTAGAATTGTTAATTTGATAAGGAGCTATATGTAGTATGGAAAGAATAGATTTATATGAAAAATTAGGTGAGGAAGATATTAAGAAGATTTCGGATTATTACCATAGATGGGGTATTCTTGGCATTAATCAGTGGTCAGATGAAATAAATGACTACATTGCCGCGCCAGTAAAAGAAGATATGTATATACCTGTAAAAGATTTTCTTGAGAAATGGAGTATTTGTAAAAATACTTTATATAAGTTACTTGGAAATCAGATGATTTATAAAGCTCCATTTACTTATGAAAAGCCAGAGGATAATGTCTGGAATGAATGTAAAGATTATTTAAGCTCAGTAGATGCTTTACAAATTTTAAAAGGGTGTATCATGGATGGAGGATATTATATTCCATCATTTCTTAATTACATCTTTTCAAGAGACGCAATAATTAATAATTTAACTTCATATACTATACTTTTAAGTCCACACCCTGGTAATGTTGATACCTTAAAGGAAAGAAAGATACCTTCAGGAACGAAAGTGTTCAGAGCTATTGGTAAAATATTAAAATATTGTAATGCGGATAAGTCAACAATTGATTTTTTTGAGAAGGTCCGTATTAAGATTTCTCTTATCTTAAATGATAAGAATATTACAGGCAATCTTTGTTTCTCAATTCACCCATTAGATTTCATGACTATGAGTGATAATAATAGTGATTGGTCCTCTTGTATGTCATGGAAGCGTAGTGGCTGTTATAGAGTAGGTTCATATGAAATGATGAACTCTAATAATGTAATTTGTTGCTATATTGAAAGTAGCAATAGAATGATGGGATTAAGCTATAATAATGTAGATGCTAAAGAGCATCCATTTTGGAATGATAAAAAATGGAGAAGTTTACTTTTTGTTAATAAAGATATCATTGTATCAGGTAAATCTTATCCTTATAAGAATGATGATTTTAGTAAAAAGTTACTTGAAGTTGTTCGTGAACTAGCAGAAAAGAATCTCGGCTGGACTTATAAATTTGGTATTGAACCATATAAAGATATGCTTAATATTAATTCTCTTGATGATTATGCAATTGATAGAGATTTGGAAAATAGCAAGGATAGGGATAACTTTATCCCAAAAAAGATTTATTTTACCAATAATGCCATGTATAATGATATGTGTAATGACAATTATTATGGATATTGGTGTCTCCGTAATCCAATTCATCACACTAGAAAGATTAATATATCTGGACCTGTTGTTTGTATTAGTTGCGGCAAGCCTTTACTTCAGCCTAATGATGATTGTAGTTATGATGAACCAGAGTGGAATGATAGGTATGAAGATACAGAGAATTTAATCTGTAAAGAATGTGCCAGCACTAAGAAATGTGAACAATGTGGTGATTTTGTAGGTTCTAAGAATTTATTCACTTTTGATATATCTACCTATGATTCTTGGAATGAAGATTATGACAACGATATGACTATTACTAGATGTAAGAATTGTATTAAAGGATACTATATTTGTCCTTGTTGCGGAAAACCTTTTGTTTTAGGTGAGAAGCCTTTTGATATAGAATCAAATATTCTTGCCTTTTATTTAAAAGATGATGATGCTAAGAAGTATAAACTTACACAGGAAGAAGCTGAACAGCGAGCATATAATACTAGTTTTTGGAGAGATGAAAAAAAAGTTTCTTATGAATATGAAAATCGTTTTAAAGATTTAAAGTATTGTTATGAGAACTTAAAGCCAGAGCATATTAAGGATAATCCAAGAGCTTATGATGTTACAATACCAAAAGGTGGCAATGCAGAACCTTTATTTATGTGTTCTGCATGTTATCGCTATCTTAAAGCTCATGAGGAAAGAATGTTTATCAAAGGTTATGTATATAGCTATGTTTACATGAGCGATATGTTCAATAGTTCTAGAATTACACAGCTTACTTTTGTTAATGATGAGGTAAATGAAAAAGAAGTTGAAAAATATTTCTTTAAGAACTTAAAAAAATTTGAAGTTTAAAAAAATTTATGGTATAATATATATGTAAGAAAGATAGAAAGCTTCTTTCTTACATATATAGAACTTTTAAGAATAATTGATTTCTTAAAAATTTTATGATATAATATATATGTAATAAAGATAAAGATAAGAAAAAAAGGAGATAATGATTATGGCAGAGACAGTTAAGATTACAAAGACAATGGTTCTTGAGACAATTAAGGCTAATATTGGAAATATGATTTTTGATGGTGATGTTCAGGATTCTGATGTGATTGGATATGTTGACAGCGCAATTGCTCAGCTTGAAGCTAAGAAGGAAAGAGCTAGAGAGAAGGCAGCAGAAAAGGCGGCTGAGGGAGATGCCCTTAGAGAAGTTGTAAAGAATATTTTAACAGAGAAGCTTCAGACAAGAGATGAAATTTTTGAACAGATTCCAGATTCAACAGGTGAACTTACAGTAGCTAAGGTTGGTGCTAGACTTTCACAGCTTGTTCAGATAGGTGAAGCTCGTAAAGAGCAGGTAAAGCGTGATACTCGTAGAGTTATGGGATATGCACTTGCAGCTGAAGCGTCTGAAGAGACTGACGCAGAGTAATATAATATTTTAGTTCTGAGGGAAGGAAGCAGAAATGTTTTCTTCCCTATTTTAGCTTAAAGGAGATGTAATAGATGAATTATGCTATAAATTGGTTTAAAGGTTTTGCATATGAAGATGAAGTGCAAGAAGTTATTATTAGATATGACCCTTATGAATATGACGCCCTTGTAAGTTCTCCTTCTATACTTATAGATTTTGTAAAAAGTAAAAGAGAGGATTTAAGAATTGTTGTAGATATAGCGAATATAAGTATTTCAAGTTTTAATACAACAGTGGATATCTTTAAAACATGCTATAAGATACACTCTAATATAGCTTTTATGATATCAAGAATAACTAATGGTATTCATCCGGATATGAGAATAATGAAGAAAAATAAACTTCCTTTCTTTTATCACGAAAAAGTAAATACAATAGATACACTAAATCAGTACATATCTGAAGGCGTTACAGATGTATATATAACTGATGAACTTGCTTTTTCTCTATCTGATATTAGATATAATATATGCAAGAATAAAGTTAAAATTAGAGTATTCCCTAATGTTGCACAGAGTAGTGTTAACCGCGCGGATAGTATTAAATCAATTACTAAATTTTTCATTAGACCAGAGGATGTTAAGTATTATGAAGATTGTGTTGATGTTATGGAGTTTTTTGGTCCCGTGGATAAACAGAATACTTTATATAAGATATATAAAGAACAGAAATGGAAAGGTCCTCTAAATTTAATTATCAGTGGCTACAATCCTGAGGACAATATAGAAATAAACTCTTCAATCATACCTACTTTTGGACAGGTTAGAAAAAATTGCCATAAAAAATGTGGATATACTTCTTCAGGATGTCAGATATGCATTGCCGCAGAACATGTTGCAAGGTCACTTGCGGAAAAGGGATTAGAATATAAAGAAAAAAGAAAAGAGGATATAGATGACAAAAAATAGGCTAGAATGGGCATATAACAAATATATAGAAATAGAAAAGAATAAAGATGATTTTAAAATTAAGACTTTTGTAGACTTACTCTGCTTAAAAGAATATGAATTGCATGATTTACTTGTTGTTTTTTTAAAAGGGTATAAATATAAGGTGGTAGAAACAGAGAATTATATATATGCTAAAACTAATAATCCTAAGAGAAGTCATATTGGATTATTAGCACATTTAGATACTGTTTTTGAATTGCCGCCAACAAGAGAAAGTATGTTTTATGATAGAAGTAAGTCAACAATTATAGGAACTTGCGGTTTAGGTGCAGATGATAGAGCAGGTGTTTATAGTATCATCAGTATCTTGCAGGCAGGTCTTTTACCTGCAGTTATTATCTTTACACATGATGAAGAGTATGGCGGAAGTGGGGCATCTGCATTTATAGAAGATTATCCAAAAGCAGATAAAGATTGTGATTATCTTATTCAATTAGATAGAAGAGGAGAAAAAGATTCCGTCTTTTACAGCTGTGATAATAAATTATTTGAAGAGTATGTTAATTCATTTGGTTGGGAGACTGATACAGGAACCTTTTCAGATATAAGTACAATAGCTCCAGTATGGGGCATTGCCGCAGTTAATCTTTCTGTTGGGTATTTTGATGAACATATGGACATGGAAAGAATTAATCTAAATTTTTTATCGGACTCTATTGAAAGAGTTAAGACTATGCTGGAAGATAATCAGAGGCTTCGCAGACATGAAGCTTATGAATATATTCCAAAGGAATATGAAAAGTTTAATCCAAACAATTATAAAAGTAATTCATATGTTCCAAAACCATTAAAAATGGAAGATGTAACAGAATGTTACTATTGTGGTCGTATCTTTAAAGCGGGTGATAATAGATATTGGATTGAAGGAATGAATCATGTCTATATGCTTTGCGGAAATTGTAAAATCAAACATCATCCGAAATCAACACGCTCATATTTGTAATTGATTTTTATAAAATTTTATGATATAATATATATGTAATAAAGATAAGGAGATAAAAAAGATATGGCTAAAGGTGCAAGTAGCAAGGCATATATTGAAGAGAAGTTGTTATCAACTTTCGATAATTCTTTTAGATATGGCAAGGAGATAAGAATTCCTTTAATTGAAGATGGTTCTGAAGTACAGATTAAAGTAACTTTAACTTGTGCAAAGACTAATGTTGAGCCAGGAGAAGATACTGCTATTCCAGGCGCAGCAGTTAATATCTCAGGAGTTCAGACTTCAGCTTTTCCAACAGTAGGAGAACAGAAAATTGAAGCAACAGAAGCGGAAAAAGAAGCAGTTAAAAAGCTCGCTGCAGAGTTACATTTAGATTTTTAATTTAAGGAGGTGCGGGAATGTTATATCGTTTAGAAGAATGGCAAGGTGCGAGTGGTGTTTGGTACTGTGAGCATACTAGTAGTTTCCCTGCTAATGTAGAAAAATGGGTGATTCCCGCACGAGTACTTAATATGTCAGTAGATGATTTTCTAAGAATGTTAATAAAAGATTTTAAACCAGATATTGTAACTATTAAGAATGATGGTTCTTTTGTTTCATGGGGTTGGAAATCTTTAACCGCAATGAGAAAATATAAGAACTGGATGAATGCGAAATCAAGAGCAGTAAATTTTCAGATATGAAGAGGTGTTACTTAATGTATAGTGGTATGCGTTTGCATGAATATAATATAATGAGATATATAACAAGTCTTGGTTATACTGTTATATCTCGAGAGAAAGTAGATTTAGACAGAAGGAAAGTAATTCTTGCATTAGACCAGAATGATTTTGGTCAAAAGAATGATTGTACTCTTGTTAGTGCAACAGCTTTAATTAAAGAGGTTGCGCAAATAAGGCATCTTTCTACAGAAGGACTTTACTCAATAATCGAGGAAATTGCGGAAAAGTACTATAATTATGATGGAAAGTTAAAAGGTACTAATCCTCTTGTGATATCTGCATTATTACAGAGGTCTTTAGAAAAGTTTACGCCAAATACGCAGTATAAAGCTAAAAGTAAATTTTTAAAAAGTGTTCCAATTATAGGTTTTAATTTTGAAAAGATTAAAAGTTATATCAAGAATATGCAGTATCCAATGATTTTAAATCTTCTTACAGATGGTCGAAATTATTATAAAGACCATTCTGTTTTAATAGTAGGCGTAGAGACTTTTAAAGTTAAGAATAATAAAACTGGGAAGAAGAAAGATTTAAAATTTTTAAGAGTTTATGATAATTGGAATACTTCTGTTTCATATATTAATTATGAACTTTTGGGTGTTTCATCAATTAACTATTTTGATATTTAATTGATATTTATAAAAATTTATGTTATAATATTTATATAATAAATAAGACACAAACAGCAATTTTTTAGCTTATAAGAAAGCACTACTCTGTTAAAGTAGATAACTGTGTCTTGTGTTTGGTCCTTTAGCTCAGCTGGTTAGAGCGCTCGTCTCATAAGCGAATGGTCCTGGGTTCGAGTCCCAGAAGGTCCATTTAAGAATTTATCAGTTCTTAATGCGTGCATACAGTATTAGATATGTTGACTTGCTTATCAAATAGTTATAAGTCGTGAGTTACTGCGTTAAAGATGACAAGTTGTATGATAATAGTTTTCTTAAAGCTTTTATTAGGGCGGCAACCTGCCGATAACAAATAGCCATTTTTTAAAAATTTTTGGACAAAGTAATTTAAGTATTATAAAATATTTTTTATATAAAATACAAACTTGAAAAATATAAAAAAATATGATATAATATTTATATAAAGAAAAGAGGTAAGTTACTACCCATGCTTCTCCTCTATAAAAAAGAAGGTATGCAGGGTGAGGTTGACGGAGAGCGACTAAGGCTGCGGTTTACCCAAGAGAATAAAATCTCCTACTAGCGAAATCTAGTTAAAACTACCAAATTACTCATAGTCGTATAACAGTAATTTGATTTTTATAAAAATTTATGTTATAATATTTATATAAGATAAAGAAAAAAATATTTTTCCTCTCTCATTCAAAGGTAGGATGCACGCCTGTTAAGCGTAGAATCTGGGTTCGAATCCCAGGGGAGGAGCTTCCAGTTGCGGAACTGGTTAAATAAAACCGAGTAGTCAGTTGTCAGTAACCTTGTTAAAACTGTCAATGTTCATATCCGAAGAGATTTCAGTGTTCGGTAGAGGTTATGAATGAAGAATGTAGTGAGTTCGATTCTTGCTTGTCCGCCGTAGTTGGACACATGGTGGCATTTGAAGTATTCCTTGTTGGTTGATTAAATGAAACATGTTGCCGCATGTGGATTAAAATACCAAAATACCTTGACTATAATGACGGCAATCATTATAGAAATGCTTGTTAGTTTAAATTAATTGGAAAAACACTCCGGGAAGGGGAGATGTTGGGTTCGAATCCCACACAAGTGATTTTGTCAAAGCAAAGACATTAAAACTCGCTGATTATTAGGTGTGAATAATAGTCGTTGGCTACATGCGTAAGAAAAATAGTTCGAGAGAGCTATCGGAGCCGTAGAGGAGAAAGATATCGGCATATGGATAACACACTCCTAGATGCGAGAAATCAAATTAAAGGAAGATGGTATATGCAGCTAATAGAGAGAGTAAAGAGCGCTAGCTTGTAGCGAAACAACCTGCCAAAAGTAAGTTTATTGGTTTATCTTACATTGGTGAAAAACCTTTTAATTTTATAATCTGGTTTAGTTTAATGGTAGAACCCTGGCTTTGTAACCCAGTAACGAGAGTTCGACTCTCTCAACCAGAATTAGTACTTTAGTACTAGAAAGGAATGTTATGAAAATATGGCTTGATGATTTAAGAAAAGCACCTTGCGGATATGTGTGGTGTCATTCAGTTAATGAGACTATATTATTTATTGAGAAGAATAAAAGTGATATAGAATTAATTGATTTAGACCATGATTTAGGTGATTTCGCTAAAGATGGCGGCGATGCTATTTATTTAATGGATTATTTAATAGAAAAGAAGTTATTCTATAAGCTAAATTTTCATACTGCAAATCCAGTAGGCTTAGCAAATATGTTAAGATTGTATGATAGATACTGGGTATAAGGGGCTGTAGCTCAGTTGGGAGAGCATTCGTTTTGCAAGCGAAAGGTCGTGGGTTCGAACCCCACTAGCTCCATTAATCATATTTGATTTTTATAAAAAAATATGATATAATATTTATATAAGATATGAAAAAAGAAAAAATGTGAAAAAGATTTTGTAGTAGCATTAAAAATGACAATATACTAATCAGAAAATCTTTATGCGGAAACGCTCTGTAATTAGTATTTCAAGTTTAAATTAGATTGTTTGGCGTTAACAATAAAATAAAACGCCACTTGCGGGATTGGTGAAATTGGCAAACACATACGATTTAAGCTCGTACGCTTTAAGCTTGTGAGTTCGAGTCTCACATCCCGCACTAACCTAAGAAATTAAATTGTGGTATAAAGACATGATAACTAAGTCTTGTAAGAGATTATTTTATCTTTTATAAAAGTTTTCTTCTCTACTAGTGAGTAACAAGCTTTTGAAGTTATCTTATATGTATCATTCGTATAATGGTTTGTACGCTGGGTATTCCCTAGAAGAGTGAGTTCGAATCTTACATGATACTTTTTAGGCACTAACAGCGAATTTGATGATTCTAACAAACAAAAATATTTGTATGTAAAATGCTAAAGGCTTTATATCCTTTAATTAATCAATAGTGTCTAGTTTTTCTTGAGAGATAATATAATGGTTAGTATGCCTCTCTGATACGGAGGTCATCCGAGTTCAACTCTCGGTCTCTCAATTTAACACTAGTCTGAATGGCGTGTCGCGGCGATAGGTCAGACGAAGATTATAGGAAAGTCTCCTGGCACATAATGAGATACTGCCTATATCAGACAGAAGCGAACTGTCTTTAAATCAAATGATTAACTCTTACAGCAAAATATGTAGACAACACTATTTTTAAATAGTTTTCATAATACATACCCGAGTTTAGAAATATTTGATTTTTATAAAAAAATATGTTATAATATTTATATAAGATATGGGTTTATAAGTGGCTAGTAACTTCCGTCTAACTTACCCAGACATAGAGTTACCTTTTATCAAGAAAGTAAATCTTGGTCGTGCGACTACGAGAAGTTACTCTTTGCCAACTAGAGTATAATATAAGTTGGATTTGGCTTCTTCTTCTAATCGGTTTAGGAATCTAGGTTCTCATCCTAGGAATGTCAGTTCGAATCTGGCAGAAGTCATTCAGATGCGAAGTTTTGATAAGTTACCTCTTTTCTATATGCTAGGATTTTCTCCTAGCAGCTTGGCTCTTTCGTCTAGCGGTTAGGACAGCGCCCTTTCACGGCGCAGACCCGAGTTCGAATCTCGGAAGAGTCATTTAATCAAAAATTTTTAAATTTTTGATATAAAGGTTTTGGTGGATAATTACCACCCTCCTTTACTTAAAGATATACTATAAAGTAAGGAGTATTTAATGAGTTATATTTATAAAATTGTTAATTCTATTAACAATAAAATGTATATTGGTAAAACATCATTTCCAATAGAAAAAAGATTTCAAGAACATATTTCAGCTAGTAAAAAAGAAAGATGTGAAAAGCGTCCTTTATATGATGCAATGAATAAATATGGAATAGAAAATTTTTTCATAGAACAAATTGAAGAAGTTGAAAATGATGATATTGCTTGTCAAAGAGAACAATACTGGATAAAGAAATTAAGAACATATGTAGGCTATGAAGATTGCGTAGGTTATAATGCTACTTTAGGTGGTGACTCAAGAAGATTATATGATTATGAAGAAATTTCTAAAAAGTATATTGAGTTACAATCAGTTAAAGAAACTTGTAAATTCTTCAATTGCGATAAGTTAGTTGTTAATTTAGCTTGTAAAGAAAATAATGTAACAATTCTTGATGGTAGGCAAAGAAAACAAGTTAGGAGATACAATATAGATAAGACTGAATATAAAGATTATCCTTCAATAACAGAAGCTGCTAAAGATATCCCTAATAAACCAATAGAAACAGCAAGAAAAAATATCTCAAGAGCAATAAATAAAGGTTTAGTTGCTTATGGATATTATTGGAAAAGAATTTAGTGCCGCGGGTTGGAGAAGTCAGAATCTCGTCGGACTCATTATCCGAAGAACGCTGGGGCAGAGCCAGCACCCGCTACTTGGTTTTTCTGAATTTCTTCCTTTAAAAATTCAGTTCATATAAATTTCCTTTCTGTTAGCGGATTGGTTGACAATAATGTCAACCTTACCCGCTTGATATAAACAAAAGGAAATAAAAATCTATTTGATATTATATAAAATTTATGATATAATATATATGTAACAAAGAAAAGGAAAAGAAAAGGAGATTTATATTATGGCAGGACAGAATAAGAGAGTATCAAGAGTATCAAATGGTGGTAGAACAAAGGCTCATAAAGCTCAGGAAGCTAAGCGTCAGGCAAAGTTTGCTGCAAAGCGTGAAGCTGGAAAAGCTTATGTATATAAGGCAAATCCTTACAAGCCTTACACAAAGAAGTGGTGGATTGAAAAGGACAAGAGGGCGGAGAAAGCTAAGTCATCAAGAGTTCCTTATGCAATCGTAACATCAATCTTTGCTAAGCTTGATAATAAGATTGCTAAAGAGAAAGAAGCTGCAGCTAAGGCAAAAGCTAAGAAGGCTGCGGCAACCGCTTAATAAAATAAGCGTGCTAGAATAGCTCAAATGGTTAGAGCAGGCGTTTCATAAGCGTCAGGTTGCTAGTTCGATTCTAGCTTCTAGTATTTATAGGGGAGCGCCGAAGTTGGAGAGTCGGGGCGGTCTGTAAAACCGTTGCCTTCGGGCTGAGTGAGTTCGAATCTCACCTCCCCTACTAGGTTGGAGATTACCTAAAAATCTTCTGTTAAGCTTTTCTTAATTTTTTATATAAGGATTTTATAATACCTAATATAAAAGATTATTGTTTTCCATAAAAGTTAATACTGAAAACAAAGATGTTTTGTACAAACACCATATGTAAGTAGAGCTTCCGAGCTGCGATACTTCATTAAAGCCCATACCGCAATATTACTTTTAATAGATAGAAAATAATGCTCAAATGTATTTTTTTGGTTTTAAAAGAGTTTATTAATGCGGGCTTTGTAATTAAACATTAGTAAACAAAATATAGTCCATACAGCAAATGTTCAAGAATATCAGATGATTTTATTACTTATTAATTCTTACAGCTGTAAATTACACTGATGACTTATTAAATACTAAAACTTAGGACTTAGAAAATAATAGTTTTAATATAATGATAAGTCATTTTTGCTTCTATCGTTCATCGGTTAGGACAATGTCCTGTCACGGCATAGAGGTGGGTCCGACTCCCACTAGAAGCGTTCACCATAGTTTAAGTATAATGAGTTTTAATTAGTAAGTACATGACGATGTTACTGAAGATTAATACATAGTTATACATCAAATTAATTCTTGACTATAGCAGGGGTGATTTGTAGAACAGTCTGCCAGTAGCAGAAAGATTCAGTAGAAGTCTGAGGGTGACTTTAATGTTTTTGTGCTAAGCACAGTATTCTAATTTTACTAAACAAAATTTTAAGTACAAGAATTGGTTTAGTGCTGCAGTATTTATCAGTATTGTAGCTATGCTGTTGATGATACAGCCGAGGTTAAAGAGCGTTAGTGACCAGTGGTGGTGTTATGCTTTGTAATGAAGCATGTTAAGCTAATGACACACGGTTAGGTTTGAGATGTAGAGAGCAAGTCTCAGAAGGCAAGACCTATCAGAATAACAAGCATCTTAGGGTTGCAACCTCATGATAGGAAATAGCTAAATGCAGGTGTAGTACATCGGCTAGTGCGCCAGACTTCCAATCTGGATAGACGGGTTCGATTCCCGTTACCTGCTTTATCGTAGGGGTTTGGAATCCCCTAAATGAGGCAACCGCCGCGATAATACAAAATTCTTGCAAGAAACAAAATATTATACAATAGAATTCTTATTGGTTGTAGGTTCTATTGTTTGTGGTGTAGCTCAATCAGGTAGAGCGTTAGCGGCTGGAGCTAAAGGTTAGAGGTTCAAATCCTTTCACCACAATTCTGTAGTCGGCATTGGTAAACATAGGAAACTAGATGTCGATGGTTATGAATAAGGATAAAAGTTGCAACAAAACTTGTTCAGATTATGCGGAATTGCAACACCGCATTTTCGGGGAATTAGCTCATATGTGGCAGAGCACTCGGTTGAAGCCCGAGGCGGAGAGGCTCGATACCTCTACTCCCCATTTTATTAAAGGCTTAAACAGCAATTCAGTGTAAGTACTGGTTGAGAAAAACAAATATTAAAATATTAAAGTTATTAAATAACGAGCCTAGCATAATAGATTATTTCTTAATTTTAATATAAAGTAGCTTTATAGTTACTCTTATTGCGCCTATAGCTCAGTTGGCTAGAGCATCAAACTTTTAATTTGAGGGTCCCGAGTTCGAGTCTCGGTGGGCGTATTAAAATATTAGTGCCTTAACTGAGAGTCAGGATTCAAAGGTTAAATGAGGTAATCAGTCCATAAATCAGCTAATACTTTTAATGTAAGATAAAAGAAGAAAAAGGGTTTAGGACTTCTTTTGTAACGATACACAAACCAGCAACCCTGAGCTTTATATTAGCAACAGTCCACGAAGTAATTTTCTAGGAGTGCTGTTTAGGTGGTTATCTCTTACAAAAATAAACAGTAGAAAGGAGATAAATATGAGAAAGGATATTCATACAGCTTTTCACCTATAAGTTCTTTTTAAAGGAGGAATTATAAGTGAGTAGAAGTTATAAAAAACATAATTGGTATTGTGACCACAAAGGAAAAGAGAAAAAAAGAACTGCTAATTCAGTAGTCCGTATGTGGTTAAAAGACCATCCAGATGAAGTTATCAAAAGGAGTAGTTATAAAAAAATTTATGAAAAGTATGATATTTGTGACTGCAAAATTTTTGCTTCTTGGGAAGCTTATTATTTAAGCTGTTTAAGATGGGGCGATACTGATTATAAGAGAATTTATCGAACATGGCTTCAGGTTTATAGAAATAAATAATTGCGGGTATGGCGTAAAGGTATCGCAGAGCATTGCTAATGCTTCCACCTCATGCGGGGTGTCTAAGTTCGAATCTTAGTGCCCGCGTTTGCGGGAATACGCTAATGGATAGACGAAGTGGCTACGAACCACTCAGTTGGAGTTCGAGTCTCCATTTCCGCACTTATTGCCGCGTTGGCTCAACTGGTACAGCACGGGTCTTGAAAACCCGCATCTTCGTAAGGGGTATCTGAGTTCGAATCTCAGGCGCGGCGCTGTAGATGATGACGACATCTACACGGCAGGATTCGTCACCTGCCGTGGATACACGCCTGTCGTTTAATGGCTAGGACTACTGTCTCCAAAACAGTGTATGTGGGTTCGACTCCTGCTGGGCGTGCTTATAGCCATCATGTTAGCTGAAAGGAAAGGCTACACTTACTCTTAAAGTGTTGACAATTATGTAAGAGTAAAAATTAAGATTGTCTATATTGGGTTCAAGTCCCTTTTGATGGTTTTCAGACAGAAACAGCAAATTTATAATAAGTAAGTTTTAGCAAAAAACCTTATAACAACTGTCTAGTTTTACTCCTATAGTTTAATGGAACAGAACATTAGATTTCTAATCTAACGATTTCAGTTCGACTCTGAATGGGAGTATCAAAGCGTACTTTAATAATTAAAGTACGCTTATTTTTAAATTAAGGAGGAACAAGGATATGCCAGATATTGACCATATGCCAGAAGAAAGTATTACTTCTAAGATTGCAGGACATCAGGCAATGATTGACCAGATGTATCGTATGATTGAAGTTAATAAAAGAGAACTTGAAGAGATGGGTGGTCACGAAGGAGGTCGTGAAAGAATGATTAAGAATTTAACTGACTACATTGCAGAAGAGAAGGAAAAGATTGCAATGTTAGAAAAGGAAAGAGATGCTCAGTAATCCTTCATCTGCTAGGTAGGCTAACGCCCGTCCGCAGGAAACAAAAACACCTTTTGGAATTTTTTAAATCGAATTTTAGAATTAAGGACAAATCAGGTAAAATTGATTTGTCCTTTTTTTATATTAATTGAAGAATAAGAAAAGGAGGAAATAAGAATGGATTTTCCAGTAACTAACACAAAATATGACCATGTAAACAATTTTGTAAACACTCTTGCTCCTATTGTTTGTAATGAGTGGGTTAAGCGTAGAGAGGCTGGTCAGAAAACAATTTCTCCTGCGGTTGTAATCGCACAAGGCGGAAAGGAATCCGGTTGGAATCTTAATGCAGCAACTTTATTTGGTATTAAAGGTAATGATGTTACATTAGATACAACAGAGTATATTAATGGTGAGTATGTAAATATACAGGACGGTTTTGCATCTTATCCAGATATTGCAGGTGCTGTACAAGGTTATTATGACCTCATGCAATGGGATAATTATGATGATGCAACTTCTGCAGATACAGTAGAAGGAGAACTTGAAGGTCTTACTAATGATATTGGTCTTGCTTATGCAACAGCTCCAGACTATTATCAAACAACATTAGATATTATTAATGATTTTAATTTAAGAGTATATAATGACTATGTTTGGGATTATGTAAATGGCGGCAGCCAGCCTGAAGAAACTCCAGTTGAGCCTGAAGAGCCAGAAGCACCAACTTCCGCAATAGATGAGGATGTAGTAGATGCTATTTATCGTGGAGAATATGGTAATGGTGAAGAGCGTAGAGCTAGATTAACTGAAGCAGGATACGATTATGACGCATATCAGGCAAGAGTTGAAGAAAAGTATTACTCTGATTCACAAGAGGAGGAAGAATCATCAGCTCCAGCTCTTGAAGAAGGAATGGATGTTTTATTTACAGGTTCAACAGATGTAAATGGAAATTCACTTGCTTATACAAATAGAACATATCAAATCAATAGCTTCTCTGATGATAGAGAAAAGATTCTGCTTGATATCTATGGTGAACATTATGCTTGGGTATGGACATCAGAAGTAACTCCTGCATAAGGAGGCGCTAAATGTTCCAATCTATTAAAAAATTTTTTACATCAAGAGAAAAGAGAATTACTGTTAGCAAGATAATTCTCTTTCTCCCTTATGCTTTTTTAACTTATTTTACTTGGTTATTTACTTTAATGCTTACGCCTATGATTGCGGAAGGGGAATATAATTATCAAGTAATTCAATATTATGGATTAGAAGTTTTAATACCTATATTAAGTCTTTGCGCAATCGCGCAGACTACTTATTCTATTAAAGCAAAAGCTGAATATCTTGCAAATGTTATGGTTTATAACATTTATAGAATGATAGATATTCAAAAAGCTTATCCAGAATATAAAATTTATGACACAATAGAAATTAAGAAGGATGCTGCGAATGCAACTCAACCTTATGAAGAGCAGTTAAATCTGATGAATAAAACAGCTATCGCAGAAACACCTTCTTCTAAAATTTAAGGAGTGTGAATATTATGACAACAACAACACTTGCCCAATTATTAATTGCAATTGTTATTATTGCTTTTGTTACAAGTTTAGCTGTAGAAGTTGAAAAGAAAATTTGTAATGATTTTCCTAACAACATCTTAGCTATTTGTACATCTATTGTTATTACAGTTCTTGCGGCAATCGCATATATTTGTTATGCAAAAATTACAATTACACCAGTTATTGTAATTGGTATTATAGTATTATGTATTGCAGAAGCTTATATTGCAATGTTTGGATATGATAAGTTTATTCAAATGATTAAACAATATAAAAAATATATAGATGAAAATAAAGAAAATTAATTATAAGCCCATGAAGTTCTTTTTCTTCATGGGCTTATTTTTTATTGGTCAAAAATGTTAAATTTACAATTTATAAAAGTTAAAAATAAATAGGAAATAATAATAAGAAAGGAGAATTTTTAATGGTTGATATTACAGCACAGAGAGGCGAAGTAGAAGCTTATGTAATAGAAGCTGTAGCAACAAGCTTATCAGATATTGATACATTACATGAAACTTGTAAAGGCGCTATTGCAGGTAGTACTTGTGTTTGCTTAGAAGATTCTTCTGTTTGGATGCTTGGCGGAGATGGAATCTGGCATGAACTTTAATAAAAGGAGGTAATCTAAAATGAGCGGATTTTCTGCTGTCACTTATGCGCTTGCTAAAAAAGCTAGTAAGCAATATGCAGACTACCTTTTTTCTAAAGTGGGTGCATTAGATATTCAATTCGTTGATTCATTACCAACAGTTGATATAAAAGAAAAAACAATTTATTTTGTACCGGCTTCTGCAGAAAAAACTTCTTACAATCAATATATGTATGTTGATAGTAATTGGGTTTTAGTAGGAAGTACTGAACTTAATTTAGATAATTATTATACTAAAGATGAGTTAAAAAAAGAAATAGCAAATATACTTCCTATTGCGACAGAAGATAAGCTTGGTGCAATTATAATTGATAACAATTCTATTTTAATAGAAGATAATGGTAAAATTCATATATCTGATGATTATATTAAGAATTTAATATCAAAAGATTATATCCAAGAGAGTATAGATACGGAAGTTGTTCAGGATATAATCAATAGAAGTTTAATTACTAAAGAAGATATTGATGAATTATTTATTTAATGAGAGGAGATAAATTAATGGCTAAATATTTAGACAAAGAAGGTCTTGTAGCTTATGACGCAGCGATTAAAAAATATAATAAAGTTTATATCAAAGCTGCAGAGACACCTGAGACTGGCTATGCCGCAACTTATGAAATTTATCAAGGTGTTAATGATTTAGGTGCACCTACAGGAACGGCATCTAAAATTAATATTCCTTTTAGTAAAGTATTAAAATCTGGTGAACTTAGAGAAGATGTTGATAAGGTTTATATTGATTTATTTTTTGATGAAGATAAAACAGATAAAATATCAGTAGATATTACTTCTATTACTACAGATATTGATAATTTACAAAAAGAAATTACTAAACTTGAAGGTGAAGATAGTGTTGAAGGTTCTATTAAGAATTTAATTAAAGAGCATGCAACAGTATCTATCACAACTAGCACTACAACAGAAGGTGCTTTAAAGACATATACTTTTACACAGAATGGCGCAGAAATTGGTAAAGTTGATATTCCTAAAGATTTCTTAGTTAAATCAGGTAAAATAACTGATTTTACTAAAATTGGAGAATTATACTATCAAGATGGTGAGAATATTCTTGCATTACCAGACGGTGTAACAGATGATAAACTTGGAAAATATATTGAATTAATTATCAATGTTCAAGAGGGAACTGCCGATAATCAAAAAATTTATATATATGTTAAAGATTTAGTTGATGTTTATGAAGGTACTGATAACAATATTATTAAAGTAGTTGTTGGTTCTAATAATAAGATTTCTGCAACTATTGATAATGCAGCAATCACAAAAGCTATGTTATCACAAGAAGTATTAGATAGCATTGCTGCAACTGGTGAATCTCTTGTATTTAAAGGAACTATTGCTACACTTCCAACAACAGCTAAAGTTGGTGAAGTATATTTAAGCGGAAATAAATTATATATTTGTACAGTAGCTTCAAGTGAGAGTGTAACACCTACATACGCGGATGTTGCTATTGATGAAGCATTTTTAACTTCTGTTCTTGGAACGGATTATAAAGTTAATGCAAAAGCATCAACAGTTAAAGCATATATTGATTCTCGTGTATTTATGGGAACAGAGTCAGAGATAGCTGCAGCCAAAGCTGCAGGTAAGATTGATGATACTACAATCACTATTGTAGTTGATGAAACTGCAGAAGAGCTTACTCCTATTACAGATGCAGAAATTGCAGCAATGTTTGCATAATTCTAAAAAATATGATATAATTGAATAAAAGAGATAAAAGGAGATTATTGCAATGAGTAAGAAAGATGTAGCTATTGGAATTCCTGCTTTTCATGCAATAGAAACAATAAAAGATACTTTGGCATCTATTCAGATACAGAGTTATAAGACTAGATGCCAGGTTATTATTGCTAATGACGACCCCGCAGATAATGGAAAATATGATTTTTTAAAAACATTATATCCAGATTTAGAAATTATTACAGTAAACTGTGATAAAAATGCGGGTCCTGGTATTGCAAGACAAAGAGCATTAGATGCTTGTACTGCGGAATGGATAACTTTTATAGATGCTGATGATATTTTTATTTCACCATTTTCTATTGAAAGTCTATTAGATAATACAACTCCAAATTGTATTGAAGTACAAGGTCCATTCTTCCAAGAGATAGAACAAGGTAAGATGAGTGTTGCAGAAAAACAACAATTAATTCAGATGGGGCAAGGAGTACCTCCAAGAATGATGCCGCGTAATGATGTTACACATCCTTGGGTATTTGGTCGTTTATATCGAGTTTCATTCCTTAGAGAAGCTGGAATTAAGTTTTCTGAATTGCGCGCCATTAACTAATTCAGTGGCTTTACCTTATGAAGGGTAATGAAAAATCTGTTTAATTGCTGGAAACCCCTAAAGCTCTTATACTATTATATAAAATATAATAGGGCGAAAGCAGAAATAAGTTAAGAGATGTATTATGGAGTAATCCTAAAATATTATAAGACAATGGGCAATCAGCAGCCAAGCTTAACAATAATAATAAAATATAAAATAATAGCTATCTAATTTTAATAAAAAGGAGTTATTAAATAATAAAATGATAGGTATTTATAAAATTACTAATAATATAAATAATAAAGTTTATATTGGTCAAAGTATTAATATTGAATCTCGAATAAAAGACCATTTTTTTAAAAACTATAGTAATGAAAAACATTATCATGGAGTCCTTGATAAAGAAATTAGTGAGACAGGTGTTGAAAATTTTTCATGGGAAATTTTAAAAGAATGTAAAAGAGAAGAATTAAATCAATATGAAATCTATTATATTTCTTTATATAATAGTTGTGACCCTCTTAAAGGTTATAATATAAAAGGAGGAGGGTCTCCAATTCTCAATGGTCAAAAACGAAAAATTATTGATACTGACACTTTAAAAATTTATGATGGTTGTATGGAATGTGCTAATCAATTAGGAATTAGTCAAGGTGATTTGTCTAGAGTTTGTAATCACTTACAAGGTCAAATCAAAGGTCATCATTTTATGTATCTTGATGAGTATAATGAAAAAGGAAAAATAGATTACAAGCCTATAGAAAATCATGGACAGTCAAAACAAGTTAAATGTCTTGAAACAAATGTTATTTTTGATAGTGCGCATGAAGCAGGTCGACAAATGGGATTAAATTTTAGATTAATCTCGGCTGTATGTAATGGGAAAAGAAAAACAACAGGTGGCTATCATTTTATTTATATTTAATTATTATTAGTTAAGAAGGTTCAACGACTATCCTCGGCGGAGGAGTAGGATTAAGCAATCCGAAATGGCAGACAACTTTTTAAAAGTTGGTGATATAGTCTAGACTAGATAGAGATATTTAGCAGTTCATAAGAGAACGGGTATAGCTTAGCGAACTATACTGAATATATCGGGAAGACGGACAATTCAACTGGGAAATACGAATGAGTATAGAAGGTTCTCCATTAATGATAAATCGTATTGAAGACCCTATCTATCTTTGGAGGACTGGTTCAGAACACTCTATTACAAGAATAGGTATGGAAGAAAATGGCGGAATTCCATTATACAATTGGGATTTATGTCTTGTCGGTTCAACCGCTGCGGCAATTAATGCAATTAAATTTTGTAAAAAGAAAAATCCTTTTAATGGAGGAATTACTCGATTTACAGTTGAGCAGATGGTTTCTCATTACTTTAGCTATATTAAATGTTTAAATGAAAAACCAATGTTTGCAGAACAGAATCTTTTTAATGCAAAAAGATTTTATCATAGTTGCTATAAAGAAATTGAAAATCAGATTGATGAAGAAATTTTAAAAACTATGTATACTGCTCAATATGCGGGAATGGCTCAGGATATGATAAACATAATTCCAGAGATTACATTTTTTGAATTTATGAATAAAGTAAAAACAGAGCCTTATAACGGAAAAGAAGAATTTGATACACTTAGAGAAAAATTACCTAAATGGGTTATTGATTTAGATAAGAAGTCTGGCGTATTAGGTGATGAAGGTTATGTTTATACAGTAGATGAAAAGAACGAGAAGTAATTCTCGTTCTTTTTTATTTATATAGGAAGGAGAATAAAATGAGTAAATATTTAACTAAAATTGGTCTAACTAAATATACTACCAAGTTAAAAGAGTATATTAGCAAGGCTAAAGTTGCATCAGCGGCTTCCGCAGATAATGCAACGAAAGTTAACAATCATACTGTTAATATAGATGTTCCTGCTAATGCAAAATTTACTGATACTGATACTTGGAGACCTCAACCAGATTGGAATGCAACAAGTGGTGATGCTGCAATAAAAAATAAACCCACAAGTATGCCAGCAAGTGATGTACCTAGTTGGGCAAAACAGAAAACAAAACCTACATATACTGCAAGTGAAATTGGACTTGGTAATGTTGGGAATTTTAAAGCTGTGTCTACTGTTGGGTCTCAGGGATTAACTGATACTGAAAAGACAAACGCAAGAGTAAATATTGGTGCGCAAGTAGCTGGTTCATATGCAAATGCTTCACATACTCATGGTAATGGAGATATTACATCACTTGATGCAAGTAAAATTACAAGCGGTACAATTGATATTGATAGACTTCCGCAAGGAGCTTTAGATAGACTTATTAAGGTTGCCGATGATACTGCAAGATTTAAGTTGACAACAAAGGATGTGCAGCTAGGCGATAGTGTTAAGGTAACAAGTACAAAGAAGATGTATATTGTTGTAGATGAAACGAAACTTTCATCCGAAGCTGGTTATGAACCTTATACTGCTGATAGTGCAACAAGCGTACCTTGGAGTGGTGTTACAGGTAAACCTAGTACATATACTCCAAGTAGTCATACTCATACAAAATCTCAGATTACAGATTTTCCTACAAGTATGCCTGCTTCGGATGTGTATGCTTGGGCAAAAGCTAGTACTAAACCAACATATTCTAAATCAGAAGTGGGTCTTGGAAAAGTAGACAATACTGCTGATGCAGATAAAAGTGTCAAGCATGCTGCAACTGCAGGTAGTGCTAATTCAGTTGCCTGGTCTAATGTTAGTGGAAAACCTGCTTTGGGTAATGCAGCTTCTAAAACAACAAGAGGATTAAATGCTACTGCAGCTTCTGGTTGGAAAGATGCTACAACTGATGGAGCTTATGTTCCAGATATGACATTTATAGCTTATTGGAATGGTGCATATAGTAATACTGCTTCTAATTTAGCATATTGTAATAAAGGTGCATTTGGTACAGCAGCAACAGCTAATAAAGAAGATTTTGCAGTAGCTAATCATACACATTCATATAACAACTTAACTAATAAACCTACTATCCCATCAGTAGGTAATGGTACTGTTACTATTACACAAAATGGTGCTACTAAAGGTTCATTTACTATGAATCAAGGTGGTAATACCACTATTGCTTTAACAGATACTATTACCAGCGGAAGAGTAACAGCTGGTGCAAAAGCAGGTTCTACAATAGGACAATATGCAACTGCTGAAGGAAGTAATACGACAGCTTCTGGAAAAGTTTCACATGCTTCTGGTTGTGGTACTCAGGCAACAAGATTCTGTTCTTATTCTGAAGGTCTTACCGGAAAAGCTACAGGTGTAGGCTCACATGTTGAAGGTACTTATGCTGTTGGATATATGGGTCAAGGAGATGATTGTTATACAGAGGTTGATGTTACGATAAAAGAAATACCAACAAGTCAATTAAGTACTGTAAGAACTACAACTGGATTACCAAATGTAAAATATTATATGTATTATACAAATGAATCATCATCTTTGAATTGCTTACCAGATGCTGTTCAAGAAAGTATTGATAATGGCGGAAATGTAGTTCATTTATTTGATAACCCTCTTAGTGTGGATGAATTTTATCAGTTTACCCCTTCTCAGATAAAGCAAGTTACAATTCCAAGTGTAATTAATAAGCCAGCACTATATTTTGGAAATCCTAGTTTTACAGATGAGCGTATCTTAAAATCTCTTTTAAATAAAAATCTTAAAAAAATTTGGATTGCTGCGAGCTTCAATAGAACTTATACATATTCATTAGCTTCGGGTGCAGCTTCACATTGTGAAGGTGGTGGTAATACAGCATCAGGACATTATTCACACGCAGAAGGTGTTTGCACTACAGCTTCTGGACTTAGGTCACATGCACAAGGAAGTGATACAACAGCTTCAGGTACAACAGCTTTTGCTTCTGGCTGTTCAACAATAGCTTCTGGACAAACTAGTTATGCAGGAGGTAGTAATACAGCTGCTTCTGGAGCATTTTCTTTTTCGACAGGCCTGAGTTCAATTGCTTCAGGGTACTGCTCTTTTGCAGAAGGTGATACTACTATAGCTGAAGGTGCTTACTCCCATGCTAGCGGTTTTAGTACAAAAGCTTCTAATACAAGTTCTTATGCAATGGGACATTTTAATGCAGGAATGACTACAGGCGGTACTTCAAATAATAAAGTTGGTACTGCATTTTTAATAGGTAATGGAACTAATAATAGCGTAAGGTCAAATGCCTTTTCTGTTCAGTTCTCTGGTATAACAAAAGCTGCAAATACAATTACAGCTTCTACAACTGCAGATTATGCTGAATTTTTTGAATGGCTTGATGAAAATCCTAATGCAGAAGATAGAGTTGGTTATTTTGTAACTCTTGATGGAAATAAAATTAAAATTGCGGAAGCTGATGATGATTATATTTTAGGTGTTATTTCTGGTGCGCCTTTTGTCTTAGGTAACGGAGACTGTGACGTTTGGAATGGTATGTATCTTAGAGACGAGTTCCGCAGATTAAAAGAAGAGCCAGCTCCAAAAATGATTCGAGTTAAAAATAAAGAAACTAAAAAATATGAAAATCAAGTTGTTGAAGGTGAATATGAAGGAACTAGATTTGTTTTAAATCCTAATTATGATAGTTCACAAAAGTATAAATCAAGATTTGATAGACCAGAATGGGCGGCTGTTGGTATGTTAGGTGTCTTACCAGTTCGTCATGATGGTACAGCTCAGGTTAATGGTTATGTTACAGTTGGTGCTAATGGAATAGCTACTACATGTGAGAAAACTGCTGAAAATGCGTATAGGGTAATTAAAGAAAATTCTGATTCTGTTGTTGAGATTATTTTTAGATAAAATATTTTGATTTCTTAAAAATTTTATGATATAATATATGTATAAAATAAAGAAAGGAAGATATGTTGTGAGTAAAATAAGAAGAATACTTGACTTAGATAATTCATGCGTTATAAAATGGCGTTTAACAGATATTTGTAATTATCATTGTAGCTATTGTATTCGTAGAGAGTTTATTCAATCAGAAAGTAATCTTACATATGACTTTTCTTTATGCTTAGATGCGGTTGATGATATAGTTAGATTAGCGGGTGAGTTGAATACTATAAACAACAAGCCCGTTAAGATTGACTTAATTGGTGGCGAGATTACTTTATTCAAAGATTTAGGACTTTTATTAGAAAAATTATATACAAGTCCTGCAATAACTAAAGTAAATATTACTACAAATCTTTCTAAACCTGTTGATTATTTTTTAAATTTAATTAGTATAGCAGAAAAATATGGTAAGAAATTATCTATGACTGCAAGTTTTCATTATGAGTATACAGATTTAGATACATTTATGGCTAAAGCTGATATAATAAATAAGAAAATAGGTACTAATTTTAAATGTGAAACAGTCATTACTGAACAAAATACTCAGGTTCAAGCTTTTATAGATAAATGTAATGAGCTTAATTGCCATTATATGTGTGAAGAAGATTTGTTAGATACTTCAAAGCATGGAGAAAAGATTAGAAATTATAAAGTAGGAGATAGATATCTTGTTTGTTTTGATGATGGTCAAGAATTACGCTTCCCTACTAGAAATGAAGTTTTAAAACAGTATGGTAAAAATGGTATTGCTATTGATACTAGAGGATTAAAATGCTCAAGAGATAGTGATTATGTGTATGTTGAAAAAAATATGGCAATTCCTTGTCATAATATGATACCAATAAAGAATTATCGAGTGAGTGAGCGTCCACAGTATTGTCGTATTGGAGAATGTACTCTTTGCGGACATATGAGTATATTTGATTTTTAAAAAATTTTATGATATAATATTTATATAATAAAAAAGACATTTACAGCAAACAATTAATTTCTTTCAAGCAAATGCAAACAGCAGAAAAATGTCTTGTTATTTTGGGCGTTAGCGAAGTTTGGTATCGCGCTCCGCTTGGGACGGAGAGACCGAGAGTTCAAATCTCTCACGCCCAATTGTAAGCCTCGTTCAAGGGTTAGGACCTCTGATTGTGGTTCAGAAGATGAGAGTTCGAGTCTCTCGGTTTACATTTTTTGGGGTATCGCCAAGTGGTAAGGCACAGGATTTTGATTCCTGCATCGCGTCGGTTCGAATCCGACTACCCCAGCTAGATATTAAATCTCGAAGTCTCAAGTGTAGGTATCTGAAATGATATTGATGGAGATAGTTATGAAATAGTTTGGGAATAAATAACATGATTTAATATTGAAAATAAGAGAAGGTGGTAATTAATGTTTAAAGTTGTACAAATAACAGATATAGATATTGCTTCACAAACTCCTAGTTATAGTGAAAATATCAATTTTCCTAATAGAGCTGCTGAAACAGTAGAATATGTAGAAGTTCCAATAGTAAATATGGTAAAGCTTGGTATGGAAGTAGAGCCTAAAGGATTAGGATATCCATTTTTTTATAAAAAAGCAAGTGGAACAAAAGGAAGTATCTATATAAATAATAAGAATGGTGTTTTTGAAACAGAAGTGCAAGATAAAAATAGTGATATTCTTGATATTGAAGCATTATATGTTCCATTTAATAAGTTTAAATTTACATTAACATATATGTATGTTGTATAATGACGCGGTGTCAGAGTGGTATTGACGCGGACTGCAACTCCGTTGAAGCCTTTGGGTGGTGGGTTCGATTCCCACTCGCGTCTTTCGGCTATGATAATAGCCTTTCTTAAAAATATAAGATAAATAAGGAGAGAAAAGAGTATGAATTCATTTTTAAACGGATTAGTAGATGATAATAATTTTACAAATACAGAGAACGGTGATGTTACTCATAACACAACTAAGTCTGCTGTATTAGATATGTTTGCATTAGGCGGAGCCTTCAGAAACCGTTCTGATAAGGACTGTATTCTTCTTTTTAAGAATGCGATAGAAGAAGATGAGTTACTAGCTATGAAGTGTTTATTTTACCTCAGAGATTGCAGAGGAGGTCAAGGAGAAAGACGCTTCTTTAGAGTTTGTTTTCGTTGGCTTTGCGAAAATCATCCTGGAGTTGCAAAGCGTAATTTAGATAATGTATCTAATTTTGGTAGATGGGACGACCTTATCTATTCAACAGTTGATACACCAGCAGAATATACTGCATTTTCAAAGATTAAGGAGCAGCTTACACTTGATGTTCAGTCTAAGACACCTTCATTACTTGCTAAATGGATGCCTTCAGAGAATGCTTCATCAAGAGAGACAGCTAAGCTTGGTAATAAGTTAAGAACTTATCTTGGTTTAACTCATAAGGAGTATCGTAAGCTTTTATCAGCTCTTCGCGCGAAGATTAATATTGTAGAAAGATTAACGTCTGAAAATAGATGGGACGAGATTGAGTTTGATAAGATACCATCTAAGGCTGGTCTTATCTATAAAAATGCCTTCGCCCGCAGAGATATTATTGCTAAGAAGTATGAGTCTTTTGCTAAAGATACTAATACAACAGTAAATGCAGATGTTCTTAATCCTGTAGATATTGCTAAGAAGTGTTTTGATTATGGTAATAAGACTGAGACAGATATTGCCATGCTTGAAAAGTACTGGGCTAATCTTAAAGATTACTACAATGGACATGAGGAGAATGGTCTTTGTATTGTAGATACTTCAGGTTCTATGTATGGTACGCCTATTGCCGCAGCTGTGTCAATGGGCGCATATATTGCAGAAAGAGGTCATGGACCTTTCGCTAATCATTTTATCACTTTTTCTAATAACCCTACACTTGTAAACTTTGAGGGAACAGATATTGTTGATAAATTCGAGAGAGTAAAGTGTCGTTCAGATTGGGGTAACAGCACTAACATTGAAGCTGTTTTTGATATGTTATTACATACAGCTAAGAAGGACAATGTATCTCCAAAAGATATGCCAAAGAGACTTTATATCTTTTCAGATATGGAGTTTAACTATTGTGTTAATGGTTACCGTAGTGCATTAACAACAGAAGGCGCAATATCAACAGAATTAGAGAAGATTGCTCAGAAGTGGGCAGCTGAAGGGTATGAACTTCCAAAGGTTATCTTTTGGAATTTAGATGCTAGACAGAATAATATTCCAGCTCTTGGCGGAAGATTTTCTTATGTCAGCGGATTTAATATGAATATGGTAGAGACTATCCTTTCTGGAAAAGATGGATATGACCTTATGTTAGCTAAGCTTAATAGCGACAGATATTCATGTGTTACAATTTAATAATAATTAAGCCATAGTTTTTCTATGGCTTTTATTATATATAATATTTTAATGGGCAAACTTATCGAAAGGTAAGGACGCAAAGCTATAGGGGCTGAAAAGCTAGCCAGTTGCATCTTCACTTTTCATTCGTATGTCCTTCTTCAAAAGAGGAGGTACTGTTAATGAATAGAAAGATATTAAAAATTTCAACAGTTTCTTTAACTGCGGGAATCTTCTTAATCGCTGGTATTTGTGCTTTCAAAGAAGGTAGAAGTGCTAACACAATAGTAGATATACAGCAGAGTGGACAAATTGCGGCTGCACGAAATATGATTTTCGAGACCAAAACAAATAGAAATATAGAAGAAGAAACTGTTGAAAATATTATATTACAATCAACAACAGAAGAAGAAACAGAAACAATAATTGAGGAAACAGAAACTTATTCTGAAAAAGTTGACGCGGAGACTCAGATTATAGAAGCTTCTACCGAGACGGAGGAGACTGAAGTAGAAATTCCGCAACCTACTGTAACTAATATTGTTTGTAATGGAGTTAATTATAATAATATAAATGAAATTCCACAACCAAAAACCTTAACTGATAATAACTTAAAACAAATATCTGCGGATAATATTACAAAATATAATAGTCAGATACAAGAACTTGTATCAATAGTTAATAACTATCGTATTTCAAATAATTTGTATCCTTTAGAATACAATAATGTATTATCACTTGCCGCAGAACATAGAGCTACTGAATCAGCTTATTCGGATTGGAATATGACTGGATATACTTCAGATGGTACGATGCATCATTATAGACCTAATTTTGAATCAGCAAGTAGTATTTTTGAGTTATATAATCTATCTGGTAATTTTGGAGAAAATTATGCAAGATATTTCCTTAGCTGTGCAGAAGCAGTTGAAGGTTGGAAAAATTCTAAAGCACATAATGCTTTAATGCTAAGTACTAATTATAATAATATTGGAGTAGGAATTGCGCAAGACGCAGAAGGATATTTTTATTATATCCTATTAATGAACTAAAGGTAAGGGCAGATTTTTCTGCCCTTATTTTATTTTATGGAGGGAAGGAAATGAAAAATAACAAGAAAATAATATCATTTTTATTAGCAATTATATTAATAATTACAGTAACTTTTATACTATTGCCGCGCACAATAAAAGCATCAGGAGAAGATTTTACACTTGATTATGCTATTGTTGCAAAAGAATATAAACAAGGTATCGGACATGTAGAAGGTAATGTTTTAATTCATAATTTATGGACTGATTGCAGTATTGAAAATTCACGAGTTCCAGGTGAATATAATACATCTTATATTCAAAATCTAATTAATGGGTTATATATTTTTCAAAATGGAGTAACTAATAAATTAATCACTAGTGATACTTACAATATAGAAAAACGCGGAAATCAGTGGTTTGTAGACAATCAGGTTTTTGGAACTACAAATAATCTTTTATCTGTTGTGCAAAAAAGTGATGGAGAATTTTTAGATTTTGAAAAACTTTTTGCTGATTTGGCAATTTATGCAAATAATTTATATAGTCAAGTAAATTCTTCAAAAATTATAAAGAATAATTATTGGAATGGTAAATTCACATCTGTAGACAGCAATATTATAGTTTTTAATATTAATGCAGAAGATTTAACGCATGATATTGACCAAGGAGGCTATATTAAATCAATAGCTAAAGATAAAATTGTAGTTATTAATGTTATTACTAACAATGAAGAAAATATAAATATTGAAAGTAAAATGCAGAATGGAGGCTGGGAATCATGGAGTGGTAATGTTCTTTGGAATTTTGGTTCTTATCATGGAAATATTAATCAAAATTGTATATTTTCAGGAACTATCCTTGCACCTATGGCTACTGTAAATATAAATGCGGGAAACCTTATTGGTTCAGTAATTTGCGATACTTTAACACATAATAGTGAAATTCATAAAATAGCTTTTAGAGGTTTTACGAAATCAAATTCTGAAACTACAGCAGTTAAATCTTCTTCTGAACAAAATATAACAGCTAGTTCAACTATTGAGTCCTCTTCTGAACAAATAATAGAAACAACTAGACAAAATGAAACGGAAAGTTTTAAAAATGAAGAGACAATCATAGAATTAGAAACAACTACTATACAGAAAACTACAACTAGCTCTACTGAAATGACAAAAGAAACAAAAGCACCAGAATTAGAAGCAGATGAAGAAATTGTAGAGTCTAGAGATATAAAGTCAAGCAAAACACCAGAGATTGCTGCAGATATCTCAATAGTTAGTGTACAGACTGGAGATGAAAGTTTTTTGAATTGGTGGATTATATTTGCTGCAGTATCTTTATGTTGTATTTTTTGGATTTCATGCGCGATATATCTAACTAAAAAGAAGAAATAATTATTAGGGCGAGTTTAATACTCGCCCTTTATTTTTTTTTTATATTTTTTGATATAATATATATAGAAAATAAAAGAAATGAGGTTTACTATTTATGAAAACAAAAATTATTGGACAAGAAAGAATTGTGAGAGAATTAGGTAGGGTGTTTGATATCTTTTCCGCAAGTGGCGGAGCAATTAGACCACATTTTATTTTAACAGGAGACAGTGGAAGTGGAAAATCTTTTACTATTGAAACTTTAGCTAAAGAGAAAGAGCTTGCTTTTATTAGCATCAATGCAGCTCAGCTTACTAAAGAGAGTACATCAGGTAATTCTTTAAGTAAAGCATTATCACCTATTGCGGAATTAAAGGGTAAGCCAACTATTGTTTTTGTAGATGAATTTGATAAGCTATTTATTTCAGATAATTCTAATTCCTCTATTGCTAATGAAGTTACATTGGGAGTTCAGAATGAGTTTTTAAAGGTTCTTGAATCTCCTACTACTGCGGTATATGGTAACTATGGACATTATGTTAATATTGATATTAGTAAATGCTTATTTGTTTTTGCAGGTGCTTTCAATAATGAAGAAGAGATTACTCTTGATAAGTTAAGAAGCTTTGGCGTGAAGACAGAGTTTTTAGGCAGAGTTGGTTTAGTATATAATACAGATAAGCTGGTTTTAAAGGATTTATATGAAATTCTTGAAAGTTCAGAGCTATTAGAAAATTATCTGCGCCTCTTTCCAGAAGTAGACAGAGAGGTTTGTGTAGACACAATTAAGAAGTATCTTAAAGATAACTTTAAGAATAACTCTATTGGTGCAAGAATTATTAATACTTTAATCAATCAGTATTTTATTAAAGATGGAGAACTTGGTTTTGAAGATGTAAAAGAAATTACTTTCCAGGAAAAGTTAAGTTTTAATAAGGAGAAGAAGTAATGAAAGAAAAAGAAGAGTATCAATATAAAATAGTTCCTGCTGTTTATAATGGCTATGATGGATTTTTATATTCTAATTGTACACATGAATATTATAGGGTTGTTGCGGGATGTCTTACACAACGAGGCTGTAAAAGAGCTATAATAAATTATCTGAAGAGACGGCAGAAGATAGAACAAAAAGAAATACAGAGACAGCTTTTAACTGAATATGGAATTATTAAAATATAATTTTATTTTTTATAAAAAATATGATATAATATTAATATAATAATAAAGGAGATTCAATATATGACTTTAGATTT